GAGGTCAGCGGCGAGGTCAGCGGCGTGGTCAGCGGCGAGGTCAGCGGAGAGGGCAGCGGCGTGGTCAGCGGCGGAGTCAGCGGAGTCAGCGGCGTGGTCAGCGGCGAGGTCAGCGGAGTCAGCGGCGTGGTCAGCGGCGAAGTCAGCGGAGTCAGCGTCGAGGTCAGCGGCGAGGTCAGCGGCGAGGTCAGCGGCGAGGTCAGCGGCGTGGTCAGCGGCCTATGACTATTTCGCAGACGAGTTGTTGAAGATTTTGGAGAACACGAAATGACCGATCTTCCCAAGCTAAAGCCGTGACGTGGGTGCGATAATGAAGCCGTTAATGTTCAGTCTCATTGGACGATGGGTCGTATATACGGCTACACCGTGAAGTGTAACGGTTGCGGAAACGAGACCGATTGCTATCCATCCAGCAAAGGTGCCATCGAAGCATGGAACAGGAGGGCGGAGTGAGTCTAAAGCTAGTTCCGACCACTCTTAGCGCAGCCATGTTATTTGTTCGGGAGCATCACAGGCACCATCCGAGAATAGTTGAAGCACTGTAATAACCCAAATTGTCAAGAAGCAATACCCGCCTTTAGTTTGTGCGCGAGCGCAAAAGACGGCCTCCAGTCAAAGTGCAAGGAATGTCAACGCGCCTACAGAAAAATAATGCAAAGCGCATTAGAGCCTACAACAACAAATGGCATAAGGACAATAGGCAAAAAGCCTTGCAGCGGCGACGCGAACAGGCAAAAGCCAACCCGGAAAGAACTAGAGGCATCCAAATCAAGAAGTTTTGGCCTGGCTCCACTTGGCGAGAAGCAAACAGCCGCTTCAATTCACTGTTAAAAAGCCAGGAAGGGGCGTGCGCAATATACAAGCAAGTCGAGTCTGCACTAGATCACAGGACTGGCAAACCGCGAGCTTTGTCGGTAGACCACTGCCATGAAACAAGACAGGTACGTGGACTGCTGTGCCACAGATGTAACAAGGCCATTGGAGAATTCCGAGACAGCCCCGCTCTGTGCTACACTGCTGGAAATTATTTGATGCGCGGGGAGAGCCTAGAGTGAGTGTGGAGGGCATGCCCCCGGGGCATACTGTAGGCATGGACAACGCGGAGACAGAGGTGTTCTTCAGGGGATTCCTGGAGGGCAACAGGGTGGTGTTCGGCGAGCCGGGCGGCGAGGCGCGCGTGTACCAGATGCCAGGCGAGGCGTGCTCCATGAGCCCGGCCGAGCGCAGGTTCCTGATGGAGCTTGGACTGGAGCTTGGGTGACCACCAAGGCTGAGTTCTACCAGGCCGTCAGGGAGTACATAGGCTACGACAGCGAGGCGGGCCCGAGCACCGATAGGCTTGCCAGGCTGGCCAGGGAGTTCAACCTGAGCATGCCTAGCGCGTGCCGGTGGGCCATGGGCAAGTCGGCGCCGGCCACGGACGCGCTGAGGAAGGTAGTCGTGGACTTCATGAAGGGGCTTCCCCGCATGGAGCCGTGCGAGGAGTGCGGGAGCCACCAGGTAGTCTGCCGGAGCTACGTAGGCCCGAAGTTCTACCAGGTCTCGTGCAAGTCCTGCGGAAACCAGGGCACGACGCAGAGCCGGGAGTCGTACGCCATCACGGCGTGGAACGAGAGGACGCCGAAGCATGGGTCCTAGTAGCAAACTGACAAAGACCGCCAGGCCCAGGCTGCCCAAGCTGCCCAAGCTACACCCGTGCTGGTTCTGCGGAGAGAAGCTCGTGTACGTGGTCGACAAGTTGGTTGTTTACCACGTAGCATGCTCCAACTCCAGGTGTTACGCGAGCGGTCCCTGGCAGAGCAGCAAGCGGAAGGCCGCCAAGGCATGGAACAGGAGGGACGTAAGATGAGAGGCATATTCAAGAAGCTGTTCGGAGGCACGGAGGACGCGCAGGTGCCGGTGTCCGCCGGGGAGCTTGCCTTCGAGGCCCAGTTCGACGGCGGGTGGGAGCCCACGCTCAACCTGCAGTGGGCCAGGAAGCAGGTCAACGGCCTGCCACTGGGCGCAGACACCGTCCTGTGCCAGCAGTGGGTGCGCTTCGCGAGCAGCGGCGCATTGGTCGAGAAGGAGTGGCGCGAAGTGAGGACGGCCACGTGAGGTACACCTACTGGGTCTGCTACGAGTACTCGTGGTACATGGAGCCGTACGGCCACTACCCGACGGCGGAGGCCGCGCGGGAGGGCATGCTGAAGGCCCGCATGCGCCGTCCAAGCGCGAAGATCAAGGTCATCAGAACCTAAGGGAAAAATTTTAGTAGCCTTTTGCACAAGGCCGTGCTATACTGGACCCATCATACGTACTTCCTTTCGGAGGGCGTCGCCGGAGGTCAAAAGCCGGCGGCGCCCTTCTTATTTATTCGAATACAATCAAGAAAATTCTAGTAGCATTTGAGCCAGAAGCATGACATAATGGAGTCATGGAGCACAAGATCGAGATCACGATGGTAGTCAAGAGCGGGCTGACCGACGCAGTGGGCTACGTGCACATGGAGGTGGACGGCGAGAGCGCCATGGCCGCCAGGCGCAGGTGCGACGGCAAGTGGGCCGTCACGCCGGCCCGCATGGGCCAGTCCAGGAAGAAGGCGGCCAGGGAGGCCGCGCAGAGGGTGTACGAGGCCGAGCTGGCGTCGCGGAGGCTGTGTGACAAGGAGGACTGAGGAACTCAGGGAGATACACGAGCAGGAGGGCCTGTACGACGAGGCCATGGCCACCGCGCGCACTGCGATGGCGGCCGACGCAGGCCTGGGCCAGGCGGAGGCCCTCAGGCAGGCCGCGTCCGACCTGGGCGTGGAGGACGGCGAGGAGATGGACGCCTTCCTGGGCTGGGCGATGGCCAAGATGGCGGAGCCAAGGCAATGAGTCTTATTAGCATTTTAAACAGAACCATGCCACACTTTCACAACAAACAGGAGGCACTATGAAGAAGCTAACCACGGGACAGAAGAAGGCGCTGGTTACGGCGCTGGTGTTCGGGGTCAAGGAGGTCAACTCCACGGCCCTCAAGTCGCTCAAGGCCATGGGCCTGGTCGTGGAGAGGCGCGACCCGTTCGGCACCGGCAAGTGGGAGCAAGGGCTGACCGGCTACGCGATGGACGTGGCCTTCGACCTGATCAGCGCCAGCCAGGGCTACTCGTGGGCTCGTACAACGCGTGCAAGCGGGCCATGGAGTTCCTGATGGAGAAGGGGTACCCGGCGGAGTGGTACGACGGGGTGATGGACTGATGCACAAGGCCGACGGCAAGACAACGTGCGCGGAGCGGGATTGCCCTGCGCTGTACAGAATGGACGGCGTCGGCATGGTCGTGTACGTGCTGGCTTTGGACCGACTGGGCCGCAGGGTGTTCGCCTCCGTCAACGGAGCAAGCCGACGCAGGCGCGTGAGCGCGTGGCTTGCGTGCCCGGAGTACGAGAGGCGCATGGTCCCAATGCGCGACCCGCACCCCCGCCTGGTGTCGAGGGCAAGGGACGTAGCCATTCGGGTCTGCGCCGGCGACGCGGTGGTGAAGAACCCGTCCGGCATCGCCGTCTCGGGCAAGAGAACTGCGTGCCACGCCGACAACTGGCGCGCGGACAGGCTGGGGTGGCAGCACCACTCGAAGTACAGGTAGGCGCACCGACGCCCGGGCATCCGAGAGGAGCCCAGGCGTCGTGCCGCACGGCCCGAGGGCAGTGCGTGGCGGGCCGCATGCAGCCGCTCATCCTAGGACAAGGCAGCCTTTCGGTGGTCCGCGTCAAGCTCGGTTGTAATTTGCGATTAAAAGCGCAGGCTTACAGGGCCACGGTCGGACAGACCGTGCCTCCCGTCAGCCTTGAGGGGAGTCAGGGTCCCCGCCGTCCTCGAACTGCTTCTCGTATGCGATCGGTGGAAGGGGCGGTTCCTCACCGGCTATAGATTGCCTGGCGTCCTCCTGCTCCCTCTTTGTTTCCTTCATCTTCCTGAGCAGCCACTTGTTGCGGGACAGGCCGGACGCCCTGAACTCGGCCTCGTCGTCCACGGCCCGCTCCACTGCCTCCCTGAGCTGCGCCTCCTTGGCGGCGGAGTACTCGGGGTCCACAAGCTCCCTGCACTCCTCGAGTATGGCCTCCTCGCCCTCGTCGTCGGCCAGGTCGTTGGCGGCCTCGATCACGTGGAGGAACAGCCTGTACGGGTCCATGGCCTCGGCCTCGGCCAGGGACACGCCCAGGGCCGAGACCGCCCTGCGCACGGACCTGCGCCACAGGCCCGCCTCGGACGGGTCCAGGAACTCCCTGAGCGCTTCAGCCCTGGCGGCCTCCATGGCCTCCACGATCCTACCCATTGGCCAGCCTGGCGAGGACGTCCGCGTGGCACGGCAGCGGCGCGCACCAGCAGCCCAGCACCTTGCCCTTCAGCGAGGGCAGCTGCGCTGCGAGCGACGGCTGGCTCGCCAGCCACTTTTCGTACATGCGTATGGCCTCTGCGCGGCCGTGCCTCTCGGCCGGGAAGGGGTTGCCCCACACGGTGGTGCGGTCCACCAGCACGTCGTACGGCGCCTTCATGCAGTGCACCACCACGCGCTCACGCCACCTACCCACGGAGCCTCCGCCACCTTGCGGCCTGCAGCTCCTCCAGCCTCTGCTCCTCGGCGGCGGCCGCGAGCTTCCTGCGCTCCTGGTCCAATGCGAGGTACTCCATCTGCTTGTCGGACACCTCCTGCGGGGACAGCTTGCTCTTGAGCATGGCGTCGAGGCGGCCGTCGTCGGCCTTGGCCGACAAGGGGTCGAAGCCCAGCTGGTCGCGCAGCCGGCGCATGGCGCATGCCACCTGGCGCACCTTCAGCCTGTGGAAGTCACTCGCCATGGAACTTCCTCATCACCGACTCGAACCTGTCCGTGCCCGCCTCCAGCATGGTGACGAAGGCGCCGCAGTCCATGCACATCTCGGACGGGGAGTAGGAGCCGATGCGCCAGGAGTACATGGCGTCGTGCCTGTTGGGGTGGGGGCAGGCCGACCGTATGGCCAGCAGCTCGTTCTGGAGCCTGTTGATCTCGTCTACGATCTCATCCGACCTTCTTGCCATGCTTGGCCCTCCTCCTGGCTATTGCGGCATCTCTCCTGCGCTGGAATCGGTTCTTGTGGGGCGTGTACGACCTGTTGTCCACGTGGGCGGTCGAGACGCTCCTGGGCGGCGGGCCCACGTCCGTCCGGTCAGGCGCCGGGCTTGTCGCCGCCACTGGCCTTCTCACTGTCCCTCTTCTCGAGCTGCCTCTTGATGCGCTCCAAGGCCTCTTCCTTCATCTTGTTCATGCGTCGCCTGTGCGCAAGCTCGGCCTCGATGGCCGCGTTCAGGGTCTCGATCACGACCTCCTGGTCCGCCACGGCGCCCGGCCTGGCCGAGCCCAGCCCCCAGAAGGGAGGGGCCTTCACGACGCGCTGCTTGAGCTGCGCGAGCGCGTAGGCGAGGTCGTCCGGCCTCTGGCGGGCGAGGGACGGGTTGGCGCCGAGGAACTCGCGGTACTCCCGGTCCGCGGCGATCTCCTGGTACGGGTCCAGCCAGAGCCTGAAAGAGAAAGTGCCCAGGTAGGTGCCTCCGTGGTTGCCAGTGTGGTTGATGTCCCAGTGCCCAAGCCCCTCTTCGATTCTGATTTCGTATTTTTTTTCTTCGGTTTCCATCGCTTCTCTTTTGCAGCACTGGCCTGCATTTTCTCTATCGTTTTATATACCAGCAAGCACACCTAGTGCTAATTAGTATTAAATACTTCCCAAAACTAAGGTTTCTGAACAGGGACAGAACCGAACAGCGCTTACGCTAAGCGTTATATCGCGTACGCTACCTGCGCAACCCACTGAACTCCTTGGCCCAAATTTTGTTGGCGCTTTGGCAGCGGCCGTGCTATAATGGCGATATTGGAGGAACCATGTACCTAGTAAAGAAGCCAACGCAGTGGGAGATACACGAGAGAGGGCGGCAGTCCGTGGCCGGCCCGCAGGATGCCATAATCGCGGAGGTCATGCGCAGGGGGGTCAAGGCCAGCGAGCTTGAGATGGCCGTGGGCGAGATGTTCAGCCGCGACCACGACTGCGCGCACTTCGGCCAGGGCCTCAGCAGGGACTACGGCCGCTGCTTCCTCTTCACAGATCACTGGGCCGATGTAGTCGCAAAGTCTCGCCGCGGAGGCGGGGAAGGCACCCAGGCCGCTGGTTAGCGGCTGGTCTCGATCAGCTTGGTTATGAGCGACACCAGCTGGCCATGCTGGTTGCGCACCTCGGTCCTCAGGTCCTCGAGCTTCTGGCCTAGGTTCTTGACCTCGCCGTTGTAGGTCTCGCGGATGTGCTGTATGTCCTTCTCGAACGACGCCCTCAGGTTCTCGATCTCCGCCCTTGCGGCGTCGATCCTGGAGTCCAGCTTGAGCTGCATCGCCTCAAGCTCCTCGTGGGCCCGGCCCTTTTCGGCCTCCACGGCCTTGTCCACTGCGTCCTGTATCTCCTTGGCCTTCTCCTTCTCGGAGCCCTTTACGGCCCTGGAGGCAGCGAGCCAGGCCCCGCCTATCACCGACAGGGCTAGGAATACCTGGAGAAAGATGTATGGGTCGTGATCGGGCATAGAGACCTCTACCCGATAGATTGTGGGTAATGCCATGGGGAGGCTTGTAATGGACAATGAGATTCTAGGGATATTGGGCGGCAACAAGATCATAGTGGGCATCGTGGCCCTGCTGGCCGGAAGCTTCTTTCTGCGCGAGAAGATAGCCAGCTTCCTGACCAAGGGCGCCGGCAAGGCCCTGAACGAGGCCAAGGACAAGGACGGCAAGCTGCGCGAGGACGCGGCCTCGGCCAATGCCTCCAGCGACGCCGCGAAGGCGTCCGCCGACGAGGCCAACAAGCAGTCCAACAGCCTGCCCGACGACGAGGACTGGAACAAGCGGAGGGGAAATTGAGCCTGTCCAAGAAGCTGGCGCTGCTGGCGGTGTTCGCCCTGGGCTTCATAATGGTAGGCTCCGAGCTTAGGCGCTACTACGAGGCCTACGTGCCGCCGCTCAAGGAGGGCGAGTGCGCCCGCCTCAGGGACCAAGGCATGGCCGAGGTCATAATCAAAGTCAAGAAGAACGACTGGGCGACTTCATCGTCGTTCATGGACGTCGAGGTCAAGTCCCCGTTCGCAAGCGGCTCAGTCTCGATGTCGGACACGTTCACGTCCATCAGGCGCGAGATCGACCACAAGATCGACTGCAAGGAGATTGGCCAATGAAAGCCATAGCGCTCATACTGGCGGTGTCCATGGCCCTGCCCAACGCGGCGTGGGGAGCATGCGACTTCGCAAAGGACATTCAGAAGCAGGAGGACGGCTCCTACAGGTACACCAGGGACTGCCACGTAGAGGCCGGCAAGGCGTTCGAGCGCGCTGACCTCCAGACGAAGCGGGCAGACGTACTTGAGAAGGCATTGGAGCTTAAGGACCTGGCGCTGGTCAAGCAGAACGAGCGTGTCGAGCTGTGGATGAACGCAGCGACCAAGATGGACGACCGCATCACCGCCGCAGAGGACCTGCGCAGCAAGAACAACGTGTACTACTTCATCGGCGGAGTCATCCTCACAGGGCTGGCCGTGTGGGGCGCTGGCCAGCTAAGGCACTAGGGTAGCTTCTTGAACTGGGGCAGGGAGGCGACGGCGTCCCTGAGGGCCTTGGGCCCGGCAAGCTCCAGGTCGATCTTCACGCCGGAGAAGCAGCCCATGATCTTGAGCATGTCTCCGACCAGCTCGCTGCACACGAAAGTCTCTTCCCCGTCTCTCCATGGGTTGCGCAGGCCAGTCAGCCTCTCTATGGCCATGCCCAGCAGCTGCAGCCTTCCGTACTTGGCCCCGGCCAGCTGCATTGCCTTCTTCCTGAGGGCCCTGTGGGCTATGTGGTCCAGGCTGGTCTCGAAGCTCTCCACGGTCAGGTTGTCGGCGTCGAATCGTTCGCCGGACACGAAGTGGGCCATTCCGTGGCTTGCCTGGTACACCAGGTCCATGCCCATCCTGTCGCTGTGCCACCGTATGAAGGTATGAGAGAACGGCGAGTGCTCGTAGGCCCGTATTGCGTAGCTCAGCACTGCCCACTTGCTTTTCGGCCTGCTGAACCCCACTGTTAGCTTCATGGCCTCACCACTTGACCCTTAGCATCGACCTGTTCGAGTCGAAGCGCGCCTCGTACCCGTTGTCTGCCAGTATGGCGGTTACCTTCGCGGCCAGCACCGCGTCCTCCAGGCTGTCCTCCAGGAACATCATCCCTGCGGCGGCCGCCTCGTTGATTTTGGTGTCCAGGTCCGCCAGCTTCGCTGCGACGTCTTCGGTGGCCGCCACTATTTCTCTGGCTACTTGAGCGTTTATCATTGTTTGTATGTCTCCAAAACTACCGACAGGCTCTCGTTGACGCCCGCGTTGTACCTGAAAATGAAGCGCAGCTTGCTGGTGTGGTAAGTGGCGTCGTACGTCAGCAGCTTGGTCACACGTCCGTCCACCTCGTAGGCGTTGTTCGGGGCCAGGTAGTTCAGGTTGATGCCGCCCACCATCTCCTTGGAGCCGGTAGGCGCGGCGATGTCCGGCACGGCCACCACCCAGCACCTGAGGTCCTGGCTTATGTCGTTCAGCGCGCGCAGGGTGCCTCCGATGACTTCGACGTCGTACGGCAGCTCTATGTCTATGACGGTCCTGACTATGGTCGCGTAGTTGGCGTTCAGCAATCCCGGCACCGTGACTTCCTGGTCGGAGGCGTTGTACGCCTTCAGCGTGATGCCGGACCTGGACGCGTTCGTGTGGTCCTTGGAGTACAGCGTGTCGCTCAGCCTGGACGTCTGGAACTCAATGGGGATGGCGTTGTAGGTCCAGCCCTTCTTGGAGGCCTTGAGCCTGAAGAACGGAATTCCGTCGATGTCGGAGAAGGACTGGTTGCCGGCGGCCTTGAAGTTTGCCTCGAAGTCCGCCTGGTCGTCCCCGGCAGGGTCTGTCAGCGGAACCATGCACCTCAGTGATAGGGCGCCGTCTATGGCGTACAGGAAGTACCTGTTGCCGACCTGCACCCACTGCACGGACAACGCCCTTGCGGCGGCGAACGTTTTGAACTCTGCCCACGAAACTTCCATCCTAGGTCTCCTTCGTCAGGTAGAATATCCCCTGCGTGAAGCTTCGGCTGAATAGCCCGCCCCCGTTAGCGTCCGCGGAGACCACCACGCTGGACGAGAACTTTATTGGCTTCTTCAGCGACCAGTCCAGCGTGGACGAAGTGGTCACTATGCCCGAGCCTGCTCCACGCCTGGCGTTGTCGTTGCTCGTGGCAAGCAGGCCGTTGAGCGTGGCTATGCTGTTGCCGGAGAAGATCGTCTCGCCGTCCACTTGTAGCCTGACTATGACACTGGCGTTGTTGAACTCCACGTTGAATGCCATCAACAGGCCGCTGCCGGAGTAGCTGTACACGTTGGTGAACACCCCGGTCGAAAGCAGTATGCTATTAGTGGTGACATCCACTCGGCATTTCGCACTAAACGAGTCTGCGTTGGCGAAGGACTGCCCGTCTATGGCCGCTGCCATGTTGAGCTTGTCGCCTATGTTTCCTATCTGCGTTCCATTGGTGGCGCCAATAATGGTCGTCGCAGTCCTTTGAATGGCCGTGGCCGCGTTCGCCTGAATTACTACATCTGCAGTGCCGGAGCTATAAGACGTCATCTTGACCTGTATGGCCTTCAGGCCTGCGACGTTCACCAGGAACTGGCCATTGGAAGTGGTTGTGCTGCTTAGTACATTCGTGCTTATAGACTGCCACAACATGAGGTCAAAGGTCGTGCCGTTAAGAGATCCTTGAATGGAAAGTGTGCCTGTCCATGTTCCTGTGATTATAATTCCCGCGGTCCCAAAGTTGTCCAGGCCGGATGCCTGAACAGTTCCGTTTAGGGCAGATATGCTGTTTGTCTCTAAATTTGCCACTAGGTGTCCTCGGTTAGGAATACCATATAGTTTTTCATGCTATGGTCGCTTCCGTCGCTGCGCTGCATCTCGATGGTCACGCTGGTGGAGTACGGTATGGCGAACTTCATGCTGAAGTCCACGGTGTTGCCTACGGTGGTCCAGAAGCCGCCTGCCTGCATCCTCGTGGTGGAGGTGTCATTGAATTGGTAAAGTTTCAAGTCAGACACGGTGATCTCGAAGATCTGGCCGCCGTCGATCGTGACCTTCAGGCGCACGTTGGCGCTGTTGAAGTCCGCCTGGAACCCAAAGAACAGGCCCGTGCCCGAGCGGGTGTAGATCGTGCTGTACGCAGCCCCTACGGTGGCGGAAGTGGTGGAGTAGCGCACGCGGAACTTGTTTGTGATCGTAGGGACCAGCTGGCCGCCGAGGACGGTGAAGCTCACGTCGGACTTCCTGGCGTTTAGGTCGTTGGGGTTCAGCGAGTTGGCCACCATGGTGGCGGTGGCGGTGCCGGAGGTGTAGGCGGTCATTCTCACCCTCAGGTACCTGAACAGCAGCGGCACGTAGAACACGCCGTTTGCGGTCGTGGTGGAGGACGGCAGAGTGGAGTTGCTGCTCACGTCCGTGGCGTTCACGGGCACGAAGTTGGTGCCGTCGTTCGACCCCTGGAAGGTCAGGGTGCCTATCCAGGTGCCTGTTATCTGCACGGACGCAGACCTGTAGCCGTTGCAGTCCGTGGAGGCTATGGCGTCTTCGTCCAGGTCGGCGGCGGCGCCGGAGCCCGTGAGCATCTTGCTGTAGGGGGTAGTGAACAGGTTGCCGGCGGCGTCCGCGTCCACGGGGTTGGTCTCAACCCCGGACGAGTTCGACCCGGTGAGCTTGGAGAATGCGGCTGCCTGTTGGTCTGTCAAGTCTGCCATAAAAAGGGGTAGAGCTTATGGCCCTACCCCCCTTAGATTGCAACCGCTTCAGTACTAGGCGATCTCGTGGCCCGAGATGGTCGAGTACACGTCCTGGGCCTGGTTGTCGTTGTTCTTTCGAGCCACTCGCACCTTGACACCGGCAGCCACCTCGATGTTCTCGTTGACTGGAATCCTGATGTTGGGCTGGGACGTGGAGTTGAACCCTACGAACCTGGAGACGAATACGCCGGAGGCAGGGGCTGTCTCTATGGACACCTCGATTCTCATCTTGCCCGAGGCAGACGCCCATATCTGGGACAGCTTCAGTGTCGTAGCGGCCGTAACCGTGTAGTCGTGGTTGCTGGTGGCGCCTGCGGCCAGGGCGGCGCCGGTGTTGTAGTTGTTGACCTCGGTGCCCTCTGAGTCAACGAAGGTGACTGGCAGCGGGTTGGACGCGCTGAAGGCATTGCCGTCCTCGTCGTGCAGCGCTACGTCCAGGGCGTGCACATCGTTGCTGGTGATGGCGGTCAGCTTCTCGACCTGGTCGGCGTCGCCCGGGGTCACAGCCCTTTGGAACGCAATCAGGCCTACGTTGCCGGGCTTGGTGTTCAAGGCAGCGTCATAGAAGCCGTCTGGCGTGATCGCGCCCTGCTCGGAAAGCCTGACTACCCGGTCCACTGCTGCTGGGTCGTCGCCGTGGATCTCTACGTGCGCGTTGAGGTCGGTGTCGACCGTCATGCGCTGCGCAGGCGTTGCTCCGTCCACTACCTTGACGTGTACCCGTTCGTCTGTGCCGTCTGCTTCCGACCTGATTGGTAAGCCGCTGTTAATGTCTGCCATTTATTTCTCCCCTAGGACCTCTTCGCTTCCATCTCCGCTATCTTAACTGCAAGTTCAGCCTTCCGGGCCTCTTGGTTCTTGATGTTTTCCCTGAGCCTCTCGATGTTGTCGAGTGCCTCTTCTATTTTAAACTCCTGCTCGGCCTGAGCAGCGTCAACCCTTCGGACTTCCAGTTTAAGACGTTTTAGCTCGAGTGAGTCAGCCATGTGCCACCTTCCGATAGATTAATTTAATTTGACTTGCCAATCAAGTTGGCCTCAAAATCCCCTGAGAATGGCCTGTCGTGTAATACTTTGACTTCTATTGTGTCTCCGGCGTCAGCCTTCAATCCGCCCATGATAAACGACTCGTTCATACCGTCGCCCCAATAGGTCCTGCGGGTAGCTATCTTGACTGCGTTTATGTACACTTCCCACTTGGCTATGTTCTCGCCGCCCACGTCTATCCTGTCGATGGTCAGGTAGGTGGCCGGAGGTACTGTGTGGCTCAGCACGGTGGTCTGGACCGCTGCGGCCACCGCCAGGGCCTCGCCCGTGTATAGCACGGCCGTGCCGCCCGAGCCCTGCAGGACCACGTTGATGGAGCCGTCGGGGTTGACCTGTAGCACGTCCACCCCGTCGCCCACTTGCACTGAGTCCGCGACGTCGCCCACGTCCGGCGTGTTGTCCTGGTGGGACAGCTGCACCTCAAGCTCTGCGTTGACGGTGCCGATGTTGATGGAGCCGTCCGACAGCTGGACCGGCATGGGGTTGGCCACGTCGTAGTAGTCGCCGTACTGGTCGACCAGGACGTTCCTGCGGGCCACAGTGGGCTCCTGGTCGTAGGTGGCCATGTCCCTGTCCTCGAAGGACAGGTTGGCCTTGGGCTGCTCCTCCGCGGTCACGAACGCCCCGTCGGCCAGGGTGTAGGCCGTCAGGTCCAGCGGCGGCGCGTACGCGTTTGGCTGCTGGCTCGGCAGCGTGACGCGCAGCACGGTCCTGGTGGCCTTCTGTATCTTTAGCTGTAGGGTGGGCTGGGTGGAAGACTGCAGGGCTATGGTCTGCTTGACCTTGAACCCGCTGGTGTTGGCCAGCTGTATGGTGCCCAGGCCGCCGTCAGCAGCGAGTAGCCGCGGAGCGACAGCGGGCCATTTCTTCTCAATGGCCATTGTAACTTCCTAATCCCCTTGACCTAGACCGTTCTAGGCTGCACTACATAGATTAGAAAAGCTAAGGGGCCTGGCGGTGTTTAGCCGCCAAGCCCCCTGTGATGATCTGGCTCAGTTGAATTCCTTACGGAAGGTTGGTCGCTCCGGCCTCGTCTTGGTCGCCAGACTCGTCGGACAGCCTCAGGCCGAGATAGGTGACTTGGACCTTGGAGGTGGCGCGGGAGTTTGCCCCAGTGTTGTACCTGGTGGGGATGCAGCCCAGCGCCGTCATTACGATCTTGCCCGTCTGCCTGTCCTCGACGGCGACGGTCACGCCCTCGATGTTGATCAGGTCCTGCAGCTTTGGCACCTTGGGCAGCACGTGCGGACCTTGGTCTACCACGCGGAAGCCAGAGCAGTCGATGGTGACCGCCTCGTAGCTCGTCTGGGTGATCTCCGTCGGGCTGTACCGGCCGAGGATGTGGATGGCCTCGGTGCCAATGTTGATCCCGTAGGAGACGCTGTCGAAGATGCCGACGAGCTGCTGGTCAACAAAGACCCTTGCCCGCCCGCCTGTGAATACCTTACTAGCCATGTTCTTTCTCCTCTACCCTTTCCCGCTTACCCAGCCGACTGCTGGACCTGGGTGATTTCAATCGTGATCGGCACGAAGTAGATGCTGGTGCTCAGCTTAACTTCGACACTGACCGCCATCGTAGGCCCGTTGATCGTTACCTTGGCGTTCTTGAAGCCCAGCGGCGCGTCGTCGCTGGAGGTGATGACCTTCTGCTTCTTGTACTGGTCCATCTTGGACGCCAGGAAGCTCAGAGCCGTGTTGGCGCTGACGTCTGCCAGGCTTTGTCCCACGAACGCCCTCTGCATGGAGGCGCTGAGGTCGATAGCCAACAGGTCCGCCAGGTACACTGCCTGCAAGCTGTTGTACACGAAGTTCGTGTCGAAGCCGTAGGTGGTCTGGTCGCTGACCCACTTGGCTGCGCCGCTGTCCTTTTGCAGGATTAGCAAGCCTGCGTCAAGCGCGTCCTCGACGTCACCCGGGTTGCCAGAGTCAAATCCGGCTGGGTCCTCGAAGTCAACCACGTTGGCAAACTTGTTTGTGATGCCCTTGTAGAAGCCCGCGGCCTGCATGCCCGCTGCGATGGCTGCCGAGTGCCAAGGGAGGAAGCTGCGGACCACTCCGCCCGAGTCAACCTGGCTGGACTTCTGAGGACAGAAGTCGACGCGGAAGTTACCCAGTGCCTGAGCCTTGCTCTTGGCATCTGAGTAGGCGCCCCAGAAGGACAACATGGCGATGCGGTTCTTCTTGAGCTTCGGCGTAGACATCTTCAGACAGTGGCTCTTGGTGGCTGCGTGCACGGCGTCGATCGAGTAGGCGCTCGCGCTCTCCGTCAGGCCGTCGGCGATGTCGTCGGCTGCGTCTCGGGAGAACAGAGGAACCACGAAGTTGACGTCGATGCCCTCAAGCTGGGCAATGGCGTCCACGATGTCCGCTGCGCTGGTGGAACCCTTGGCTCCGCCGGCCAAGAAGGCTGGCGACGCCATAGGCGTTGGAAGGCCGTCTACGTCAGCGGCATCGAATTCGACTGCGCGAGACTGTGACACGGCCTTTTTCCAGTTGGCAAGAGACTTCTTGACTCGTCCGGGCTCGAGGCTTGCTGCCGTAGAGCAGATGCCGATTGCAGTTACCTTGTCCAGGTTCGTAGCCGGAGCCTGCTGGCCTGCGGCTGTGGCTTCTGCGCTGTATCCTGTCTTGGAAGCTAGGAACTCGGCAAGGTCCTTGACCGTGGCAAAGTCGCTGAGCTTGACGCCAGACAGCGACGCGCCGGTGCCACCTGCAACGGTGGTCGACAGGATGCCAGCCGCGCTTATGGACAACGTGGCGGACGTTCCTTGGTAGCCCACTTGAAGCGCTACCTCGCCAGCCGCGTTGAGGGCCTCGTTAAGGCCGGTGTCGCTTCGGTTGACGTCAAGCTCTACTTCGCTCTCAGCATTGGAAACATAGAGGTCGGCGGCAAGCTCGATAGCAGCCAGGTCGCCGGGGGTTGAGTCGATAAGCTCGAAGGCTTTGCCCCATCCTTTTCGGTAGTTAGCTGCGTCCTCGTCGGCGAAGATGCGGATGGTGTCCGCAGCGGTGCCGGCTTCGCAGCTCAGTCCAGATGGAAGCTGGGCGTCGATCTCGGCTGCAAGCTCGGCCGCGGTGTCATGTTCGCTTTCGTCGGAGCTTAGGGTGATGACCGTGGCGGCTCCGCCGTTGTTTCGCACTGAGAACGACAGCCCGTTCAACGCCGTAGCGTCGAACAGCCCGCCCTGCGCGGTGATTGCGATGGAGAAGCCTGCTCCCACGTCGAAGTTGGCTGCGTCCTCCGCTTCGCCGTCTTGAGATGCGGTAACGCTGACAACGTTCAGCAGCACAGTGGCGGCGAACGTGGACAGTGCGTCAATGGCTAGCTGGGTTGCCAGCGCCACGTCGTCGGCGGTGTCGCCGGTGGTGATGTTGATCTGGACGCCTGTACGGCCGGCAGGGGCCGGGTCGGTTCCCACGCCGTCCTTCTTGTACCAGCCGTAGTACTTGATGCCGTTGTTGCCGGCCTGGAACGTGAAGTACTGCCCAGAGGTGATGGCAGCCGCTGCCGGAGTAGTGATGTCGAATTCCTCGGCGGTGGCTCCTGCGTTGGACAATGCTGCAATGGCGTCGGAGGTGATGGAAGGCCCGTCCTCGAGCTGCGAGGCCTTGATCTGGTACTTGATCTTGTTGCCGTCCGCCCCCCAGTTCTGGTCTTCCAAGGTGCCGTAGTCGGTGTCGATCAGCGCGCTGGCCTTGGTTCCCTGGTTGGTCTTGAGGATGTAGATCCTGTTGGCCGAGCCCTGGATGTTGGCGTCTGCGCTAGGGGCCGAAAGTGCGCGCATTGCGTCGACGATTGGGCCGCGAATATAGGCTCGCGCCACTCGGTCCAGCTGGTCGGGCGTGAAGAAGTTGTCCTTCAGCACTTTCGTGTCGAAGCTTTCTCCGCCGTCGGCCTCGCCGACGATGACGATGTTGCCGCTAGACGCTACTCCGACCGGGGTGCTTTGCACCTTTACGTCGGGATACGCACCCGGGGTGTTTGTATTGATGAAGCTTTCAGTTAGCCGCTGAGCCATCGCTTATTCTCCCTTTTCCTCAAGCCCGAAGTGCCTCAGGCCATCTTCGAATCTGTCCTCGCTGGTGGCGCCAATGGAAGCCAAGTGGGCCCACAACGTTTCTTCTAACTCTCTGGGCCTGCCGTACTTGCGCCTGTTCAGCGCCCAATAGGACCTGAACTTCTCGCGCGCGTCTCCGCTGGCCTTCTCAGCCCTTGGCCTCTTGGAGGCGGCCATAGCAAGCCTCATCTGCCTGGCCAGCTCCAGTTTTTCCTGGACCGTCCGCTCCCTGCTTTTGCTTTCCTCAGACTTCCTTCTGGCCATTACTTCCTCGATGCCTTCTTGGAGATCACTGCGCTCATGAACTTCTTGAGCGGCCTCTGGGCCTTATTTGACTTACCTGCTGTTTCCATGGCACATGCCGGGCAGTCCTGGTGGCATCCGCTCGGCGAAGACCAATGGTCGGGCTTGTCTTCCTCGCCTTCCTTTTTGATCACCTTGGTGTTGTCTCCAGAGGCCTTCCCGGTCTCCTTGTCGCTTGCATCGCTGACCTTGTACTCGCGCCGTTCTTCCTTGCTTTGCGGAGCGACAGAATCCTCAATGCGGTCTTGGCCTTTGGCATCCTGCGCTTTGGGCTCTAGTCCCTTGTCGCTTGACAGCATGTCTTTGCTCTGGGCTTGTGCCTTGCGTATCATTTCCTCGGCTTTTTTCAAAACCGTCGAGGCAACTTCTCTGGCGCTATAAGTTTTCGACATTTGCTCCCGATACCTCCGGTCCTGCTGTAAGATTAGCGTTTGCCTCTTACCCTCTGCAGGAAATCCCTTAGTTTGTAAGACTTTAACTTGGAAGGGGTGTCAATGGACACCTCTTTGTCTTGAGACTTGGGCATAGAGCCCAGCTTCGGCGGCTTGGCTGCCATTGACATGTTGCCCACTCCTGGCGCTTTCGAGGGAGACGCAGGTGCCTTGGGTGCTGCAGCGCCCTGGCCTTCCAGCCTTTGCTTGCCCATCTGGAAGCGCTGCTTGGCGCCTGCGTAGCTGGCCATCTGGTCCCCGAGCATGTCCTTGTATAGAACACCTTCGGGCGTGGCGGGCAGGCTCTCCTGCGGAACCTGGGGCTTGTAATTCGGGTCCCTAATGTCCGCTAGGGCTTCCTTGGCGGAGGCCATGCGTTTGCGCATCTTGTGAAACAAGTAGTTGGCGAGCGCATACTTCGGCTTTCCACCGGGCCCCTTACCAGCAATCGACTTGGCCTTGGCCCACTTCTTCTCGTCTTTTTTGTCTTTCACAAAGCCTGGCATGCAGCACCTTAGATTTCAGCGGTTATTCGCTTTCGTCCCCTTCTACAGTAGTCCACAGCTGCTCACCTGGGTCGTCCAGCTCGTCAGGCGGGTCCTGGCTTATGATCTTGATGCCCGGAAGCTCGCTCTCGCCTTCTCCGTCCTTGATCTGTAGCGACTCAATGATTCTCCTAGGGGTCTTCAGCCATGTGTTCTCCACCATGCCCGTCAGAGTCACGTAGCGGCTCCATGCGTTCTCGGCGCCTGGCTCCGAGATCGAGTCGTTGGGGGTGATCGGGCCGGAGCTAATGGAGGACTGGGTGAAGTCGTTGGCCTCGAGCAGCCCCTCCCTGTAGCGCAGCAGAGCGTACACCACTATGGCGTGAAGCCACATCAGCTGCGCTGTGTCGCCCACCACGTGGCACCCTATGGTGTAGGACTCCTGGAAGAATGAGTGCTCCCTGCGGGCCCTGTAGAACTGGTACTTGGGCACCACGGCGAACTTGCTCACGGCCGGCAAGTTGGTGCCGGCGTCTATAAGCAGGCCGTTGTCGCCGCCTAGTTCCTTGATGACCCACCCTTCCCCGTTGGCTGGATTCACTAGGACCATGCCTGGGGCCACTGCCCTGAGGTCCACCTCGGAGGGCGCCTCTAGCAGCCCCGACGCCTGGTCGTAGGACGAAGGGGTGAACGCCTTGACCACGAAGGGTATGGTCTTTACCCCATCGCCGGGCATTATGGTCTCGACCACCGAGGAGGCATCGGCCATATGGCGCATATCCTCGCGCTCGGAGGAGGAGCCTAGCTCTATGGTGATGCAGGGGTACTGGTCGCGGTCTATCCTGTGGCGCATGTAGACGTCGATCTTGTTGCCGCCCCCGGGGCCGTCGGAGCCCAGCCACTCCTTGCACCTGTCTATTTCCTTCTGGCCATACTTGTCCCTGAGGTACTGGTTGTCCACGAACTGGCCCATCATGTCCTGAATGAGCCAGGGGTTGCCCCGTACGTCGTCTAGGGCTAGTTCGATTGCGGTTTTTATTACGGCGTCGCCGTTGAATAGAGCCATGGCTCCCTTAAGATTGGTCCAAGTACTTGTCTAGGATTGAGGGCATGATGTCCTTCTCCCAGACGTCCTCGGCCCACATGAGCGCTAGGTCCATGAGCTTGTCGCCCTGCCGGCCCGGGTGCATCCACCGGCCGTCCTGAATGTGCTTCTCGCTCACCATCCTGAAGGTCATTATGTCCCTGCGGATAATGCCCCTGGAGGTCATGCGCTGGGTTATGGTCAGGCCGCTCAGCGCCGGCGTGGTGGCCTTCTTGGTGGGTTTGGCGCTGTCCAGGTTCAGCCTGTGCAGCACGCCAAGCCTGGGATTGCCAGAAGCGTCCCGCTCTATGCCCTTGAACGGTATGCCTTCCTTTTTAAGCTCTCGCTTGAGCTGGGCAACGATCTCCTGGGCCTTGGCGGGCATCTGCGTGGGTGCCTTGCCGTGGTCGAACGGTATGGCCTTGTACTTGGTGCCGTCCTTCGCCATCTTGGCGTTCTTGCGCAGCAAGTCTTGGACCATACTTCCGCTCTTGCGGCCTTCCTCTATCCATAGCGCAGGCTCCCCCAGGGAGACCACCCACACTCCGGGCATCACCTCCTCGAAGGTCAGGTTGTCCGTGTACTGCTTGCGGGAACTCTTCAGCCTCTGCTGGGCCAGCTCGAGGGTCTTGGCGTGCGTCATCGAGGCAAGGCTTTTGACTCCCTCTTCCAGGGCTGCTTGGACCTGCTGCTTGACCTCGCCGAACTGCGCGGCAATGGCCTCTGCGTCGATTTTGAGCTTTAGTGCGCTCAAGTGTTCCTACCTCCGAAAGCTACAGGGTCGCCGCCGCTGTCGAGGGCTGCGCCACGCTTCCTGTTTACCCACCTAGTGAGGCCAGTCTGGTTGTCGATCACCTTCTGCTCGCCGTAGTTGTTTATGGCGCCTTCCGGCTGCCTGGGCTTGGGCACGTGCTTAGTGGTCTCTTTGGCGGGTAGGCGCCCGATAGGTTCGCCGACCCGCCCTAGGCTTTTTTTGGCGGGGCACCCTCCGCGTCATTGTATTGGGCTCCTGCCTGCGGCCCGTCCTGGTCTGCGACCTCGTCCCCGCTGGCCTGGCCAGCTGCAACGTCCTCGTCAGACACATCGCCTTCTGGAGGAGCCTCGGCCCCGCCACTTATGCCCATGGCCCTGGCCATAGCGACCATGGTCCTAAGCATCTTGATGCAGGAGGCATACAGCCCAGGGTTCTCCTGGCGGGTCTTCTCCACGAAGTCCCGGTTGGCCTTGAAGCCCTCGAGAGCCTCTCCGAGCATCTGCTTGATTTCATCGTGCCCGCCGTCGGCCGGAACGCCTGCCTGGTCTGCTGGGGGAGCCTCCTCGCCCTGCCCTGGAGCCGCTGCTTCGTCGTTCGAAGACTCCAGCGAATCCCTAAGCAACGAACCCATGGATGCCACGTTTTTGTCTTCAGGCTGCTCCTGGTCATCTTCGCCATCTTCCTCCAGGCCCGTGCCTGCAGCCAAGTCTCTGTCGGTTAGGTTGTCCAGTATTGCGTCTGAGCCTTCGCCTTCTTCAGGCGGAAGATCATCAGAATTTTCCTCAGGCGGAAGCTCGTACCCTTCTTCCCCTGGGGGAAGCTCGTCTGAGCCTTCTTCTGGGGAAAGCTCCTCACCGCCCTCATCCGGCAACATTTCATCGGAGCCTTCTTCCGGTGGAGCTTCTTCTTGATCAGGCATTTCGGCATCGACGGCCGGCATTTCAGCATCTTGCTCTGGCAGTGCTTCACTGTCGTCGGACAGAGCTTCCTCGCCATCTTGTTCCGTCGGCATCTCCTCTTCAGCAGACTGAGCTTCTAGCGCCTCTTCTTCGCCGCCTTCTTCGCCGCCTTCTTCCGGGGAAGTAGCCTCTTCGCCTTCTGGCGCAGCCATTTCCTCAGGTTGCTCATCGCTGCCTTCATTCGGCTCATCGCCGCCCTCAGGCAGCTCAGTATTTTCTTCATCATTTGGTTCTCCCTCCTCGTCGGGCGGCAGTTCCCCGCTTTCCGATGCGGGAGCCTGCTCCTCGGCCGCTGGGGCCAAGTATGCTTCGTCTTGCTTACGTTCCTCGTATGTGGCGCCCTCGCCCATTGCGCGCGTATGTGCGTCCATCAGGAACTGGTCTGTTTCTGGGCTGTACTGTACAATTTGGTTCTTGCCGCTGAGCTTGCCTTGAATTAGGGCCTTGCCCGCTTCGCTGAGGGTGTTGCCGCAGCCGATGGTCATGTTGAAGCCGCTTTTGTTCTTGATGATCTGGCGAATCTTCTCCAGGTCCTGGTACTTGTCGGCCGGTATGCTGAAAGTTCCCTCGTCTCCGCCGGAGCTAATCCTGCGTCCGCCGACTGACATCACCCAGCTAAGCAGGTCTTGTATTCCGCCATCGATCTTAGCACTAACTTGGCTCAGAAGCTCTGGGTTGTCCCCTAAAACCGCGCGCCCTACCTGCTTGCCTGCGTCGTCCATGTCCGCCGCTATGAATAGTTTCTCGTTCACGATGAGTTCCTCCGTCTAAGCGCCTCTAACAGCATCTCTATGTTTTCAGGGTCCCATCCCTTGGAGAATCGAACCTGTACGCCCTTCTCGTGCTTCCTGACGAACACCTTGCGTTGCATGTCGTCCCCGTAGCATACGCACGCGCTGAAGGCGCCCTTTGCAAATATGACCTTGCCGCAGTCCGGGCAGTCGGCGCTCTCGCCTTTGGCCATCTCGATCACAAACTCTCGCGGCTTGCTCTTTTTAAGCGCCCTGGTCCTAAGGAACTGGCTAAGCGCCCTAGGCTTCCTGGCCTCGGCCGGCCTATCCTCCGGCTTGCCCTGGGCCTGCGCCGCCTCGCCCAGCCTGCGCAGCAGCATCATGCCCACTGCCTCGCGCTGCTCCAGCTTTTTGGACACTACTTGGTCCACTAGTGCGTGCAGCGCCACTCGGTCGTCCACGAGCTTCTGCACCTTGGTTTCTAGATCCTCGCCGGGTCCCCCGGGTGTGGTCTGCTCGAAAGAACGCTCTCCGTACATCTCGAACGCAGTCATTATGACCAGGCCCACGCTTGGCAGCGTGCGGTTTTTGAACTCAGCGACCTTCTTGCCCTCTTGATCGATCGTGCCCGAGTAGACGTCGGGGCCGAGCTTGTCTATGTGCATCATTGCTGGCCTGCCGTCCACCGGCAGCTCGGTGTCGAGGTGCTCGCCCTGCTTCATGGGCTCGAGCTTGTGGTACAGGAAGGACAGCACCGCCCTGGGCACTATCTGGAGCGCTGTTTTAAGCTCCTCGTGGTCCACCACCGTGTTGGTGCCTGGCTTGTAAAGCTCAAACTTGGCTAGCTCGGCCATGCCGCCTTCTCCGAGGGTCTTTCTGAGGAAGGTGTCAGCGTGACGGCTCAAGCGCTGTACTCCTTAGCTCGGCTCGTTGGGTAGCTCTGTGCGTATGGAGCTTTCGTCGTTTACGATGAAGCACAGCAGGGTTGCAGCGCTCGCAATGGCGTGGGTCTTCAAGTACAGGGAGATGTAGGTCCACGACGCAGGCGCACACGGTATGCCGACTGCGCCGCCCGCGTCCGCTACCCCCGGGGCCAAGCTGGCCTGGCCGGCTACGCCCAGGGTGATCGAGCCCACTGCCGCGTTGTTGTTATAGACTGCAAGGGTCTTGCCCGCTCCGATCGAGCGCAGGGTGGTGGCGTCAGTGCTGTACCCGACTCCAACCCCGGGAGTTGGGATGGGCAGCAGGTTGTGGCCCATGTCCATGTTCTTCTGGGCACCCGCCGACTCATTGTAGGTGAGGAATGGGATGCTGCCTAGGTCCTGGACCGAGTGTCCGGGCATGTTTCTTATGTTCTTTCTTGACATGGAGTTACACCTCTTTACCGTTCGTTTTCACAGGCCTAAGATTCACTCGGCTCGTCGTCCATAGCCGTCATGTCCACTTTGATCTGGCCCTTCAACTTGGCCGGGGTTGCCTCGAACTTGGGGGCCTCCCTGGTCCTGCTTGTCTCGTTTTCCCTCTGGCTGTCCTTGCCGCCGCGTTGCTGGTTGTGGTACACGTATTCCCTAACAACTACCGCGTGATAGGGCATGCGCTCAGGCGCCCTGACTCCGCTGGTGGTCACGTTGGTCACCCTGATCTCCTTGGGCAGCGTCAGCACGTACCAGTACGCCTTGTACAGGTAGCGTATTGAAAACACCCTGCCCTCCCCGGTGTCCGGGTCGATGCCTGGGGAGTTGCCGCCTTCCTTCCAGCTTATGTCGCCGGCGCTGGTTAGCTCGAAGTCCCTGCCGCACTTGTACTCTACGCCTCGGCTGTCCTCCAGGTGCTCGACCTTGGTGGCCGGGAAGGCAAGCACGTCGTGGCGGTCCGGCTGGTGCTGGACTTCCTGGTAGGTGGACACGTTCACGTCCGCGTCCTTGTCCGCTATGTACAGCCTGTCGCCCGGAGCCAGGTATATGCGCTCGCCGTTGGCGGAGCCGCTGCCGTCCTTGTTGTAGAACCTGGGCATGACCAAGCGGCTCTGCGACGGGTCTGCCATGCCGCTGTCTCCCCTGGACTTCTTGGTGGAGTTGTCCGTCATGGTGGCGGTGAAGCATCCGGCCCGCTTGTAGAGCATGCCGTTGCTGCTTATGGTGTCCAGGGTCTCGGACCTACGGTAGTCCCCGCGGTCCTTCTTGCCTATTGGGCTTGGCATGGCCCGGAAGTGTATGAAGTCTGTGCCCAGGCCTGTGCTGAGCTGGTCTTGCTGCCTTAGGTTGAACGAGGCCTGGAACAGGTCCCCCATCCTCGGCAGCGTGTCTAGCTGTGGCCCTACGGCCGGACGCTTCGCCAATTACTTCCTCCTGCACAGAGCAGCGGTCTCCAGCATCATCTGGTCAACTTTCTTATGTCCCTCGGCGAGCATGCCCGCTATCTGGTTGACTATGGATTGCTTGGCTGCGCACATAGAGCGCTTGCGCGCGGACGCCGCCTCTAGCGCGCCGTTCATTTTGAAAACCCTGAACGAGAAGCTGAGCACCTTGCCCTGGCCCACTAGCCGCTCTATGTCGTTCATGAACTTGTCCACGGGGTCGCACTCCGCGTAGTCCACCATCACTTCCATGCACCCCTCCAGCTGCTCCTCGGCCGGCTTCTCTGGGTCGTACGGCCTGCTCCAGTCCTTGCCCTTGAGTAGAATCATGCTACTTCACCTCGAACTTGACGCGCTTGGCGCCCACGGAGGCGGCTTTCCCCAGCGCCGTCCTTGCGATGGCCTGCTTGACGTTGGGAAGCTCTGCCCTTGCCTTGGCGCCCCTGACCACCAGGTTCTCGCCCTCGACTTCCCCTACGACCCTCAGCTGCTCCACGCCGTGCCTGGTGAGGCAAATGTCCACTCGGCTGCTTTTCTGCAGTACGAAAATGTCGTAGCCCTTGGCTATCTCCTTTTCGCCCAGGAAGTGGGAGGTGCACTCGACCACATGGGGCTCGTCGGACAACGCGCTTTTCGCCATCACCGGACGGAAGTCAGGGTGCTTCTTCTCGACCGTGTAGCGCACTATGGCCGGGTGGCTTCCTGCGGCCAGGGGCTCGTCCGCGCCTCCCCTCTTGGAGCGTCCCAGCGAGATCCAAAATCCGCCCTTGGTGCGTATGAGCTTAACTGAGCTTCCGTTTAGCTCGCCCATCTCCTCGATCGTGTCGACGTCTACTGGCCTGATTTCCATTCTTCTCTCCTGTTAGGCGTTTCCGCCTTTGTGTCTAGGCGCCGGCAACGGCTCCCCAAGCAGTCTGTCGGACGCATGCCCGGCGCCTGGGTGGTAGCGCGGGTCGTCACCCTCTCCGGTCATGGCGGTGGCGGAGCCCTCCATCATCGCGTTGGCCGCGTCCGCGACCTCCTGCGGCGTGGCCTTGCGGGGCTCCCCTACGTTTTGCAAAGTGTGCTTCCAGGGCTTCCCTTCCTCGGCGCCCGGGTGCTGGGTCCATGCGAAGTCCTGAAGCTCCCTGAAGTGGTCTCCGGGACGCTCCACTTGTGAGCTTCCCTTGGGCTCGAATGTGTGCTGAAAGGCATGCGGGTGCAGCGCTGCGGCCGCTGCAGCGGCCATGGGCTTGTCCTCGTAGCTTACACGGCCCAGGTGCTCCCACACGTCGGGGTGCTTGGCGGCTATGTGCCTTGCCCGGTTGAGGTGGTCCTGCGCCAGGCCGTGGTGCGCTTCCTTCAGCTTCGCCCAGTCCGCCATGGGGTAGGAGCCGTGCTGGGGGTGCGTGTATATGCGGTCCTCCTCGGGGTACTGGCTCTCCTCGTGGAGGTCGTGCGAGACCTGGCCCATGACTGCGTGGTGGCCTGCGCCGGCTAGGTGCTGCAGGAAATTCTGCGCGTGCTCGGGGGCTGCGTGTATTCCACCGGCGGGCATGGAGGCCATGTGCTGCCTGTACGACCGCTCCCCGACGTCGGCCAATGCGCCCTTGATCTTGTTAACGAAGTCGTCGGAGTCGTCCTCGGCCTTGCGCACAGGCTCCTCGCGCTTGACGGGCGAGGCCTGGTAAAGGGCGACCACGTTTGCCAGGTGGGGATGGGCGGAGTTGAAGAACCCATGGTAGCCGGCTTCCTTGATGGCCCCATGCACCTGGTCCATGTCCACCATACCAGGATTGACATTGCCTTTGTTCCTCAGGGAGCCTATGATGCCGGCCGGGTCGGAGGCCAGGTCGTACAGCTTGGAGTCCTCGGGCATGTCCACCACGTACTTGCTGTTCGAGCCGGACGTAACGACGTGCTCGGGCTCCGAGCCTGCCCTGTAGAAGAACGAGTACTGGTGGCCCTGGGCACGGTTCGCGGCCCTGCCGCCGGAGTCCACCCCGGTGCCTTTGTACTTTGGGTCTATGTGCTTCAGGCCCTGCCTGGGCGAGTAGTGGTCCAGCTCGCTGGGCCTGCCAGCGGCCTTATCCATCAGTGCCTTGTATAGGTGCTTGAACATTAAAGTACTCCACCCATGAAGATTACATGAAACGTATTGGGTTTCTTTGAATCCCGGAAGTTCATACCTTTCCCCTGGTTGGCTTGAACAGCTTCAAGTAGGCCTTGTGCTGGCCCAGTATCTCCTTCGACTGGTCCCTGAGGGCCTCGCCAGCAGGCACGTCATTCTTGATGCGCTGCACGCGCTCGTTCATCCTGGTGTTGACGTTGCCCGCCTGTACAGCCCTGCCGGTGGGCAGGAACCGCTTGCCGTGCAGGTCGAAGTTCCTAGCCTCCACTTCGGCGGCGGACCTGTACTCGTTGGGGTCGTGCTCGTAGTCTTCCTGCGTCTTTGGGTTCTGGTAGTTCCAGTCGCGGTCCGTGGCCCTAACTTGGCCAAGCGGGCCGTGCTTTACGCCTGGGTTGCCCGTAGATGTTTCGGCCCTAAACTTGTTGCGGTGGCCGCCCACTCCGGCCCTTCGGTCTATGTAGTCCTCCAGGTGCCTGGCCACGTTCTCGTCGAACACCGACGCCTCATTGTGCTCGGCGTCGTACTCGGGGTCAATGCTGCGCCCTGCTCTCGTAGTGTAGTCTCCAGACGCATATCTTTGGTAGCGCTCTCCTGCTTTGTCCCCCTCATTCAGGTACTTTTGGTGCTCGCGCACGGTGCTGCCGTGCGGCGTCTGCATGGCGTGGGCCAGCTCGTGCTCCAGCCCGAACTCGCCACCGTACTGCACTTTGTTGCGGCTTGCTGCCGGCATATTGTTGTCGTTCTGTTTGAACTTGGACTCATCAACCCTCTCGGGCTTAAGGCCCAGTCGCCTGGCGTAGGCGTCCCTGCGCTTGTTGGCTACTTGCAGAGTTATGTTGCGCGTCTGCTCGCGCACGTTCTTGGACCGCTTCTCCAAGGGCTCGCTGGCCGCAAGCTTCTTGGCCTTGTAGGCCTCGATTTCCTCGGGTGTGTATTGCTTCACCGGGCTCTTCCTGGACTTCCTCTTGGCCTCAGCGACCTGCTGGTTCATGCGCCATTTTCCCTGGGTGCCGGACGAGTTGGCGCCTGTCTTCACCTTGATCGAGCCTACGGCGGGTTCCTCAGAGGCGTTGGCCTGCTTGCGCTTGGCGTTGTCCGCCTGGCTGTACTGACCAGCGCCCTTGGGGCCGTAGTTGGACTTTCCCAAATCCCCTAATCGTATGCCCATGGCTAGGTTTTTGCCGAAGTGCCTGTTCTGTTGGCCCCACAAGGCCATGCCGGCCTGGGTGCGCATGCTAGAGCCAGTGTCCTTGATCTTTTTGCCGCTGACGCGCTCGGCCTCCTGGTACATGGCGGTGGCCAGTCCCTTGCGCCTGTGGTCTGGGTGCACCTGCACAGCGGGCGTGGCATCCTCCATGCTTTCTGTGTCGTGGTAAGGCCGTATGTGAGTGTCGGAGCGCTGATCAATTCCGCTCTCGTGCTCAAAAAATGGCGTAAATTCGGCGTGCCCGACCTTGTTTCCCAGTCTGTCCGTGGCCACAATGCGCAGCAAATTTTCATCCTGATGTGGCTCGTAGCGAACCGTGTAGCCCTCGGCTCTCCAGTCGCCCCTCTCGCCCTTGCCGAAAGGACGAGTCGGGCTATCCCACATGGCCGCCCCTGCGTCGCTTTGGGCAGAGGGCCTGTCGACCTTGAGGCCTGTCTTCTGCTCTGCCAGCCTGTACATCGCCGACCCTAGGCCCTTGCGCCTGTGCTCCTGGTCCACATGCACAGCCACCCCCTCTATCTCGTGCGGATACAGCCTTCCATGCTGCTTGGTTAAGTACGCCTGACCCACTAGGTTGCCCTTGCGGTCCAGGGCTGCTACGCTGTGCAGGTCGTGGTCGCCATGCATGTGCTGGTTACTGGGTATAAGCGTGTACCTTAGCACATACCCCTCCTTGCTCCAGTCGCCCCTCTCGCCCTTGCCAAAGGGTCTATTAGGCTGAGACCAAAGTTTTTTACCTGCAAAAGTTCTGTCATCTTTTAACCTGCCTGTGAAAGGATCAGTACTTTTTGAAGGATCAAATTTTTTTCTGGTTACTTTTTCTGCATGTTGATACATTGCAGTGGCCAAGCCTTTCCTTTGATGTTCTGGATGAACCTCCACTAAATTTGCGCTCATTTTAGCGGCAGATGGAGACCATCTTTGAACATATAGACTTCCCACGTTTTTTCCGTTTTTATCCTTAGCGGTAACTCTTAGATCTCTCACATCTGAGCCGGGATGAACATTGGATGTGTGACTAAGGGTGTATCCTTCTTTGCGCCAATCGCCCCTCTCGCCCTTGCCGAACCAGTCCTCTGGCTTGTCGCTGCCTGTGGCCTTGGCCCGCGCGCGGCCGGAGGTGGCGTGCCTCAGCTTGCGGTCCGCAGAGTTCTGGTACATCTGGTTGAGGTGGTCCTGCCCCTCCTCGGCGGATATCTCAGTGCCCGTGTCGGGGTTGTGCCAGTTGTCCTGCTTGAGCCGCTCCAGCTGGGCTATGGTGTGTCCCTTGCGTGGCGATCGCACCGGGCCCTTTTTCAGGTCCTCCAGCCGTATGCCCATGGCAATGGATTTGCCCAATTCGCTGGCAGCAAGTTTTCCGGGTACAGTTTGATTTTGCCCAGGGGAGTTCGGCAACGTGCGTCGGGCCCGTGCCTCCAGAACTGCCATTTTGCGGTCCCTGCGGCTCGGTCGAAGATCACGTTCGATTAAGGCACGAGTTCTGGGAAATCTGTTTAACGCATGGTAGGGGTCCTGGCTGTTTTCGTGGTGCTGTACCTTGGAATTGTGACCCGCGGCTACAATTACCTCGAACTCATTACGTCTATGCGAAGGTCCAGGGTGTTTCGCTAGTTTTCCTGTTCCTACATCTTCCATATTTTCGTAATGCGTGCCTATTTGATTGGGAAAAAAATGTACTTTTGATTCCGGTATCCAGGCAGAAACTACGCCAGGCACCGCGTCCCCACTATGCTCGCCATAGTCGTAGGCCGCAAAGTTGTGGGCAAGCCTTAAGCTGGGTGTCCAAGATGATTTTGTGGCATGATTGACATGATCGCCCTTGACTGCGGACATATTTTCCGATCCGCTCATTCCCCTATGTAAAAGGAATTCTCTCTTTCCCGTTTCCGGGTCTAGCCGAGTGTGAGCCCTTGCTGATAACTTATGTAGTGCCCGAGCGCGCTCGGCCGAGGTCATTTCTGGGATGTTTTCTCTACTGGTCTCACCCACATACGCTTGTCCGCTTGTCCACCCTTCTACCGCTTCACGAGTCTTAGCGGGCACAGAAGATGGGTTGTACGGATGAAGCCTAGCCATTGAGCCTTTTTTCAGGTCCTCCAGCCGTATGCCCATGGCGACCGACTTCTCGCTGGCCGCAAGCTTCTTGGCCCTGCTGATCGCCACGTTGGGGTCTGCTGCCCTTGGGTTGCCCATGGTGACGTCGTGTCCTCTTTCCTTTAGCTTCTGCCACACCCTGTTGGCCGGCCCGCTGACCACGCTGTCGCTGCTCATTCTTCCATGGTGCGCCAGCGCGGCCTCGTACAGCATTGTGCCGTAGCCCTTGTTCTCCTCGGCTGGCTTCACCGCGGAGGAGATCACCCTCATGCCGTACTTGTCGGGCCGTCTGTAGTCCGTGCCCTCCAACTGCGCCAGCACCCCTTGGTGGCTGGAGGGGTCCCGGTCCGCGCTGATTATGTGCCGGTAGCGGTAGCCCACCTGGTGGTTGCCGTAGGGGTCGTTGAACGTGTTGCGGAACACATGGTGCCACATCCCGTTGCCAAGCTCCGAGGACGACTCGTGGTGCTCGTTCGGCAGCCTGCCTGCCGGCCTGAACTCGTCCTGCAGTACGTAGTTGGGCTCGGTGCCCACGAACGGGGCTTTGGCCAGCAGCGACTTCCTGAGGCTCGGCTTGTAGCCCTCGCACATGCCGTCCGTGCGCTCCTCGTCTCCGCACAGTATGCAGCGCGGGTGCCCGTTCGGGTGAGTCCACTTGGCCGGCTTGAACTTGTGGGGCACTGACCCGGCATCCTCCCTGTTGTCCTTTATGGTGTCCGTCTCCCGGTCGGCGGCCTCGCTGGACTTGCGCATTGGCTTCTTGTCGGCGGCCTTTAGGTAGCTGCCCGGCCCCACGAAGACCTCTTGCTCCCGGTCGGTGAGGTGCGCCCGGGTGTTGGCCCCCAGCCTCGGCGCATGCGGGACGTACACCGACACAGCGCTCTCCGGCACCCACACGCTGTGCTTCTTGGTGTGCGCCCAGCTTGGGTCCAGGAACTCGCCTGCTATCTTGGGATTGGTCGTCATGCTTACCGGCCTGCGGTAGTGCACCTGTTTTGCGTTCTCCCCGGCGTCGTGCTCGGAGGAGGCCCTGTGCAGCAGGAAGTGGCGCTCGCCGTTTATCGTCTTGGTTTTGACTCCGCTCCTTGCCATGGCCTCCACCATGGCCCTTCGGTCCCTGGCGTGCTGGGGCTGCATGAACTGGTTGTGCAGCATCTCACGCAGGTGGGGCCTGCCGAATACTCCCCCTTCCTCTTCCTCCAGGGTGGTGGGCCTCTGCCATTCGTTCAGCGCGCTGCTCTCGTCCTGGTTGAAGGGGCCCTTCGCCAGCTCGGAGGCGGCCAGTTTAGTATTTAAGCTTTGCTTTATACGCTTTTGTTTTTCTGCTAGGCGCGCAGCGTTGAACGCGTCCACATGCGAATCATCTTCTGATGAGTATTTGGGGTATTTGCCCGGTCCGGCTATGACTTCTTTCTCTATGGAATATTGTTGTTCATTTACTGGCGTTCCCCCCACTTTACCGGCGTGGTGCATGGCCAGGCTAATGGCATGTTCCGGCACCCACACGCTTTGGGTATGTGGCGCGTGACCTTCTCCAGTTTGCTTTACATAGTAGCTGTCTGCATATTTATCAGCAACACCGTGGCTAGTGCTAAAGCTAGTGGGGTCATGCCATACAACATGCGAACCACGGTCGCTCATTGGGTCATTTTCAGATATGCCTCTGTGTAGAAGAAAGTGCCTTACACCTCCGATTGTCTTGGTGGGTGTTTCTTTGGCTATGGCGTCGGCCATGATCTTGCGGTCTTTCGAGTGCTTTCCACTAGACATCAAATCGTGAAGCTCGTTGCGTCTGTCGTAATCGCCTGCACTTTGAATTTCATTCATTAGTCGGATTTCTGTTTCGTCCATCGGAGGGGATTTAACCAACTCAGACGCGGCCATTCGTCTAGACGACTTTTTCTTGCGCCCAGCGAAGTGATGCAGCAGAGCCTTTGGGTCCTTGGCCTCCATGTAGAAGGGCTTTTCCTCGGACTCATCAGAGTCCACGTGGCCATAGCCCACATTGCGGTCCTGCTCAACCCCAGGCGCGTTGAAGAACTTGTTCCACACGCCCGCGGCCTGCGGACTCACCTCCGTGCCCGAGGCCAGCTGGCCGTGGTGGGCGAGGACGGCAGCGTACATGGCCGCACCGTAGCCCTTGCCCCTGTGCTTCGGCTCGATCTCTGCCAGCGAAACCGCCGGAGTGCCTATGCCCCTGTGTGTTTCGTACACGTCCCTGACCGTCATGGTGCCTACATGGCCCAGCTTGGGGTGGTGAATCTCGTGCAGGGTCTCCGGGTAGTCGCCTTTCTTCGGGACGTATATTTTGTGAACCAGGCCGTTGGGCAGCACTTTCTTGGACACCAGCCTGTGCTCCTTGGAGTGGCGGTCGATGCCCAGCGTCTCGTTATAGGCGTAGTCGTTGTACTCGAACGGCGCCTTGGCCAGCTCCGACTTGCCAAAGTTCAGCTTGTGGGTGAAGTGCTCGCCGCTCGGCAGCGTGGTGTACATGTCGGACGGCCTGTGCTCGTGCCAGTCAGTGCCCTCGCCCATGACCTTGCGGCCGGCGTTGGGGCCGTGGTGGTAGCGAAGCTCGTGCTGCCGGCCGTTGGAGTACAGGCTGCTCTCCTGTCCCAGGCTCTGGGCTAGTGCGTGCAGCTGCTCGGCCTTCTGGGGGCTGACTCCGGTGACCAGCACCGACCTCTCGGGCGACCCATAGTGGCCGTGCACCTCGTGGGCGTTCATGCCGCGGCCCTTCAGGTGCGCTACGAGCTGCTCGTGGCTCATTGGAACTGTGGGGTTGGCGCGCGGGTTCTCGGCGCTGATTAGGAAGTGTCCCCTGCCCAGCCTGGCCCTGAAGTCATTTACATTTTGGCTCATACAGCCATTTCCTTTGGCCTTGGCCCATACCGGAAATGCATGCCTCCTACGTGCGGCTTTCTTCCTATCAGATGGGCCCTGAGAGTGCTCTCCGCGTATCCAAGTTCGTCTGATGCAGCCTTGATATTTAACCACGATTTGCCGTCTTCGACTCTTATGATGCTTTTACGGCTATTTGGGTTAGGCCTATTAGTCCAGTAGGCCGACAGCCATGCCTTGCGCTCCTCGTTCATCTTGGGCACGATGTAGGGGGCTGTTCGTCGTTTTGAGGCAAGACTAAGCTTGATTTTGGTTTCCTCAGATCTCGGCCTGCCTCGCTTCCACGCGGCTGATTTGGCCACAGCCTCCGAAGACATTTTTCGGCCCCTAAGTGCGGCCGCGCGTTTTGCCACGGTATCTGGAGAGTGTTTGCGGCCCCTATGGGCCAATCCAATTTTCGCTCTGTGTTCTGGGCTTTTTGGCCTTCTAATGCCTCTGTTTGATTCTCCTATTTTGCGCCTTGTCTCTTCGGACATGGCGCCTTTAGATCCGCCAATGCGCAGATTGTAACCTGTTGGAGCAGCGGTGTTGAACAGCCTTATGTAGTAAGACTCTCTATGATCCATTTCTTTTTGGCTTGAACACTTGGACAGAACTTTTGCTTCAAAATTGTGAGATCCATACTTTAGAAAGGCCGCCTTCAAGTAGCGGCACTGACTGCTGGCATATTGGTGTGCTTTGAGCCGCTGACTCAGTGTTTTCCTGGTTTGACCTACATAACGTTTTCCATTGGTTTTGTTTGTAATTAAATAAACAATCATATCAATAAGATTGAGTCACACATTCGATAGCGTGTACCGGCGCCCGAACAGCGCCTTGAGCTTGCTGACCAGCATGGCCTGTTCCTTCTCAAGCTCCTCGATTCTCGTCCTGTACACCATCGGGCCAGGGTTCGAGGACGACTGGCTTATGCCGTCCTGGCCTAGGCTCACGCTCGTGTGTATGTTGTTCTTCGCTATCTCGCCCAGGATCATTATGGCGGCCGTGACGCCGATCAGGCGGTTGACTGGCACAGGGATTCTGCCCCTGCAGTCCGTGAGCCCGGCGGTGTAGTCCACCTGCCAGTACGACGGCACCCAGGTGACTCCGTGCAGCGCGATCAAGTACGCGAACCCGCCGTTGGTCAGGGCCCCGCCTACCTGGTTGGTCCCGAACGCGGCCAGGATCGGGATGACGTTGATTTGCGCACGGTCGAAGTGCGCCGCCTCGATCCACTCAGGCGGGATCTTGAAGATCTGCTGGCCGTCGGAGCTTGTGATGGTCAGCCCCTCGACAGACACCACCGGGCCGTGCTCGGTCTTGGTGTGGATGAAGCTGTTGTACAGCGCGTAGTCGAACGGCGCCTTCTGCTTGAACTGCGTGCGGTCGATGGTCGTGTTGAGCATAAGCTCGACCTCGTTGGCCGCGTCCTGAATGAAGCCCTTAAGGTCCTCGTTGGTGAACTGGTCTCCGTTCTGAAACACCATGGGGACGCCCAGCAAGAACTTGCGCCTGAGCTGCGCCGCGTTGATCATGGGCTCGCACCGCTTGAACAGGCCGGATGTCTCCAGGGCGTGCACCGGGTACTGCTTGGTGCCAAAGCCCTTCGATTCGCTGAAGTCGGCCATTAGCAGCATCCTCCCTGGTCCTGGCCCTCTACCGAGATGGCGAAGTCCAATGTGAACCTGCGCACCACCCCGTCCTGGGTGAACTCGAACATCACCGAGCCGGAGCTTGGCACCTGCGAGGAGGACAGGTCCAGGTACCACACCGACCTGTCCAGGGCGTCGGCCTGTACGGCAGCGATCTCGAACTCATCGTCGTCGTCGATGGCCGGGAAGATGGCCTTCAGGGAGTAGGCCGCTGCGGAGGACAGGAACCTTAGGCCGTCCTGGTCAAGGTCGACCAGCTGCAGGCACAGCCTGTTGGGCTCGCTCTCGCGTACAACCCAGCCGTTCGGCTCGTAGTCAAAGTTGTTGATGTTGGCGTAGTTTTTTAAGGTCTTTGCTGAAAGTCTCATGTTTTCTCCCTAGGACGCACGGGCACGAGTGTAAGATTGCAGGCGTTCAAAAGTATAACCTTTAACCTGTCGTACAAAGCTCGTACCCAGGCAGGCTCTTTTAATGGTATGACGAGAGCACCCCATGTCCTTGGCAGCATCCTCTATGCAATCATAGCGTTTTCCGTCGCTTCTTACTACAGGAGTTTTGTTTGCCAATTCCTTAAGCTTATCTTTAGTTTCTTGTGTGTGGTTACAGCCTTTCATTGCTGAAGTTTCGCCTGTTCGTCCTTTGTTCCAAGGAGTAGACATAAGGCCCTTGGTACCTTTATTCCATGGTATTTTGCCGAACATTGGATTGCCCGCTCCCATGCGCGACCTAGACATGCTTCTCACCAACTCTACCGGCCTTTTGCGGCCTCGGTGCGCTTGCGAGATGGCCTTTTTGGTGGCGTCCGAGTGCCTGCGGCCAAACATGGGCGATTTCTTGCCGAAATTGTGATTGTTGCTGCCGGAAATTTTGCTTATAGTTTTCGCGGACAGACGGTGAAACTTGGACCCTCCCGTTGTCAAGTTATAGCCCATAGGCGAAAATGTGTTGAACAAACGTATGCACAATCTTTCTCTATGATCTAACTCGTCAAACGTTTCTGCCCTCACAACGATGTATACTTCAAAAGCCTCTATTCCGTGTTTGCGTAAAGCATGTCCAATGGCGCTGTTTGATCGCTTGTGTGAATATAGCCTGCTCGATAGTGATTTTGTAGTTTGACCCACATAACTTTTGCCAGTATATTTGTTGCGTATTCGATAAATTATCATCGTGTGCAAGATTGCATGCGAGCCTAACCTGCTTTCTCTAGGAGATAAGATGAAAAAAATTAGAATGATCACTGTGGATGCCCAGGACGGGCTCGGAAAAACAACTTTAATTAACAACCTAAAGAAACTGTTCGCAAATCGCCCTATCCATTCTACCAGGCTTCTTGGTGGATCGGGGGAAGACGACTTCCAGCTTGCTTTGCGCAAAGTATTGCTGCATCCTAAGTTTCCTATCAATTCTGTAGAGTTAGAGGAGCAGCTTTTTGCTCTAACGGACGTAGAGGGTATCAGAGAAGCAGGCAGGTTTTTGGCATCTACGCCTGGAGGAATAGTATTAAAAGATAGAGCCTTGGCCAGCCATGTCTGCTATGCGCTTGCCAAGTTTATGACCGTGCACCAGATCGAGCGTTGCCATGAGCAGGTTATCTACGAAGAGAAGAAGCTCAGCAAGGAGTATGGTTCTTTAAATATCATATTGGCCGCCACTGAGACTGATTTTGTTATAGACCGTATACGCAAGCGTGCGGCCTTGACTGGCGAGCCAATCGTGGAGCGTTTGGAAAATGAGCAAGTTCAGTGGTCAGTTATGAATGCAATGAGATCGTTTCCAGACCACGTGCTTGCGCAAGGGCTGGAGTACAGACTCTTGGAGGTCGCGCCCCAGGACTCCATACAAGACGTGTTTGCGAAGGCGAAGGCCATCCTAGACAACTACGAAATCGGCTAGAAAGGGCACCCAATGAACTTCGACGTCAACAAAGCGATCGAGGAGATCGCCGAGCGCGGATACACGCTCCAGCAGACCGGAATGTCCCCCGAGGACCTGGTGAGGCTGGAGGCCGAGCTTAAGGCCACTACCGCCTCGCACTACACGGAGGAGAACCTGGCCAAGCACTCGGTCTACCTCTCGGACAAGACGCCTACCCGCGTGAGCAACGCGATGATGATCGCCCAGGACCACTTGATCGGCTCCTCTCTGCGCTCCGAGGGCTCGCTGCCGGCGGTGCAGATCATTCCCTCGGGCATAGTGCTGGAGCTTTTGAAGTTCCACGACCGCGTGCTGGGCAGCATGACGGGCGGCCCCGCGGTGGGAGTTCACTCGCGCAGCATGCTCAACTTCCAGGAGTACTTCGCCGGCTCCAAGCCCGTGGCGCGCCACTACGACGGGGAGTACCTGTGCTACGTGAAGAAGTCTCCGACCGAGTTCCAGCTGCTGGAGGGCCTGTTGCCCCGCTACGTCATGGTGTTCACCATACGCAACGAGAACGTAGGCGAGGAGAACGAGGGCACGGTCCTGTACGAGGTGGCCACCGGGAAGACCGTGAGCCCCCAGAGCCGCCCGGGCATGGTGCTCATGTTCGACAACATACGCTTCAGGCACGAGGTGCCGGAGCTTAAGAAGCCACGGCTGATGTGCGGCCTGAGGAACTTCGACCACATGCCCATGTACTTCACCTCCGACTCGTGCAGTGCGCCGGGCGAGTTCGAGCTGCCTGACGCCCAGAGCCCCGGATACGCGTCCCCCATGAACAGCATCGAGGCCGAGGCGCTCATGCTGATGTACAACGAGAACGACTGGCCGGAGCAGTGGTCGAAGATGAAGTCTGAAGGGGCTGTCTTTTGAAGGCGCTGCACGCCGCGGACCCAGCGCAGGCGTACAAGATGATCGAGCACGAGCTGCTCATGCGCGAGGACCAAGAGCCGCTGCGCAACGTCTTGATTACGATCTACGACATGCAGCGGGACAAGCTGGTGGTCGAGAACGAGATGTTCAGCCGCAACGTGCTGGAGTCCTACACCGACATGAACCTGGGCAAGACCATGTTCTACAGGGACGGCACGCACTCCCTCGACAGGGGCGGGGACCTGGGCTACTACGCCGACGGCATGAAGGAAAAGATCGAGACCCTGCTCAAGAGCCTCAGGGACCGGCCCTTCAGCAAGCGGTCGCTGCTGACCATACCGCCCTTCCACAAGGGGAGCGTGAACCAGCGGCCGGAACGCGACGACGACGCCAAGTGCCTGCGCGAGCTTCACTTCTACGTCAACGGCGACAGAGAGCTGATGTGCACGGGCATAATGCGCGCCCAGGTTTCTATGTTGTTTCCAAAGAACGTGCACATGATCGGCACCCTGCTGAACGACCTGGCCGAGAGCCTTGGCTACAAGGTCGGCGCCTACACGCACTTCATCACCACGCTGACGGACAGCCGCTCCGCTTAAACTAAAAGGGCCCGCGACTTTCGCCGCAGGCCCTTAGGTTTCTTATAACCGCCTTGGGTTCCTAGATCGACTGGATCTCGTCGACCATGTCGTTGAACGCGTCCCGGAAGTCCTCTGCGGCGGCTTTGTCCGTCAGCGCGTGCCGCAGGCTGTTGAACGCAGCGTCGCTCATGTGGTCGCTCCCCATGGCGGCCTGGGTGGCTGCAATGTTGGCGTCGGAGTCGTCCGTGCCGTCGGCGAACGTGGCGACTTCCCCATCTCCCTCGCCGCCGTCGGCCAGTGCGGTTGCGTCGCCGCCCTCGGCGGTCTGGTCGTCCAGCAGGCTGCCTGCGTCCGTCAGGTTGATGTTCTTAGCGGCCACATCGCCGGTGTTGATAAGCTCGACCAGCTCCTCGGTCGTTAAGTCAACCGGCACCAGGCCGTTGTTCGTGCCGTCATTGGGGGTCACCGTGATGGTGATGTCGTCGGCGGTGCCCGTGACGTCGACCACGATCTCGTCGTCGGTGTTGGCGTCGGCCGCCAGCACCTGGAGGGTCAGCGTATCTCCGTTCCTGGCCGACCCGGTCGCTGCGCTGGTCAGGGTAATCGGCGCGCTGGTGGCCAGGGTGGCGGTGGCCGCCTCAGCGGGGACCTCGTCGCCGTCGGCCTGGGCCTTGAGAACGTCGATCATGCCGTTCAGCTTGCCGGCAAGCTCTCGCCCGGCCGCGCCGCGGCCGTCTCCGGCGAGGGCCGTGACCATGCGCTCCAGCAGCGAAGCGTTCTTGGCCTCGCTCAGCAGGTCCAGCGCCTCCTGGGCCTCGGACGCGTCGGCCGGAGCCCCTGTGCCCAGACGCGCCGATATCTCCTGCGCCAGCGCCTTGTCGGTCACTGCGTGCTCGAGTCTGAATAGTGTGTTGTCGCTAATCATGGTATAGTACCTCGGATTTTCAATGTGCAGTGCCGCCTACGTCGCGGCACGAAAGTCAACTACGCTAAGATTAGGGGAACCTGGGCTTGGGGAACCCCTGGCGGCACCCCTTGACCCTGGCCACCGTTCGGGTGGAGGGGTCGTACTCGACGGTTATGGCGCCTCCCTGCGGGGAGTATGTCTCGTCCAGTATGGCCGTGTTGAGCACCAGGGTCCTGTGGCCTCCCCCGGCCGGCTCGTGCCAGTCCCACCCCCTGCCCTCGTGGATGTGCCCGCATCCGTATATGGCGGCGCCTATCTCCGGCAGCTGGCGGTTAAGGTCGTAGCAGCCGGTCTGCTCCTCGAACACGGTGTTGGCCCGCACCAGGTCCCCCATGCCCTTGGGCGGCCCATGGCCCAGCAGCACGTCCAATGCCTTGCGCGGCACATCGTCCCAGGTAAGGTTGCCCTCGGCGCGGTCGCGCATGAAGGCCCATTCGCCGAAGGTAGGGGTCCACGGGGTGCCGTACACCCTCAGCTTTTGCCCCCTGACGTCCAGGGTGACCTCCGAGTCCCTTAGGTAGTGTATGCCCTTCTGCCGCAGCAGGTCCTCTATTTCCCTTCGGGTGCCGTCCAGGTAGAGGCCCCAGTCGTGGTTGCCGGCCACGAACACCTTGTGCAGGTAGTCCTGCGAGGAGAACCACTCTATGAAGGGCTTGAACTCCTCGACCCGGCCCCGCCCGGTGGCGTCCCCGGTGTGCATGAGCACGTCGCCGCCGCTGAGTCGCATCTTTCCATGCCTGTTGTGCGAGTCCGACATGAAGTCTAGCAGTATAGAGGGCATCAATCTTTATTATCATGCTGGCAAGGATACACGCGTGGTGGGACAAACTGAAGGAAGGCTGGAACGTGAAGGGCATACGCGTTCCGTTCGCCAGGCAGCAGCCCGAGGGCACCCCGTCCTTCACCCTGTTCTGCGTGTACATTGCCTTCCTGATCGCCGCCGGCAGCGTGATCTGGCTCCACTTCAGGCCCACCGCCTGGGTGCCGACCAGCGCGGCAATCATGTTTTGGTTTCTGACCATGGTCATGTACAAGATCAAGAACATCAGCAAGTTCAAGGCCGACTTGGACGACAAGTCTATCGAGCTTGATGATGACTCCGCCGACAGGTTGTCTGCGCCAACCGAGAATGGGAATTCCGAAAAGTAAGCGCCCTGCCGAGAGCCGCTGAACATTCTCGGCTTCCGTCCGGTAAAACCCCAGACGGCTCGCCCGGGCCAGGCGAGGGTTATCCACAGCGGTGTGGATGAGTCTACAGCATCACATATCAGAAAATGGTGGACCCGCACGGAGTTGAACCGTGGTCCGAACAGCCATCGAAAAGAACGTCTACGCGCGTATCCCAATTAAAGCCAGGGAAGGCTAGATCATTCGGTTTTGCAGTGACCGACAACACTCTGCCCAGCTGTAACTCTCGCCCGGGCACTTGCGAGTTTTGAAGGGGTTCTGTTGCCAGGCCCTCCTTCAGCCCCGCTGCTATCCTAGTGGCGTTGCCTCTAGTTTAGGCAGCATCTTGCATTGGAACTTCGTCCGTTGCTTTTGGTCAGATTGTATAGGTGGCCTTCTGACCAACCACCGCGCGCAGTCCTCATCTACTTCTGCCCGTCGAAACCTGTCGGGCCCAAACTTAGATTATCTTGATCTGGGCAAGTCTACACATGAAATGGCAGCTTCGCCAGGAGTCGAACCTGGATACCCCGCTTAGGAGGCGGGTGCCTTGTCCATTAGACGACGAAGCCATTAACTATTATGGGTGCACTCTTGGACGCACCACAAATGAAAAGGGCCCAGGTTTTACCCTGAGCCCTCTCATTTTAGCTTGTCACGTCAGTGGGTAAGCTTAGCTAAGCTGCCCGCTGATGTTGTCCAGGAGGACGTTCTTGCGTGGCTGATAAACGGCCAGGCAGCAGAACCGGAAGTGTGCTTCCGGCAAGCTGAGGTCGTTGATTGCTAGCTTCAGCTTGCTGTACGGAGCGAGCTGAGGCAGGGCCATCGTCGAGCTGTCGACGAGGAACCCAGTGACCGAGCCAGGTTGGCGGTTGCCCAAGTCACTGAAGACTGGGTTTCCGGCGCCTTGCGCGATCTTGCCGATGAACTTAGCCGAGGCAGCCGAGCCGTTGGCGCTAGAGCGGTATACGTTGTAGTACTTGGCTCCAGAGACAGCGGTGATCGTCGCCGTGACCTTGTTGCCAGCGGCAGCGACGGCCTGCGAAGCCGTTGCCGACTTCTCTGACTCACCGCGCTCGTTGACTGCCGTCACGTAGTAAATGTACGTGGCAGCTTCAAGGAGGGAGTTCGCAGCGCCTGCGTCAGCCAAGGCTGGAGCAGCAGGAGCGGCCGGAGAACCAGCGCGGCTGCGGGCCGGGCGGGTCTTGCCGGAAAGGAACCGGCTAGGCTCCATTGCGACGATGCTGGACGAGGTCCACTGCGTACGGAGGTTCGCCCCGCTTGCTTCTTGGGCCGCGCCCGCCAACACGATACGCTCTTTTGCATGAGCGATCTTGTTGTACGCGCTCAGGGAGATCGGATCGAGGAACAGCTTGTCAGCCGAGCCATGGTTCATGGCAGAGCGGACAGCCGAGTCTTCGATGATCGACTGAGTGAGGGCTCCGTTAGCCGAGAGGACGACCGTCTGGTCGGAGCCGTACTCGGCGAACATGAGGTCCTGGGTGTTGGACTGTGCGTCCGACTGGCGAACTTGCTGGCCTAGGCCAACCATGTTCGGAACCTTTGCCACTGCGAGGGGGTTCCCGTCGAACACGCCTGCGTTCGAAAAGTCGTCCTGTCCACGGAACGAGTCGAACTCGATGTCGGCGCTGAGCTTGAGCGCAGCGTCCGAGCTGGAGCGGTCTTCGGCTTTGATGCCGTCGAACGCGCCGATCATGTTGGCGGCCACCGTCACACGGCGAACCGTGCTGTAGTAGGCCATAGGAACCACCGCGCGGACGTAGGAAGAAGTGTCTTCCTCGCCAATGCCGCCTTCATACTGGGCAGAGCCCCCGAAGACGCCGTAGTCCAACTGGCGGTTGAACTGGTGGAGCTGCGATTTTGCATCCTTTGTGGGGATCATCTTCTGCAGTTTGATGTGTTTATCTTCGAACGTGACGTTTTGCATCACGGGCGAAAGATCTTCTACTTGCAGAGCAGCGCCCTGTTGTAGAGCACTCGGAGCGGCGTTTTGACTGCCGGCTTCGAGGGCTTTCATAAGTTGCTGGAGTTGTTCGATCATTTTTCCTCTCTCCTTAATTTCTGCTGCCCGCGTCGAGCAGGTGCTTCACGCTCTCCACGGGCGCGCCCGCGAGACAGAACTGGTTGATTTTTTCCCGATCAGCCTTTGACAGTGATGGGTCCTGAGCCTTCCTGTTGAGGGCCGCAGTGACTTCCGCCTTGCTGAAGGCAGGCTTCTCTTCGGTCCCGTCCTCGGACTTCTTGATGAAGCCGATCTCCGTGATGGCCTTAGCCTGAGGCGCTCTTTTTCCGAGCTTGCTCAGCACTTGGGTCACCAGGTCAACCGTCTTCTTTAGGTCGTCGTTGGATTTCTTGAGGTCCGCGATTTCCGCCGCCTTCTTCTCGATCTCGGCCTTGAGCAAAGGCTCCTCGGAGGCTTTCTCCTCGGCCTTGGCTTCCGGCTTCTTATCTTCGGCAGCTGCCTCCGACTTGCCCATGCTCATCTCGCCGCACTTGGAAACGTGAGCCTTCTCACATGCTTCCCTGTGCAGGCCAAGCTCGGCCTTGGACATGGAGAGGTACATTTTGTGCATCTCTTCCTTGTCCTCGTCGTCGTAGTCGCAGTCATCGTCTTTCTTGGCGTCGGCGGCCTTAGGCTCTTCCTTCTTGTCTTCCGCCTTAGGCTCTTCCTTTTTCTCCTCGGCCGGCTTGTCCTCTGCTTTCGCAATCGGAGCAGGCTCGGACTTAGAGAGGGACGAGGTGTGCTCGTCCTGTGCTTTGGCGAGCACGGGCGCCAATTCGCGCTCAAGCTCCCCTAGCATCTTCTCAATGTCGTTGTCTGTGTATTTTGACATCTGGTCGTCTCCCTCAATCCCTAAGGATTAGACTCCCTTAGTTGGCCAATACAGGTCGTCGATTTCGTCGTCAGCGGACGCGGCGTCCATGCTGGCAGCCGAAACAGCTGTTCCGTCAGTGATTTCCTTGATCAAGGCTTTTACGCCCAACTTGAAGGCTTCCCACTCGACCTTCTGGAGGTCTCTGCGGGAAGGCTCGGCTTCTGTGCCGTCTTTTTCGTACGCGATTTCCATCGCATGCGGGGCGTACGCATCGAGTGCGTTTCCAAAAACATCTTTTGAAACTGCGTCAATCGCCTTGATTCGGATGGCGATCACTGGGCTGCCGGCAGTTTCAACTCCGCCGTCGCTGAGGAACAACATGGGCCAGCCTGCGCTGTCTTTTGTTCTACGTACGGTGTCGATCGAGGCGCTGCCTGCGAGACGAATTCCAAGCTTGTCGGCGAGGTCCCTAATGAGAGCATCTGCCTTGGCTGTACTTTTTGCCATTTTCCAAACTCCTTATGCTTGCTATAGCTGTTGGCTGTTCCACCGTTGTGCTAGGTCCGGCCCTACAGGCCGAAATGGAACACGCTGTTAACCCCATTTATATTAAGGCTCTAGCCCTTTCTTGTTGCATTGCGACTATTTACCAAGCTAACTGAATTGTTGACTAAAACATGTTATAATCGGTGATTTTCCAAAACATCAATGCCCTACGTCGATGTAAATCTTCCAGTGCGATCGGGAGGACCTCCGTTTTGGCGACAAAAATCCAAGGCATAGCAGCCAGCGAGAACGTGGACAGCAGCGGCGAGAGGCTGCTGATCGCCGGCATGGACATCTCCAGCCTGGATAAGGATGGCGTGTTCACCTGGGAGCACGAGCTTAACGGCAAGAACCCAGCCCAGATAGTGGGCAAGATTTTAAAGGCCAAGAAGATATTCACCGAGCAGGACTGCGAGGACGATGCCCAGAGGAAGTTCTGGGACATGGCGCAGGTGCCGTACGTGTTCGTCATGGGCGAGCTTATGGACGACTACAAGGAGTCCGCCAAGGAAGTGGCCGGCATGCTGCACTACGACGCCGACCGGCCGTCGCAGAAGCCGGTGGTCAACTTCTCGATCGAGGGCTCCAAGCAGGAGAAGAAGGGCATGGAAGTGACCCGCTCGATCGCCCGCAAGGTGACCATCACCGTCACGCCGTGCAACAAAGCGGCCGTGGCCGAGCTTGTCTCGCCCGCGTCCCAGGACGGAGCCGCCTTCAACCCCGCCAAGGCCGACCCCAAGGAGCTTTTCATGAGCGATGTATTCAAGACAGAGACCCCGGCTGCCGAAGTGCTGCAGAAGGAAGAACGCTTCCAGGCCCCTGCCCGGCTCAAGGACTACAGGCCCAAGGCCGCCCAGGCTCCCGCCGGCTCCCCGGCCCCCAAGCTGAGAAACCCCATGGCGTCGCCGTCGTCGCTACCGGGCAAGAAGATCGGCCAGACCAAGTCCGGGATGGACGTCATGAGCCACCAGCGCGCCAGGGAGTACAAGGGCTTCAGCGCGCAGGACCACGCCGAGGCCGCCAACTTGCACCACGGGGCAGCGCAGGCGTCCAAGGACCCTAGGATGGGCAGGCACCACCTGGACCAGATGAACTTCCACCTGGCCCATGCGCGCCAAGGCGAGAGGAAGCAGAGCAGGCTCAGCCAGGGCCGTGCCGCCAACAAGGCCCGCGGAATGACGCCGTTCGCCTCGGCCAGGCAGATCAACATGGACAAAGGCAGCAGGGCCATGCTGGGCAACACCATTGGCGGCAAGACGTTGGTCATGCAGAAAGACAGTCCGAAGCAAGCGCCCGGCAAAGTCAATGCACCCGCTGTCCGCGGCCACGGCCGTTTGGGGGTAGAGTTCGACCCGTCGGCGAAGCCCAGGGCCGGCTACCCGTCTAGCGCCAAGGAGCAACGGGAAAGGCTTGCAGCCGAGCATGCCCGGGTAAGCGAGCACTACAGACGCAAGCCAGAGGACCAGAAGCTAAAGAAGGCCATAGAGGCCGGCTCGGCCAATGCCGCGCCTGGTGCGCTAAGCCAAGGCGCTGCGCTTGGAAAGCAAAGGATGGAGAAAGACATGAAGAAGTCAGGCGGCTGGAGGGAAGACAAGGAGCTTAACCCGGACAGCGAGGTCAACCCGGCCTACAGCGCAAGCAACGGCGACCGCTTCCACGTGGCGCATGTCGCCAACAAGCACCCAAAGACCGGCCTCTACCATGTAGAGCACCACTCCACTGGCGGCGGCGGAATGGGCGACGACACCAAGTACCACTACAAGAGCAAGGGATTTAAGACCGCCCATGCGGCGCACGCCCACCTAAAGAGCTACGTGCACAACAGCGAGCCGGGCGAGGGCGGCGCGGAGCCGGCCAGCAGCAAGCACAAGCTTGAGCTAAAGCCGGAAGTCAAGAAGTCCGAGTTGGCCAAGGCCAGGGTGGATGAAGGCAGCAGCCTAGAGCACAAAGTAAGGGCTAGGCAGGCTCGCAATGACCGAGAAGTTGAAAGAACCAAAACTCCTACTGGACAACCAACTCGCACTGCGCACTCTGGTCATAGACGTGCCTACGACCTGGAAGAGGGCAGGGTTCGAGGCGAAGGCTACAAGTCCTCCATCAAACCAGCCGAGCGCAGGCACGGCGAGAGAATTGTTGGTCGGCCAAAAGAGCAAGATGAAAAATCTGGCGTGCACGTTCACTCCTCTACGTTCTCCCGTCAGGGCCGTAACAAGGCGGGCGAGGGCGCCACTGGAGCACTAAGCGAAAAAGGCGGCTCAAAATCATGGCGTCATGGCGGAAAGTACCACTCCTACGGCGGAGAGAAGGCTGCACACGAGGACGTAATGTCCGGCATAAAAAATACTAAGCCCAAGTTGGCCAAGGGTGAACGTCTGGCGTCTCACAACATTCCAAAGGACCATCCGGTCCAGCCCCTCAAGCCCGGGCAAAAGGCAAAGGACCCTGCCACATGCGGGTCATGCGGCTTGAGCTGGGACGACGGAGTCTCCACCTCCATGACGCCAACGCCGTCTGCCAGGTGCCCATTCGAGTCATTCCACAAGCCCGAAAAGGCGCGCAAAATGGACAAATCCGAGGCCCTGGAGCGCGCCGAGCAGGCGTGGTCGTCCTGGCCGAAGCGACAAGCGGTGGAGAAGTTTTTGGAAAGCCGGCTGCCCTCCATGGGCAAGTCCGAGCGCGACGCCCTAGGCAAGGTAATCGCCTACCGGCACGAAATGCGCCAGGAAGCAGCGCTAGAGGAGCTTGCCAAGGCCTACAAAGGGCCGGAGACCCACTACGGCGCCGGGCAGCACCCTGAGCACGGAGACGTGGAGTACTCGTACAGCGTCTCCCGCGGCACCGAGAAGGGCCGTGCAATGCCAGACCACGTCAAGCTGCACTCCGCAGGCGTCAAGCACGGCGTGCACGTACACCCCGACGACCTCAGCGACAAGGACAAGGACCACTTCAGGAAGCTGGCGGCCGACCACTGGAACTCCAGAAAGTAGGTCATCTTGCTCAAGAACAGGGCAGTGGCAATCAAGATTCCAGGGGACAAGCCCGGGACCATGCTCATGGGCAAGCGCCGCGACAGCGGCAAGTGGACCCTGCCCGCCGGCCACCTGGAACACGGCGAGGACCCGAGGGACGGAGTGCTGAGGGAGCTGCACGAGGAAACCGGCATGCGAGCCCTCAAGCTGAAGATCAGAAAGATAACAGAGACGCCCGGCGGGTACTGCCTGTACGTGTTCGACGGCAAGGGGTTCGGGGTTCCCCGGCTAGGTTTGGACCCGGACGACGAGTTCTCGGAGCTTGACTACGTGAACCCCGACGAGGTGGAGCTTCACCACCCTCGCGGCTCTAACGCCGCCCTGGACTAGGGCTTGAAGAACGCTCCTCCCGGGCCCCTTCCGCGACTGTCCACGTGGACCCAGGTAGAGCCTATTCCGTTGTCCTCCATCCTGGCCTTCAAGCTGTTCAGTTTAGGAAGCAGCAACGCCCTGGTCCTGTCGCAGTTCTTGCCCGCGGACCCTAGGCCGAAGTCAACGCTGAAATCCACCGCTGCCATGAGGCCCCACTTGGCATCTTTGCGCGCGGTGTGAGCGCTGAGCGTGGCCCCGCCAATGAGCTTGTTGTACTCGACGCTGCGGAAAGCTACGTGCACGTTCTTGGACTTGGCGCCTGCGTCCCTCAGCGCCTCCCACGTTGGGTCCATGATGTCGTTGAACAGCCTGGCCAGGGCCTCCTTGGCGTCGTCGTCCAGGCCGTCCTCCAGCGTGGCCAGCCGCTTCCACCTGGGCAGCCAGCATGCGTCCTTGACCGTGAAGTGCTTGGAAATCTTACACAAGGGGTCGGACCAGTCCACGGCGGTGCCTTCCGGCTCCTTGCGTGATTCCGGGGCGGGCGCCGTTGGGGCGGCCGCCGCAGCCGGTGCCTGGGGCTTCTTGCCGAAGATCAGTTCTAGTATAAGCTTCAGGAACATACTCACTCCTTGATTGGGCCCATTTCGGGTCCCAGTGGGAAGATTGTAAGATGGCCAGGCTTAGGCTTCAGATAGGAGAGTTCCACGAGTCCAAGGGCATCTTGGCTACGTGGGACCGCGCCGTGCACGACTTCCCCAAGGCCTTCCGGTACAAGGGCAGCCCGTGGGAGTGGGACGCATACGACCAGGACGAGACGGGCAAGGCCGACATTGTTCTGTACTTCTCCCCCGTGCCGCACTACCAGATGGGCGTGTACGCGGGCAGCCTGCCCGACTTGGAGAGGCTTCCGGGCCTAACGCTGTTCGGGGGCAGCGTGAGGGGGGAGTGCCAGTGCGGGGCTGCGTTCAGCCCGTTCGGGTTCGACCACATGAGGTTCTGCCCCATGCACGACCCTGGGTTCTGGAACAGGGGGAAGAGCTAGTCTCGCTGGTGCCTGTGCTCGTCGTGCTCGTCGCCGATGTAGGAGACGCGGCCGTCCTTGAAGCCGAAGCCCTTGGCGAGGTAGGTTAGCGTGCACCTGCAGTGCGGGTGCAGCCCGCAGACCGACGGCGAGGCGTCCCCCTTCTTGTGGTAGCCGTGGGCCAGCTCCGAGAACCTCCAGACCCTTGGGGTCACCTTGTCGTCCATGAGATGCAGGCGCTTGCACTCAGCGCACAAGGCGCCGTCCCTGACCACCACGAAGAAGACCAGCGGGTCCGCATCTCCCACGGCCGTGCCTACCTTCAGTATGTCCAGCGCGCTGCCCATGTTGCGCGTCTTGGTGGCTTCGGCCTCGGCGATCATGTTCAGGTGGCTCTTGGCCTTCTCCATCTCCTCGCCCACGATCTTCCTCACGCCCTCCTCCGTGGCCGGCTCGCTGGCTGCGTGCTGCTCGCGCACGTACCCGTCCAGGCGCTCCGCCAGGCTGGACTGCGTCTTGGCCTTGAGGGACTCGATGTAGCCCGCTGCGCTGTCCAGCATGCCCTTTAGGGCGTCTGATTCAACTGGGTTGGGCGACTTGTTCTTCAGGGCCTGTATGAACAGGGACGGAAGGCTGTAGTGGGGCTGGTGCGTGATGATTAGGTGCTTCCCCTTCTTTCTGAACTTGGGAATTTCACCCAGCAGGTGCATGGCGATGTTGTCAAACATCTCGTCGATGAGGTCGCGTATGCGGCCCTTGCCGCTACTGCTCATCCCGGCCATGGGGTCAGTCCTTCTTGGTCAGCTTGTCCAGCAGTCCTTCGACGCCGAGCGTGTTGGCAATTTCCTTGGTGGTCTTGGACTCTTGCTCTTCCCACTTCTTCATGACGTCGGTTACGATCTTGTTCTGCATTGAGACTGCGATCTTCGAGTGATGGTCCAGGTTCCTCTGGGCCGACAGGCCGAGTTGCCTGCTGCGTGTAAGCGCGCCCAGCTGGCGGATTGACTTCAGGCTCTTGGCGAGCGAGGCGTGCTCTTTGTAGGCCTTGATTCCCCCGAGGGCCTTCTTGATGGACGCCAAGTCGAACTCCGACTTCGACAAGTCCCCCCCGGCTCGCTCGGCTTTTTGCACGGCCTGCTCAAGCTCCGCGATGTGCTGGTCCATTTCCTCCGGCATAGGCTCGGGACCCTGCTGTCCAGGCTGTCCAGGCTGTCCCGGCGCGCCTTGGATTGGCTGGCCTGTTTCCGGGTCGATCTGTGGCTGCATGGCTGCCATGGCCTGGTCGATCTGGGCGTCTTTGCCGCCTTCCTCGTAGCCCATTCTGAACGCCATGTCTAGCGAGCTTAGGAACTTTGCTCTAAGCTCCATGTATTTGCGTCTGTAGTCAACAGCTTGGTTTTTCATGCTGCACCCTTGTCTGCGTTGCAGTTGTTGTACTGTTTCATTCGCCTTCTTCCTCTAAATCGTCTTGAACAAACATCTTCAGTATATCCATGGCATACGGCCTTTGTGACATATATGCCCTGACTGCCGCAGGATTTATCTGCGCCATTAGCTGAAACCATTGCAAGAAAAATGGATCTCTGGGATAGCGCAGCATCGGGTCTACGGCCGCCGAGGAGTTGCCCATAAACTCGGACATTAGCGTTCCAGTTTGAAGATATTTGTCTGCAATTACTTGAAATCGCTCATTGAACGGAAAATTACCCGCTAGATACTGCCCGACCGGGTCCTTGTCCACTTCGCTGAGCACTTCGTCGTAGTGCATGTGGATCGGCATGTCCTGCGCCAGGCGCAGCGACTCCTGCTCGCGGCTCATCGCGTCGAGCCCGCTCAGCTGCACCACGACCAGCTGGGCAAGCTCCGGGTCGATCAGCGGCATCAGCCTCTCGTTGATGAACGACTGGAACTTTAGAATCAGCGGCCGAAGGCCGGTGTCGCGGGCCGCAGTGAGCTTGAACTCGTTGTTGCTCTCCGAGAGGGTCTGCTGGTTGGTGCCCTTGGACAGATGGCCGTAGCCGGGAAGCTCGTCCGGGCTGATGTTGAAGGCCGAGAGGATGTTCCTGGCGACCTGGTCGTACATGAACTGGAAGTCCGTGTCCCTGGCGCCCTCGCCAACCATGGGCAGCCACTCGACGTCGTCCTCCTTGCCGACCCCGAATATAGGGGTGCGGAAGGAGTTGGACACGTTGTTGATTGACGCGTTGAACTGCTGCTTGATGTCGTCAAGCGTGGGCTGGTCGATCTCGTCCGACTTGATGAGCAGCATGCCCTTCGCTGCGCGGCCGTTCTGGAAGAACAGCTTTTTGTAGATGTCGATCGAGATGTGGGTGGTGATCGAGCTTGCCACCGTGTCCATGGGGCTCACGGGGTAGCCGTTGTGCTCTACGTCCGTCGACGGGTACAGGTTGAATACGATGAGTTCTTTGTGGGTGAACGCCTGGCGGGGCATGCCGTCGATGACCTGAATCCACTCGTAGCCGTCCTCGGTGAACACGTCCTTGTCGATCTTGACGCCCGTGAGCCCCTCCAGCGCCTTGATGGAGCCCTCGCGCACGCCGGACAGGCCCTCGCCCTTCTTGAGGGTCTTGAATATGGTCGCGATGTCAACAGGCCTGAATCGGTGGAACTTCTCCGAGGAGTCGTACACGATTTCGGTTCCGAACCTGCCGAAGGTAAGGCCGTTGCGGCACTGCAGGTCCAAGAACTCTGCCAGCCCCATGCGCTCGTTGTCCTTGAGGCCCTCTACGTGTCCGCAGTTGATCAGGATTTTCTGGGCGCGCGCTATGCGGTCGCGCACCTTCGCAGTCTGCTCGGGGGTCATTTCCTCTTCAAACTCGGGCCGGATGTCTATGTCCACGCCGACGTCAAACCTATTGGCCTTGACGTGGCCGTGCAGGGCCATGGTGTTGCCGCGTGCGCGCAGGATGGCGGCCACCAGGTGGTCCTGGATGCGGATCATCTTCAAGACGTCGTCTGGCAGCAGCCTTCGCTTGGTCTTGTACATGCCGGCGTAGCTTGCCGCCGGCGTAGGGTCTTCCGTGAAGGCTATTCGCGGCGCCTTGCGTGACGAGGCGCTGCCGGAGGCCTGCTTGATGGCGTACATCAGCGGGCCCTCGGCCTCTTCGGGGTCAGGGTTGAAGCCGGCCTTCTCTAGGGCGTCTTCCATTCCCGGGGACAGTGCGAAGGCGTACTGCTGCTTCTTGGGTGCCGCCGTGCTCACGATCGGACGGTCCTGCGCTGCGGCCATGGACTCTTGCGTGGGCTTTTTGGTGTTGTCTTCTGCCACCGCTTACCTCACTCCACCGTCGCCAGGTAAAGCTTGGCGGCGGACGAGCCGTTGTTTGTTACCGCCAGGGACCACACCGCGCTGGTCCTGACCAGGAATCCCACGGACGGCTTTGCGCCGGCCGTAAGGGGCTCGATCTCGTCGCCCGCTGCTCCGTTGATCGTAAGCTGAACCGGCTGGTCGCTTTCCAGGTAGAGGAACTTCTTGGCGTTGGTGTAGATCGACAGGGCGTTGGTCGTGATTGGGTTTTCCTCGGGCAGCACGTCTGCGCTGTAGAACTCAATGTACGAGGCAGTGACCGCGGTGATCTCGAACACCTTGCGGGACACAGGGGAGAACCCGCCGGAGATCTTGAGCTTGTCGCCCTTCTGCACGCCGGCAGCGCTGTAGATGTTGATCTGTGCTGCGAAGCCTCCGCCTAGCGTGATCGGGCCCTCGGCCGCGCCCAGCTCGTTCTCTACCTGGAACGACGTGGCTGTGAGGGCCAGTACCTTGAACTCGCCCTGGTTGGCCGATGCGAACAGGCTGCCAATCCTGGCGTAGTCGCCCACGACCACCCCGCCGGCCAGCAGGCTAAGGGCTGTTCCGCCCGTGGAGGCGAACGTGAGCACGTTGCCGTTCTTGGTGACAGTCACCTCTGTGGTGTTGTCCGCGCCGGTAGTTCTCTGCTCCCTAAACAGCGGGGCGGTGCCGCCCACGTGCGCCAGTATGTAGGTGTTGGCCGAGCTTGGCTTGAGGGTTAGGCTATACTGGGTGGTGCCGTCGTGCGCAAGTGTGCGAGAGCCATCGAAAATGATGCGAGTTTCCCCGGAAGCCACCTCGGTCTCGTCCGACAGCGGCCTGGCCGAGTCTATTCCCTGGATTTCCCTAGACCACTTGAGGTTGTTGAGGTTGGGCGCGTTGGACGCGTTCTGGTCACGGTAAGCATTTAGATGAAAGAGCACATTTAATTTACTCATAATTTATTTCGGCTTAGCCTCTTGCCCCTGTCCCAAGATTAGACGTCAAAGAAGAAACCACCCCTCTTGCCACCCTTCTTGACCGCTCCCGAGTTGGGCCCCAGTCTCTTCTGTATCTCCTGCTTCATCTGCTTGGAGTGCTCTGTGGCCTGCTCCTTCCTCTCTTCTTTGGGGGCGCTGGGCTCGGAGCCGTCGGCCGTGGTCATGGTCACCCCCCTGCCCTTGCCCTCGATGGGGAACTCGTTTTGGCCCACGTACCGAACGGTGTCCATGACGTCCGCGTACTCCTCGTCATCCGGGGTCTTGGTTACGTTGCCGGCGTTATCAAGCACGAAGTGGTGGACCCTGAACCCAGTTATGACCTTTTGGTTCTCCGGCGTGTCCAACACCTTGAGCCACCTGCGGCCCAGGCCGTCGACTATCTTGGACCTTACGGCGTTGATGCCGCCCATGACGTCCTTAGTGAAGTCGGGGCACGGCATGCCGTTCTTTTTGAACGTCTTGATGTTGCCGGGCATGGCCGTGTCTGGGTACCACTTGTTGACCTTGAACCTGTCCCTAAGCTCGATGCCGGTCTTTAGCTGGTCTGGAAACTCCTGGCCGGGCTCTCCGTATGTGTGCAAGATCCACACCTGCCCGTTGGGTATGATGGCCCACACGGTGATGGCGTACTCGTGCCTGAACCCCCAGTCCAGCCCGGCCACTATCTTGACGCCCATGCTGTGCAGGTACGCCACGAGCTGGTCCAGGGTGATGCCGGGCATCTTCTCGCCGCTGACCACGGTGAAGGCGTCCTCGAGCTTGAGTATGTTGCCTTCGGTGAAGGCGTTCTCGAACCTAGGGTAAATGAGTCCCTTGCTGGAGGGCTTCCAGCACATGAGCTGCGCCTCGCCCATGTCGGGCGGCACTTTGCGGAACGAGTTTATGATCGTAGGTATGCGCTTGTACAGCCCGCCGCTGTCCTCGTCCGGCCGGCTGGCCAGCCTGGTGCGGCACACAGTGAACAGCGGACAGGTGGCGCAGCCGGCGTGGGCCTTTTTAACCAGGTCGTACTTCTCCTTGTCCGCCTCGGGGAGCAGCTTCCACTTTTCCCTGGTAAGGTGCTTGTTGAGGGGCAGCTGCTTGGGGGCGTACAGGTCCACCTTAGGCAGGTGCGGCATGTGGCGTTCCTTCGGGCACTTCCCGGTAACGTCCATGATGTTCCACCGCAGGACCTCTTCGCCGGCCTCCTTGGCTTCGTCAAGCTCTTTCTGCATGAGCCCGAAGGCGAACTTCCTGGTGGACAGCTTGACGGTGACCGGGAACTGGCCCTCGAACTCGCCCGCAATCAGCTTGGCCTCGTTGTACGCCATGGGGTCGCGCACGACGTCGATCTCGTCAATGAACATCAAGTTCGTGTGCTCGGAGTTGTGCACAAGAACACCGTTGGCGTAGAAGTTTTTAAGGTGGGGATTTTCTGTGTCCAGAACCACATCCACCAAGTCCTGCATGCCCACCGGCTCTATATGCACAACCTCTAAGCTTGCGGCTTTCCTTACCCGTCGCAACCACCGCCTGCCCGTCTTGGTGTTGGGCACCTTCTTGTCAGTGTACGCAAACCCGCTAGGTCTCCTGCTCAGGAAGACCCTGTCCATCGAGTCAATAGTGAAAGTGGCGCCCACCTCGGCGGTTGGCGCTAGAAGTTTGTACCTCATAGACGGCACAAAGTACGGCGAGACCAACTCAGACAGCTTGCGCGACGTAGCCATGTCCATCGCCAGGCCGGTGTAAACTTTTTTAGTTTGATTGGTAGACTTAACCACTTTTGCGGGGTAGCCTATCTTTCCCAGCCATGATGCAAGCATCTCATTGCCTTCCAGAGTGAACCCAAAACTAGCAATGCGAAACGCATGATCTTTGTAGAGCCCTACCTCTTGCATATTGGCCGACCCATCGTCTTGGAGGAAATAGGCCAGGCCCTCGGGCTTGATTCTGTCTAGCCATTCTGCGCTGATGGTTTTAACGCCATTGCGCTTGATTAACCTGTTTATCTCCTCAAAATAGGGGTGAACTTGCGTGGTGAGTTTCACTATGCCCCTGTTGTCGACATACGTATGGCAACAGATGCCGCTTCTCTCTAAGACTGAGCGGGTGGCCCGTATGTAGTCCATATTCTTGACGGACCTGGACACCTGGTATCTAACCGAACCTGAAGGCAGTATGTTAAGCGAAGCATCGCCCATCAGCGTGCCAAGGACCATTTGCTCAAGAGTGCGCTTGTTCTGGTGGTCCATAACAGGAACCCAGCTCTTGTGCGTCGGCTCCCCGATTAGTGGCTGCATCTTGTCGCCAAGCCTAACCTGGCTGGCACTTACCCACCCCCTATGGGTAAAAACCGGGTGATCGTCCGACACAATTAAGTCTCTGCCGTCAGCCAAACATATTTTTCTAGCATGCTTTTTGGCAATAGCTATGCCGGCCACCCGCACATTCTTGTGACAAAGGTCTTTGGCATCCCAGGATAAAACCATGGCTCCTGGGGAAATTTCAGCTGCCCTGACCGAGCTTCCGTCGGACAGCCTTACCATGGAGTCGGGTGATACGCAGTTGGCGCCGGTCATGGTGCAGATGATCACGGTTATGTACGGGGTCTTGCCCTCGGGGGTGTTGAACTCTATCCTGGTCTTGGTGGACGATGTGTTGATCCACCCTGCGGTCTGTGTCAGCGGCTCTAGCTTCTTGAAGAACGCGTTGATGTAGCTGACTGCCTTGTTCGACTGGGTCTGAATGGCCGCCATGTGCGAGATGGTGGTCTGGAAGTGCAGCAGCAGCAGCACCTCTAGCGCGGCTGCGGACAGGGTTTTGTAGCCCTCCCGGGCAGACAGCATGATGAAGCCAGGCCGCACATCGCCCTTGTTGTCCCTAACCGTGGAGTAGATCTCCCACATGGCCTCGATCGGGCTGCTGTTGGAGTCGGGGTCTATGTGCCCCATGGGGAAGTCCAGACCTAGGAAAAGCTGGCACCAGTCCTTGATTTCCTCGGCCGACGAAAGCATGGTAAGCATCATGACGGACAGGGACTTAAGCTCCAAGGCCCTGACCTGGAACTCCTCGACGGTTAGGCCGGACTCCCGCGCAAGCGACTGCACGTCCGCGCCTGCAGCCCTTATAGACTCCTCGGTCAGGCTATGCAACCTGTTGGTCACTGTAGCCGGAAGTTTTCTGAAGGTGGACTTCTTCAACTAGCCCTCACGAACGCTCATTGGCCTCGTTCACGTACTCGTCGGAGCGCGTTGTGGCCCGCACGAACTCGCTTTCGGCAGCGGCCTCCTCGCGCTCAAGCTGTACGTCCCGGTACTGGGCCACTATGCCGCCCATGGTGCCCATGACGCCGGCTATGCTGATCGCGTTCTCGATGGCCTGCTCCACTGCGCGCGCAGCGTCGTACACCCCGGTCTCCTCCGCCGTGCCGTACTTCTGCGACTCTGCGTCGTACACTTGCGACGGCTGGGACATCAGCCTGGTGATCACTTCCTGAGTCTCTTGGTCTGTGTGGCCTGAGTTCCTAAGCAGCCTGGTCGGCAGGCTGATCAGCGAAGGGGCCAGGATGTTGCGGGCCGAGCTTTCCTCGGGCTCGTTCTGCAGCAGGTCAAGGGCCAGGTCTATGGCCACCCGGCACCCGCCGGGCAGTGCGCCGTGTACGATGGCCGACCTGACGGCACACACCGCGTCCTCGCATCGGTCGTGGGCCTCCTTAAGCTCCCCGTTGCTGCCGGCAAAGATGGTGAGCTTGGCTATGCCGCTGGTCAGCTTGCCCAGGCGTTCGGTGAGCAGCACCTTGTCTATGGCGCTTTCCGGGTTCTTGATCTGCTCCTCAAGCTCGGAAGCGCGGAACTCGATGTTGGTCTGGTCGGACTCGCCGACCACGGTGCTCCTGAAGCGGTAAGCCTCAAAGCTCTCCATGCCCGAGCCAAGGTTGGACAGCTCGAACGTGTTCAGCTGGTCCTTGAGTCCGAACACGCGGGCGCCCGTGAACGCGGCTAGGTCATGCAGGAAGTGGGTTTGGCTGTTGGCCTGCTGGGTTCGCGGCGTGGCCATGGTCACGATGTTCAGCGTGTTGGGCTGGGCGAAGTTGAAGGCCAGGTGGGTGAGCACGGAGTCCGAGAAGCCATGGGCGAAGAAGACAATGTTCTTCCACTTGTCGTCCTTCTCCTCCTCGTAGCGCTGGCCCACTTTCTCCAGCAGGTCAACGAAGTTGGTGATGTCGTGCACGATGCCGTCGTACAACAGAAACAACGGCTTCTCCATGTAGCACCGCTGGTTGGCCTGGTCGTTGATGAAGGCGGGGTGGAACTTGCCAATGGAGTCCTCCAGCCCGATGGCCATGGGGAAGCCGTCGATCTGGCTGACCTCGTAGCCGTGCGGGCCTGAAAGCTCGCGTATGGTCACGTGCGAGCCCTCTCCGTAGCCCACCAGGTCGAAGGCCTTAATTACTGCGTCGGCCATCTCGTCGTCGCCGTTGGCTGATATGCGGGCAACCTTCCACAGCAGGTCCTTGTTTTCTTCGCTGATCTTAATGGCCTGGGCCTTGACGTAGGGCAGCAGCCTGGCGCGGGACACCTTTCCGATCTCGCGCACGATGCGCTGAGGGCTAAGCTTGGGGTTGTTCTTGCAGTACTCGAACAAGTTCTCTATGATCGAGGCCGCCAGTATGGTGGCCGTGGTTGTGCCGTCTCCGGCCTCCTGGGCGGTGCGCTTGGCCGCATCCCGGGCCTGCTCGATGACCAGGTGCTCAAACGGGTCGATGGCGCCCAGGCTGTCGAACACAGTGACGCCGTCCTTGGTGTTCTTGTTGGGTATGCCGGGGTAGTCGCTCTCGATGAGCGTGGGCGAGCCGCCTGGTCCGAACGTGGAACCGACGATCTCAGACACCCTGCCCATGGCCTTGAGCACTATTTTCCTGATCTTGTCCGGGTTGGACTCAAAGCTCTTTGCGGCAGATTTCACTTTGCGTACTGACATTTATAGGTCCCCCGTGCGATTCTATCATGCAAGGATATCGAACAAAAGACGATAGGACGGCATAGATGGCTAAGACTAAAATTCTGTGGTTAGACTGCGACGAGGTTCTGCTGGACTTCATCCGAGAGTTCAACAAATTCCTGGGCACAAAAGGCCACTACGTCGCCTACGAGTACATGCCGGAAAAGTGGGGCGCATGGGCGGGCATCGAGCAGGGCGACTTTGGCAACCTGATGCAGGAGTTCATAAACCATTACTCGGGCAACCTGCCGCGTCTGGCCAAGGCGGAGCAGCTGTGCCGGAAGGCCCGCGAGCTTGGCTGGCACGTCAACGTGATCACCGCGCACCCTTCCCACCTAACCAAGGAAAGGCTAGACAACCTCTCCAGTGAAGGGCTCGTGTTCGACGGCTTCTACTCGACGGTGTCGTTCGGCCCTGACGGAAAGAAGTTCTCGATCTACAAGCACGACGTTGCCGGCCACATGCCTGGCGACATCAACGTGCTGGTCGACGACAGGTTCCAGACCGCCAAGGCGTGGGCGGAGTCAAAGTCGCTGCCCGGCGCGTACGCTGTTACGGTCAGCAGGTCGTACAACAGCGACGACATTTTGGAGTACCTGTCCTACTTGGGCAGGGTCTTCCCGGACAACCTGCTAGTCTCAAGTCCGGGCTCCAATGCGGACGAGGGCGCATCCAACATGCAGGAGGACGCATGGAGGCTGATTCAGAAGCTGGACCACGAGGACTCGGTCTCCACTCTCAAGGAGATAGCCGAGATACGGTCTAGGTCAGGACACTACACTCTGCTCGGAGAATAAAATGAAAATAGGCTTCATAGGCTCTCCCTATTCAGGAAAGACAACCACCGCCGCCATGCTCTTTGCGCGGCTCAAGCGCGAGGGCGTATCGGCCGAGTACATGCCCGAGTACGCGCGCAGCGTAATCAGGACGATCAAGAACGCCACCGGCCTGGACCCAGACGAGCACGACCAGATGGCCATCATGTGGGGCCAGCGCGAGGGGGAGGACAGCCACGTGAGGGGCACTGACTACGACCACATAGTGATCACCGACGGCAGCACCGTGAACAGCCTGTTCTACATGCCCCCTGACTTCGTGAAGATGAAGGGCGAGTCGTCAAGCCCAATGGTCCAGGCCAACAGGTACGACCTGCTGTTCTACTGCGAGCCTGTGTTTTCCGACAGGTCGTCTGACCAGGGCAGGATACACGACAAGGGATTCTCGGAGGCCATGGACGGCAGCATCAAACGCTCGGGCGTTCTGGAGCACAGCAACGTGGTCTCCCTGGACGGCACCCCCGAGGGCAGGCTCGAGCAGGCCCACAGGGCCCTGTGGGCGCGTCGGAAAGCGCAAGGAGTTTGACAAAGCTAGTGGCCCAGTCCCCCACGAGGGCCTTGGTGCATGCCTCGCGCGAGGAGCTTGCATCGCTGGCGCGCCAGCTGGTGTACACCGACAAAGACGCGGTGCACGCGCTCCAGAGGCACAAGCTGAACAAGAGATGGAGGCAGTCTGACGAGGACTCCTGGCTCGCCAGGGCGGAGGAGATCAAGTCGCAAATCACCGTTAGCCTAATACATCCTTCCGAGGAAGGCCCGTGGACCCGGCCCGGAGTGGTGCCGTGGATAAAAGGGGTTGAACTGGACAAGTCAGCCATAGTCTACCCCAAGCCCAGGCCGTTCCCGTGGCGCAAGAAGCTGCCGTTCGAGCTTCACCCCTACCAAAGCTCGTCGATAGCCAAGCTTCTGGCCGAGAAGCATGGCAATGTAGAGCTTACCACGGGCGCAGGCAAGACCGCCATCCTCATCGTGATAGCAAGGGAGCTTGGGCTGCCGACCGTGGCAGTGGCACCGTCAATACCGATCTTTGAAGAGCTGCACAGAAAGTTTGTAGAGCATTTTGGCCAGCAAAACGTAGGCGCGTTCGGAGACGGCAAGAAGCAGATCGGCCGGACGTTCACCGTCTGCGTGGCCAAGAGCCTGAGCAACCTGAAGCCAGGCACCAAGGAGTGGGAGTTCTTCCAGAAGACCAGCGTCATGCTGGTGGACGAGAGCCACACGTGGGGTGCCAACCTGCTAGAGAGCACGTGCCACGGAGTGCTGTCGGAGGTGCCGTACAGGTTCTTCTTCAGCGGCACCCAGACCAGGGCTGACGGCTCGGAGCTTCTGCTTAGGAGCATCATCGGACGCACAGTTGAGAAACTGGAGACGTGGGAGGCGGTCGAGGGCGGCTACATCTCGAAGCACTCGTTCAGGATAGCGAAGGTGTACAGCCACGACCCCACCTACGCCGTCAAGGACCCTATCTTGATGAAGCGCGAGCACTTCCTGCGCAACCCAAACATAGCCCAGTTCATTGCCAGATTCGGCAATGCCGTGGCGCAGACCAGGAACGAGAACACGCTGGTGCTGGTCGAGGAAGTCAACCAGATAGCCATGCTGGCAAAGATGCTGAAGGTGCCGTACGCCATAGCCCACTCCACCAAGGACAAGAAGGAGCTGCTTGAGCACGGCCTTCCGGCCGTGGACCCAACCGAGTCCCTTGAGAAATTCAACCGAGGCGAGGTCAAGATGCTTATAGGCACCAGGTGCATCTCGACCGGGTCCAACATATACCCCATGCACCATACGTTCAACTGGCAGGGCGGGTCGTCCGAGGTGGCCACCAAGCAGGGGGCCGTAGGCCGATCGGTGCGGCTGCAGTCCCAGTGCCCGTACCCATGGGTAGGTCCTTCAAAAGAATCGGTAACTATATGGGACTTCGACGTGGCCGATATCCCAGCAACAGAGAAGCAGTTGAAAAAAAGGCTTGCTTTCTACGCAGACAGCAGAGCAGAGATCAAGAGGGTTGGTTGAGTTACGAGAGAGAATCCCCAAAGCCAGAGGACTTCGACGATGCGTTCCACAAGCTGGCGCAGGACGTAGCCCGCGTACTTGACGAGAACAAGGACGGCACCTCCCAGCGCGAGCAGGTCGAAGGCCTGATGCTCATCGAGCGCAAGTTTAGGGACTCCATCTGCCGCTATGCGCAGAGCAGGGAGCTTTACCGACGGTTCATACTCATGGTCGCCGTGGAGAACAAGAACATACTGAGCGCTCGCCCGTACTTCCGCGAGAAGGCAGAGACCTTCAGTTCGAAGATCACGCCGGCCATCAAGGCGGGCGACGTAGAGGCCCTCAAGAAATTCGACGTGAACTACCACTTCCTGACGTTCGCCAAGAAGTCATGGCGCGGTCCGTTCCCCAAGATGGCCCTCAAGTACTACAACCTGGCCATAGAGGCTAGGCGGAAGCTGATCGAGAACAACATTCCGCTCGCCATCAACCGGGCCAAGCTGTTCTTCCGACGAACCCCCAGGTCCCACCTGGAGCTTTCCGACCTGATCAACATTTGCGTCATGGGGCTGTGCGCCGGCGTGGACAAGTGGGTGGGCGACTACCGCACTGTGTTCCGCTCTGTCTGCATCGGCCGCATGAGCGGCAACATGGTGGACAGCTACTCAGAGACCCTGCTGCACTTCTACCCGTCGGACAAGCGGGTCCTGTACAAGGCCAACACCATAAGCGGCCGGCAGGACATCTCGGACGTGCGGGACCTGGCCGACGCGGTCAAGCAGTCCTTCGCCAACGACGCAGCCGAGGGCAAGAGCGTGCCCAAGGAGGACGTAAGCTACCACGAGCTTCACGCCCTCATGAGCGGCGCCTCCACGGTCAGCGCCGATGCGCCACTGGGCGAGGAGGGACTTACAGTACACGACAAGGCAGCGTGTCAGCGCCCCAGCCCCGAGGCCAATGCAGAGCACGCGGACGCCATGGGCAAGATGTTCGAGGCTGCCGAGGGCCTTCCGCTGATACTCAGAAAAGTGCTAACCTTGAAAGGGGTAAGAACCTAATGGCCGACTTTGAAGAAGTCCAGAGAGTCAAAATCGTACCGGAGGACGAGCTTTCGCCCTTCTCCGTGAGCAACAAGGTGATCCTGGAGTACTCCAAGTTCGACCGCAGTCTCCAGGCCGAGAACCGCTCCGGGCTGTCCTTCATCAAGCAGAAGATCGACCTAGTTCCGTTCAAAGTGATGGCAAGGTCCTACCTCCCCAACAACGTCGTGGTCCAGGCCGGCTCCACTGCCTACATCTCCGGCGAAGTGCTCCACAACGCCCCATGGGCCAAGCAGCCTAAGGAGTCCCCTGCGTTCCCCGGCAAGCAGGTGCTCATCGTGGACGTAGGGGCGATCGAGTTCTTCGACCCGAGGGCCTCCAAGTGAAGGTCCTACGCATAGGCGACCCGCACGTAAAGCACTCCAACCTGGAGGAGTCCGACAGGCTGTTCGGCTTTGCCCTAGATACGGCCGTGGCGGAAAAGGTTGACCGCATAGATATACTGGGCGACCTGTTCCACAACCACGTGCTGGTGCGGCTGGACGTCATGGACTTCTGGCGCAAGTGGGCGGTTAAGTTCGCCGAGGCCTTTCCCACGTACATGCTGGTGGGCAACCACGACATGCCGGGCGACCGCCAAAGCGAGTGGAAGATCAGCTCGCTGGACTCGCTGCCCGAGCACCCCAACCTGACCATAGTCAAGACGGCTTTGATCGGCGACGACGGCATAGCCTACATGTCCTACACGCACTCGCCCGAGAAGTTCCTAATGACAGCTAAGGAGATGTCCACGTACCCGAAGCGGCCCAGGACACTCGTGTGCCACGGCACGTTCGTTGGCTCCAAGTACGACAACGACTACCCTGCGCCGGACGGCATCGACCCAGACCTGGTGCCGTTCGACTTCGTTGTAAGCGGCCACATACACGGCGAGCAGGAGTTCGGCAAGGTGCACCACCCTGGCACGCCTAGGTGGGACGGCTCCAGCGACGCCAACAAGCGCAAGGGCTTGTGGGTGTACGAGCACGCGCAGGACGGGGCCGTGCTGTCCAAGAAGATGATCGGCACCGAGAGTGTGTGCACGCCAGTGGTGGACCTAGAATGGAAGGAAGGCCAGGAAATGCCGAAGGCCCCGCCGAACGCTAGGGCGACTTATTCGATCGTAGGCACGTCCGCGTGGGTCAGGCAGGCTAAGAAATCGGCGCTCGAGTCGGGCGCCCTGGCAAGGACCACGTTCACCGACTCAGTGGCCAGCAAGGCGCTGCGCAAAAGCGCCAAGGGGCTGGAGGACTACCTGGACAACGTGTTCCAGCCGTCGGCCGGAGTGGCCAAGAAGGAGATACTGGAGTGGCTGTCAAGCCCGTAAGCGAGGAGCAAGCCAAGAAAGCCATCGCCAATGCCGAGGCAGAGGACCGGGTGCAGAAGCATGTGCGCGAGATGGCTAAGCTTGCCATGCTGTCCGGCAACCTGAGCGACTTCCATCTGGACAACCTCAAGAAGTATGGCGCCATAGCGTTCAACGGCGTCAAGAGCGGCAAGATCGAGTACGACCTTACGCAATACAAGTTCGCAAAGGCCGAGGAGCCCAGGGACGACCGCGAACGCATAGTGGACGCCATAGAGGGCCGCAGGTGCATGTCATTCGTGGCCTACCACGTAGAGACCGACGGCTCTGACCAGCCGAACCTAGAGCGCAGAATAGAGTGGCTGGAAAGCTCCGCCAGGAGCCTGCTGTGGTCAGACATCACCGTGGAGATTCATCTAAACGGCAAGATCATCCATAGGAGCAAGGGTGGAAAGTAACAACATGCCGGCAGTACCGACCACGGACATGACGCCGGACGAGCTGGCGCGCGCAGCCAAGTACGCCGAGGACGGCATGCCCGGGCTGTCGGCCGTGAGCGACACGTCGGTGCACAAGATGGTCGAGATGTACATGGCCGGCAGAAGCTACAACGACATCTCGCGCAACACAGGAACCAAAAAGGACATAGTGCTGTTCTTGTCCAAGAAGCTAGGGTGGTACGAGGCCAAGTCCACCCATCTGGCCGAGGTCAGCAAAGGCATCATGCAGCGGGCGACTGAGACCAAGCTCCATTCGGCGGCCTTCGTGGCCGACCTGCTTGCCTGCTGGCACAAGTATATGCGGTCCAAGATCGACAACTACCTCTCTACGGGCAACGACAAGGAGGCCGCAGAGGCGCTGGGCATACCGCTAAACAACTACTTCAAGAGCGTAGAGGCCCTGGAGAAGCTAATGTCAGAGCCTCCAAAGTCGCCAACGGACAAGCCTCCATTGGTGGGAGTGAACGTGGGCGACGGCATGGAGATCAAAAAAACCGGGGAGAACTCCCTGGAGATAACGCCTAAGAAACCAAAGGCCTTTTCCAACGTACTCAAGGAAATGGCCGACTTAAAAAGACAGGAAAGCGCAGACGCCGCCAAGGCCCGCGATATCAACGCTAGTAAGACCACCAATCCCGGTGTCCGCAAACGTAAGGGAACAAAACAATGAAGAAGCTGTTAGCATTAGTCCTGACCATGCTCCTTTTGGCTGCGGCACCAATTAACGCCTTGGCCAAATCGAAGACGTCGTCATCATCCTCGGACGAAGTAATTTTCTCAAAGGAAAACACACTCGTCATCAATAGTGTAGTGGAAGATGAAAGCGTAGCGAAGCTGATTGCCCAGGCTAAAAGCATGGACGCCGCACTTCCTAGCGGAGACGCCATCAACTTATTGCTCAACACACCAGGCGGAAGCATCCAGTCTGGGCTCGAGCTTATCGAGGTGCTCTCATCGTTAAACCGCCCGGTGAACACGGTTATAATTTTCGCAGCGTCAATGGGATTTCAGATTGTACAGAATTTAGGCAAGCGCTATGTCCTCAAGAACGGCGTGCTCATGAGCCACAAGGCCCGCGGCATGTTTAACGGTGAATTCCCTGGACAAGTGGACTCGCGCTATGGCCTTTGGATCAATCGAATCAACGAGCTTGACGAGCAAACCGTCAAACGAACATCTGGCAAGCAGACTTTAAAGAGCTACCGGGCAGCATACGAGAACGAGCTTTGGCTTACTGGCTCAGACGCGGTAAAAGGCGGGTATGCCGATGAGATCGTGACAGCAAAGTGTGATAAAACATTAGGCGGAACAAGGTCTGAAGTGCTCTACTTCTTTGGATTGAAAATTGATGTTATCTTTGACGAATGTCCCCTCAATACCTACCCGATTGACGTAAAAATCAACGTGCCTACGACCGAAGGCCTTCTCACGCTGGAGCGCTTTTACGAGCTTGGCGGCGCCTTCGGGCCCGGATGCAAGGCGGGCCAGGACGACTATGTGTACTACAACTGGGGAACAAACTCCAGCAGCCAGCAGAACGTATCTGCCAAGTCAAAGCGACCATGTGCCTTGGACGAGACGCTCACCATGGAAAAAGTGCAGGAAGCCAAAATCAAGGCCAAAGAGAAGTACAACAACATCCGCGAGAAGGTTGTCAAAGGCTACTAAGCCGGAGCGTACAATGCCACTGATTCCCTACTCTTGCGAGTGCGGAGCCAGCGGACGGAAGTTCTACACCAGGGCAGTGGAGGCTAAAACCTTCCTGCCCTGTACCGTTTGCGGCAAGGAAATGAAAAGGCGCATGAGCGCGCCGTCCAATTCGTCTAAAATAACCGTAGACAACGGCTCTCAGCCCAGGGCCGTGGAGATTCTGCCCAACGTCCTTGAGCTGAATGAGGAAAGGGCCAAGAAGGGCCCAAACAGAGGAGACTAGCTACTTGCTCAGACTACTCAAGCTCCGGTTTTCAGGAATAGGACGGTTCCAAGACGAGCAGGAAGTCCCGTTCTCCGAGCTTGGCCGGCTGGTGCAGGTGGACGGCCTTAACGAGGCCACGGGGGGCTCGTCCGGCTCCGGCAAGAGCACTATCTTCCAGGCCTACGAGTACCTGCTGGGCCTGAACGACACGCCCGCCACTGTCCTGCAGGCCAGAAACACCAAGAACAAGATCAAGGTAGAGGGGGAGTTCGACTGGGACGGCAAGTCAATGACCGTGCACAGGTCTGCCGCCAGGGGCCTGGTCGTAACCGTGGACGGGGACGAGAAGTCAGGCAGCAACGCACTGGCCGAGGAGCGTCTGGACAAGGCTTTAGGCATGCCCCGCAAGCTGTTCAGAATGGCGACGCACAAGCGCCAGGGAGAGGGCGGGTTTTTCCTTTCGCTGCCGCCCAAGGAGTGCCATAAGTTCGTAGTCGACTGCCTGGATCTCAACCACCTGCTCGCGCAGCAGACCAGCGCAGAGAACAAGCTCAAGGCCAACAGGGAGGCGCTGTCCAAGGCAGAGTCAGACGAGGGACAGGCCAGGTCCGCGCTCGAGGCTGCCGAGCAGGCGCTTGCGTCCCTGCCGCTGCCGCCCAAGCCGACCATGCACCAGGAAATAATCGACCAGATGGAGGCCACTGCGGCCGCCTCGCTTGTGGCCTTGGGCGGTCGCGAGCTTGCTTACAAGAAGTGGGAGTCCACCTTGGTGTACTCCACCGTAGAGGCCGTGCCGTACGATGACTCGGGTCGGGCGGCGGACCGGGAGAAGCTCACCATGGTCAGGGACCGCCTGCTTAAGGCCCGCGAAGCCTTCACGGTCCAGAAGAAGGAGCTTGTAGACCGAATCCAAGCCATCAGGCAGGAAGTGGAGAAGAAGCGCGACGAGCTTATTGAGGGCGCCAAGGCCTTAGCCGCGGAGGCACGCACCCACGACCAGATGGCCGCCAAGCTGGACTCGGCTGCGTCCAAGAGGTCGGAGAAGGAAGCGCAGCTGGCCGCATTGGACAATCACAGGTGCGATCGCTGCAACCAGGTGTGGATAGGCGAACAGGCCACGGCCGAGGCCGAGGCAATTCGGGCGTCGCTTCCTAAGTTCGACGAGGCAAAGCAGAGGGCCGATGCCGCCCGGGTGCACTACAAGACCCTATTGGCTCAGTCCGAGGACCTTTACTCGCAGGCCAAAGACACGGACGTCAACAAGGACCCTCGTTACGCCGAGCTTATTGCCCAAATGGACATGCCCATACCGGAAAACATGCTGAAGCTAGAGGAAGCCGCTAGGCTGCTGGAGGCGTCCATAGAGAAGCACCGCGTGCTGAACCAAGAGCACGACCGCAAGGAGTACGCCAGGATACAGGCCGACAACCGTGCCCGCATGGACCTAGAGGCCGCCGAGCGCAAGAAGCTGCAGGACGAAACGTCTCAGGCCCGGGGCCAGTACGACGTGAACCGCAGGGCAGTGGAGGCGGCGAGGAACCAACTAAGGAACGAGCAGTCGCAGCGAGAGCACTCAGAGGCAGCCAGAAAGGCATCGTCCGAGATCGTAGCGAAGAAGGCAAGCCTGCTGACGTCGGCTACGCTCAACACCATGGCGCTGAGAAAGGGCGTCGCCGTGGGAGAGGAGGCGGTCAGGCTGGTAAGAAGCTACACAGGCGCTGCCTTCGACGGCGCGCTCGAGGAGATCTCCGAGAACGCCAGCAGGGTACTGGCGCAGCTGCCCAATACCTCCACCATGACGATCAAGCTGTCTTCCACCAGGGAGACCAAGGACGGCAAGGTCAAGGAAGAGATCACTGCGCTGCTGAGCATGGACGGCGAGCCGGACATCGACCTGAGAAGCCTGTGCGGCGGAGAGGGCTCCGCAGCGCACCTGGCCATCGACATGGCTGTAGTGGACTTGATCGAGAGTCGCGGCGGCAAAGGCTGCGACATACTGGCGCTGGACGAGCCGTTCGACGGCATGGACCCCCAGACCAAGGAGCGATGCCTGGACGTCATCAAGGCATCCGGCACCAAGAAGCGGGTGCTAGTCGTAGACCATACGCCAGAGATCAAGCAGATGGTCGACCAGTCAGTCTTCGTCACTCGCCCGATCGGCAAGCCGAGTGTAGTTTCTGTCCGATAAGAAAACATGGCGGGAGGAGTGGTGAGCAGCAGAGAAGAAGTACAGCGGGACATAGATGAGTTCCTAGAGAAACAAGACACCCTCAACAGAGAGGCCAGGAAGGCCCTCCTCTTCGCACTTTTTGACAAGCACATTTGCCTATCCAAGAGCGACCTGATGCTCGACCTGCGAGACCTGCACGAAGTGAAGTCCATTGCGTCAAGCCGCATGTCTTCAATCGCCCTTCCGGCCCAGATCAGCGGCAAGGAAGTGTACCAGGAAGACCTTAGGTCGATAGTGCTTCTTGAGTCGTTCGGCATGCAGCTGAACAAGCACCAGGCTTTACGCAGGGTACCGAAATTTAACTTCACCCAGGGGGGATGAGATGGCTAGTAAAAAATCGATCGAAGAGATCATTCAGAAAAATTATCCAGAGTTCGAGGAAGCCGTGTCTGGCCTCGGAGTCTCCGACCTGGAGGCTCGCCTGATGGAGCTTGCGAAGGGCCGCCAGGCCACTCGTGAGGCCAAGGAGATCGACGATAAGCTCGAGCAGGCTTCTGCGCTAAAGAGCGAGCTTGAGGCTCCCTACCGCGATGCTTTCAAGGCAATCGACGACAAGAGCCGCTACCTAACCAAGCTCATTGGCGAAAAGGGCGGAAAGACCGCCAGCTGAACGAAACATGGACAAAAAAGTAGTTCTAGCGCTGGACGTCTCCACGAAGACGGGCTGGAGCGTGGGACTATCTTCGTCTGAGGGCTACAAGCTACTTGAGCATGGCGCCATCCCGAAGGTAAGCTGCCCGCCCGGCAAATACCCTGAGAACTTCCTGAAGTGGGCCAAGGAGTGCTTCGCTCCCATCCACGAGCTGCTCAAGAGCCATGCGCCGGACGTGGTGGTGATCGAGGAGACCGCCTCCCTCAGCAAGAACGCGCACGACCAGAAGATACTGGAGTTCATCCACTTTATGGTGGCGACAATGCTGGCAGAGACCGGCATAGACAGGCGCTACTTCATGACAGAGGAGTGGCGGCGTATCTGCGGGTGCGTCATGAACGACGCAGAGAAGCTGCAGGGCAAGATCGTCAGGAACGCCAAGAAGCGCGCCAGGTCGTCCGGCCAGGAGGGCGTGGTGGTAGTCAAGAACGAGGCCGGAAAGCGCATAGGCAGGGTCACTAGGAAGCACATCAACGTCAGGCGTGCGAATGAAGTGTTCGGGCTAAACTTAAAAATCAAGAACGAAGACATCGCAGATTCACTACTTTTAGGCTATGCCTGGCACACACTCAGGAGAAGAAAGGAACAGACTTGAACCAATACAACAAGCTGCTCAGCGACGTAACCGCCTTCAGGACCTACGCAAAGTACCTACCCCACGCCGGCAGGCGAGAGGCCCTAGAGGAGACGATCAACCGCTCTTTGAACATGGACCTCCAGATGTTCCCCAAGCTCAGCTCGGAAATAGTGAAGGCGTACTCCATGGTGCATGACCTGTCCGCCATGCCGTCCATGCGCAAGCTGCAGTTCGCCGGCGACGCCATACTCAAGAACAGTTCCCGACAATTCAACTGTTCCTATTTGCCTGTGGACGACCCCAAGTCGTTCAGCGAGGCCTTGTTCCTGCTGCTGAGCGGCACGGGAGTGGGCTACTCGGTGCAGAATAGGCATGTGTCCAAGCTGCCCAAGGTGCAGCACCCACGCGAGGAAGGCAAGTTCCTTGCGCACGACTCGATTCAGGGCTGGGCGCAATGCGTTGAGATTCTGATGAACGCATACTTCTATGGTCAAATCCGGCCTGTGTTTGACTTCTCGCCCATCAGGGCCAAGGGCAGCTACCTGGTCACGACGGGCGCCAAGGCGCCGGGTCCAGAGCCGCTCAAGGCGATGCTCAGGCTCGTGGAAGAGACGCTCAAGAAGTCGATTGGGCGCAAGCTTACGTCCCTGGAGGTGCACGACCTGATGTGCATCATTTCTGACTGCGTGCTGGCCGGCGGCATACGACGCAGCGCGCTCATCAGCCTGTTCGACCTGGACGACTCCGAGATGCTGGAGGCCAAGAAGGGCCAGTGGTGGGAGAAGGCTCCGTGGCGCGCACGGGCCAACAACAGCGCCGTGCTGGTGCGCGGCGAAGTGACCAAGGACCAGTTCATGGACGTGTTCAAGGCATGCAGAGACAGCAGAGCCGGCGAGCCTGGTTTCTACTGGACGTGGGACCCAGACTGGGGCACCAACCCGTGCGTTGAGACAGGGCTGCGGCCGTTCCAATTCTGCAACCTGAGCACCTTCAATGCCACTGGCATATACAACAAGAAGGAGTTCCTTCGCAGGGTGCGCGCATCGGCGGTGCTGGGCACCATACAGGCCGCGTACACTGACTTCCCGTTCCTGAGGCCCATCTGGCGCAAGACCACGGAGTCCGAGGCGCTCATAGGCGTCAGCATGACCGGCGTGGCCGACGCAGGAGAGTTTCTGACCGACGACCTGCTGGAGGAAGGCGCCAAGCTGGTGCTGGAGGTGAATGAGAGCATAGCCAAGAGGATAGGCATAAACCCGGCCGCCCGCGCTACAGCCATAAAGCCAGAGGGCACGTCCAGCTGCGTGCTTGGCTCCAGCAGCGGAGTGCACGACCGGCACTCGCCCTACTACATTCGGCGCATCAGGATGAGCAAGGACGATGCCCTGTACAAGTACCTGCTAAAGAACGTGCCGGAGCTATGTGAGGACGACCTGTCCTCCAGCAACGGAGGAGTGGTGTCCTTCCCGCAGGAGTCGCCCGAGGGCTCCTACACACGCGAAGGCAGCACGGCCGAGAGCCTGTTCAAGAGGGCGCTCAGGTTCAACAAGCACTGGGTGACTCCAGGGCACAGGTCGGGCAAGAACAAGCACAACGTGAGCGTTACCATCAGCGTGAAGGACGACGAGTGGGACGACCTGGGCGAGATTTTGTGGAGGCACCGCAACGACTACACCGGCATCAGCCTGCTGCCGTACGACGGGGGCACCTACCAGCAGGCGCCGTTCGAGAAGTGCGACAAGGAAAAGTTCGACTCCATGAGCATGATGGTTAAGTCAGTGGACCTCAGGCAGGTAATAGAGCTAGACGATAATACAAACCGCGGAGAGCAGATAGCCTGCGCGGGAGGCGCCTGCGAGTGGACCGGGGCTTGACTCGATAGCTTTTAGGCGAGGACTTATGTCAGAAGAAGAAACTAGTTTTTGGGACAACGACCACACCTCCGAGGAGGAAGTGGAGCACACTGCGTCGGTCAGTGCCGAGGAAGCTGCAAAAGCAAGGTACCAACGCGTGCAAGAGGCCCGAGCTAGGCGCGAGCAAGAGGCCGCCGAGGGCGAGGACTTCCTTGACGGAATCGAGGACGATGAGTCTGAGTACAGCGAAGGAGAGGACGACTCAGACTACGACGAGCAGTCGGTCCTAGACAACGCAGTGCTCAGGCTCGAGCAGGCGCAGCTGTACAAGATGCTGATGGAGTCCGACCTGTTTGCGGATGTGCAGGCAAACCCTGAGGCCATCAAGAACGTGCAGCGGGAGCTTAAGCGCTTCATCAAGGAGAGGCTCGAGATCTTCCTGGGCATACGCGCGCCCAAGGCGGAGGCCGTAGAGTATGAGTCCCCGTTCTCCGACCTCGAGATCAAGGTGCTAAAGAGCGTGGCCCACAAGGTCAGCGGCGGAACAGTGGGTTCCCCAATCGTGGGCGGCTCCCTGCCAAAGATATCCGCAAAGGTGCAGCAGCCAGCCACGCCGCTGCGCAGCCGGTCGTCCTCCAAGCCGCAGCGCAAGCCGCAGCCGAAGTACAAGCCTCTATCTAAACCCATTCACGAAATGACCGAGGACGAGCTTATACTCAGGAACGAGGAGATCGCCAAGAGGCAAGCCGCCTCCAAGGCGCCAGCGGCCGGCGACAGATTGGCCATGCCGTCCATGGAACAACAAGAACAGCTTTACCAGAACAGGTCCACAGTGCCAGCCACAGTGGGCGGGCCGAACTTGATACAAGCAATCATGTCGGCAGTAGAGAAAAACAAACAGGCCTCGACAGGCCGCTAAAGGAGAGAAGATGAGCGCACAGAACAACCCCCAAGCCGCACCACAGAGAGCCCTAACGGCAGCGCAGCGTTTGGAGCAGCTCGAGGCACAGGTCATCAACCTGATCCAAGTTCAGGACATGATCACCGGCGACGTGCAGACAATCAAGGAAGCACTCAGACTCTTGGCCGACAAGGTTAGCGCAATCGTGACGTTGTCCGGCTCGGGAAAGCAGCTCACCAACGAGTCAATCAACGACGCCATGGTGCAAGCCAACGTGGACGACCTGGACACCAGGCTAAACGCCATGATCGAGCGCGGAGTGCTGGTGCTTCAGGGCGAAGGAGCCATGATTGCTGCCGACTCGTTCGTAGTTGGGCAAGAGATCGAGGACAAAACCGGCAAGGTGGCCAACCCAAGAATCCAGTTTCCGCTGGGCGGATTGAAGCCTGAGTTCCGCGAGAGCTTGATGGGCAAGAAGGTGGGAGAGAGCGCCAAGATCGGCGACGAGGCCTATACCGTTGAGATCACGCGCATCTACCAAATCAAGCCGCTGAAGACTGCAGCACAGATCGAAGCCGAGCAGGCAGCCGCTAAGGCGGAGGCATCTGCTTCAGAGGCAACTTCCTCGGAAGCAGCCTCCTCGGAAGCAGCCTCCTCGGAAGCATCGTCTGATTCAGCGACCCAAGAATCATCTCAGCAAGAGCAGCAAAGCTCGGAGCAGTCCCAGTAGCGGGCCGAATCTTGTAGGCTCGTAGGAGGGACTTCGCGATGGCAGGTGCCGAAAGGTTTACCGACGAGGAGATAGTGTACCTCGTCAAGAAGAGGGACGAGGACGAGTGGGAGTGGGCCAAGATAGCCTCCGACTACTCGAAGAAGTTCGGAGCCGTCAGGAGCGCCGACACACTCAAGCATGCTTACCACAGATACAGGTCCCAGCTGGACGACACCAGCTACCGTGTCAAGCTACTAAGAGACAACGCCCGCACCAAGAGGGCTGCTTCGACAAACGGCAAGGAGTTCCGGGAGCTTTTGAAGGCCTGGGACGACCGAGACGACATACTGGACGCAGTCAAAACCGCATCCAAGGCCGTGGGAGAAATCAAGGCAAAGGTCCCAGTCCACAAGCCGTCCGCCAAGAAGAAGTCAATGACCCTGGAGCTTCTGATCAGCGACATACACATCGGCAAAAAGACCGAGAAGTTCAACCTGGAAGTGGCCAAGCGCCGCCTGGCAGAAATCAGGGACACGGTGCTGGGCGAGATCGCGCGCTCCGAGGCGCACTACTCCGTGGACAGGGTGATCATAGCCATGATCGGCGACATGATCGAGTCCGCCACCATGCACGGCGTCGAGTCGCGCAAGGGGTGCGAGTTTGGCAACCCGCGCCAGATACACGAGTGCCTGACGCTGCTGTTCTCGATCATAGTGGAGCCGATCGCCATGACGGGACGCAAGGTCGACTGCGTGGGCGTCACCGGCAACCACGACCGCACCGAGTACGAGCGAACATACCACAACCCGGGCGAGGAGAACGTCACCTACATCATCTACAACACGATGAAGGACTTCACGGAAATGCGCGGCCTGAGCAATGTGACCTGGCACATCCCCGTCGGACCGCACCAGCTTCTGGACATATACGGCGAGAACGTGCTGTACGAGCACTACGACAACTCCAAGGGCTCCGACCAGCGCAAGGGCATCGAAAGCCTAATGTCCAAGCGCACAAACCAGATCAGCAGGCCAATCCGCTTCATTCGCGGCGGGCACTTCCATGAGCCGTCGGAGTTCGGCCTCGGCAAGATCGTGATCAACGGCTCCCTTCCGGGCAACGACAGCTTCTCCGAGATTCTCGGGTTCGACTGCGAGCCCACGCAGACTCTCAACTTCTACATCGAGCGCTCCAAGGACGACCGAGTCAAGCGCACTACTTCCTTCTACAAGAGGTTGCTGATACAGCTCAGCTAACCAACCCCCGGAGGAACCGTGAGCAGCGCCGAGCGAGTCGAGAAGGCCAAGAAGGCCATAGTAGAGGCGGAAATAAGACTTAGGACGCACGAGGTCGAGATGGACGCGCTCATGGCGGACGCGGCCAGCCTCCGCAGGGCAATGGAGATACTGTCCTCCAACGAGGAATTCCTGAAGGAGCCCGGCCTGGTTGTGTCCGTGCAGGAGTACAAGAAGATCAGGCAGGACATTGCGTCCCTGATCGAGCAGAAGGACAGGATGGTCTTCACCATGAACCAATGCAGCACAAGGATAGACGAATCGGCCAGGAGCCTGGAGGGCGCCCGTGCGCTATTAGACTATGAGCTAAGCAAGGAAAAGCGCAAGGTAGTGAACTTGTTCCCTAGGAGAACCGATGGCTGACAAAGAGCGTCTGCTGCATAGAATAAGGACCGAAGAGGACTTCGTCAACTCTCCGCGGCACGGCAACAGCCTCAAGCGCGTGGCCGACGACAACCCCGACGGCATAGAGGACCACCAGGCGGCCAAGATGCTCTGCTGCACTGAGAAAGAGGTCAAGGAGATGTACGGCTCCGCGGTGGAGATGATTCGGTCGAAGATCGCGTCGAAGTGGGAAGACGCCCCTTGATTCTCGAAATATACACCGACGGCTCCGGCACGTCCGCCGGCAACCCCGCCGGCTGGGCCTACGTGATAGTCGCCAACGGCAAGGCGCTGGCCGAGAAGTCGGGCCGCATAGAGGCCGGCACCAACAACGACGCCGAGCTGGAGGCCGCCCTGCAGGGCCTAGAGGACCTGGACACCAGGCTGACCATGGCCGTTAGGCCGGACAGCGTGGAGCTTGTGCTCGTCAGCGACAGCCAGCTCGTTCTGGGCTGGGCCAGCGGCCGCTTCCGGTGCAAGCAGGACGCCAAGCGCCAGAAGGTGGAGAGGCTGTGGAAGCTCTACAAGAAGCTAGGCTGCACCCAAAGGTGGGTGCGTGGCCACTCTGGGAACCCATACAATGAGAGATGCGACGTGTTGGCTGGGGCAGCCAGGTTGGGCGAGGAGCCCAAGGACAAGCGCAGGCTGACCCGCATAGGCGGCAAGAAGGACGGCGTGGTCATGCTCAAGAGGGGCACTGCGGTCAAGCTGGTCGACCTGGAAGCCAACAGGGTGGAGGACTACAACCCATCGCTGCATGGCGACCGAAGCGGCGACGACTGCATCACGGTATAGGGTAGACTATGAGAAGACTGTTTTTCGACCTGGAAACCGGCGGCCTTGACAAAGTCAAGAACCCCATTCTGACTGCCTTTTTCCTCATGCTGGAAGAGGACTTCACCATAGTGGACGAGCTTAGCCTGAAGCTGCGGCCGCAAGAGGGCAAGGAGTGCGAGCCAATCGCGCTCGAGAAGAACGGCATCAACCTGGAGCAGCACCTGGCCGACCCCGAGACCGTCACGGTCGAGGAGGGCAAGAAGAGGCTAGGGGCCTTCCTGGTTAAGAACTCCGAGAAGGGCAAGCGACGCGGCATACGCCCGCACGGCCACAACATCATCAAGTTCGACGAGCCATTCCTGTTCGAGAACCTCATGCCCGAGGCCGAATGGTCCAAGCAGGTGCACTACACCTCGATGGACACCAAAGTGTGGATGGACTTCCTGAAGGACGCGGGGTGGCTGCCTCAGGACCTAGGCACCTTGGAGTCGGTCGTGACCTACCTAGGGCTTCCCCAGCGCGAGGCGCACACTGCGCGCGAAGATGTGCTCATGAACGTAGACGCATACAGGGCCCTTAAGTCGCTCATGGAAGACCGAAAGGAAGGGTCATCAGGGAAGTCCGAGAGACTGGCCCTTCTGGAGACTCAGTGATACGCCGCAAGAAACGGCCACCTGCTACCAGCAAGGCGCGCATAAAGTTTCTGCGCAAGCTGTGGGCACGCCTATGGCTCTCTGACTGGAGCAACGGAGAACATCTGGCCGTGCTCAATCACGTAGTGTTCGAGAAACGCAAATGACGCTGTCGTTTACCCCGCACCTGCATCCTGAGGACTTCAACACAGGCTCATCGCTCAGTGCCTTCATAGCGCAAGCAGCTAAGCTGGGACGCAAGGCCATTGCCTGCACGCCGCGCGGCCACATGAGCGCGTGCCTAAGAGCGTACCACTATGCCAAGGAAAAAGGCCTAAAGTCCTCGCTGGGCACCGAGCTTATACTGGTGCCGTCCGTGCACCACTTCGCCGGCCCTAAGTTCTACACAATAACCCTACTGGCCACCTCCAAGGCAGGCTACCAAGCGCTGTGCTCGTTGTCGTCGAGCAAGGGCGAGGCCAGGACCATACTGGGCGGCGACGAGTTCCCCGCGCACGGGTGGGCAGCGCTAGAGTCCATCTCGAAGCAGGACGTAGTGGCCGTGGTAGGCGGTCCCAACTGCCTGGTGGGCAAGGCCGCTGCAGTGGGCGAGGGCAAGGCCGCCAACGCTGCAATGGAACGCCTGTCGGGGCTGTTCCCCGGCCGCCTGTGGGCCTCCGTGGTCGGCGCCGACATGGCCTCCAGGTGCGCTGACGTAATACGCATAGAGTACGAGGACGGCACCCTCAGCGCTTTGTACGGCACTGACAAAGTGGACACGGCGGTAGCGCGCAGGTGCTCGGCGCTCGAGCTTGCCAATGACCCCGACAGGCACGCCAAGGTGCGTGCAGAATACCACGGCCCGATCGTGCACGTGATCGACAAGAACATCAAGTCAGCCACCGCCACCAAGCGCATGGTGCCGCTGCCGGGCGGAGACGCCATCGCGACCATCAACAGGGCCGTTGCACTGCTGGCCCGCAGGCACGGGGCCAACATAGTGTACACCGACTACGCCTACCTGGCCGACCCAGACGACAAGGCCGTGCAGGACCTTCGCTTAGAGGGGCACTCCTTGCCACACGGGTGGCACATGCAGCCGGACGGGGAGGCCAGGGAGCGCCTGTGGTCCACTGGCCTGCTTGGGTCGCTGGCCGACGTCGACAGCGTGTTCGCAATGAACGACGAGCTTATGGAGGTCACCACCAAGTACGACCTCAAGTACGACTTCAAGCTGCCTACGTACGCCGGCGACGTCCTGAAGGACTCCATGGCCATCATACGCGCCAACAGCCGCATGCCGTGGGGCAACAAGGAATACGAAGACCGGCTGCGCAGGGAGCTGGTCACATTGGCCAAGGGCAAGCTGAACCTGCTGCCGTACTTCATGCCCATACGAGACGTGCTAAACTGGCACATCGAGCAGGGGTGCCTGACTGGTCCGGGCCGAGGCTCTGCCGCCGGCTGCTTGTTCATGTACTTGATGGCGATCACCGAGGTCGACCCGATCAAGCACGGCCTGTCCATGGAGCGGTTCTACTCCGACGACCGCGCGGCGGCGGGGGACATCCCCGACGTAGACGTGGACCTTCCCAACAAGGACCTTTTGATCGGCAAGGACGGCAAGAGCGGCTACCTGTACGGCCGCTGGGGCAGCAGCGCGGCGCAGGTGTCCACGCGGTCCATGATGCGGCTAAAGAGCGCAATCAAGGACGTCAACCGCTACCTCAACAACGGCAACGTGGACCCTGAGATCGAGCAGTTTACCAAGGGGCTACCCAACCCGCCTCAGGGCGTCAGCGACTCCGACTGGGTCTTCGGCTACCTGGACGGCGACAAGAACCCAGTGAAGGGCTACTTCGAGCAGTCGGAGGACTTGCAGCGCTACGCCGAGGTGCGGCCGCAAGAGTGGGAGCTGGTCAAGCGGTGCCTTGGCCTACCACGGCAGAGGTCCAGGCACGCCTCTGCGTTCATCATCACAGACGGGCCGGTAGGAGACATAGCGCCCACCTTCGACGGCAACATCACGCAGTACGAGGCCAAGGAGGTCGAGCAGGCGGGGCTGATCAAGTACGACTTCCTGGGAGTCAGCCAGCTGCAGGACATTCAACTGTCCATCAAGCTGATCAACGAGCGGGCCGTCAAGGACAGGATGTACCTGGGCTACTGGCACCCGGAGAGCGACTCGGGTACGTGCGGGCACTGCGTCTCCGGCAGCACGAACGATGACCATAGCGAGGAAGTCCTTGTTGTGCGCGCCGGCAACAGCATAGAGAAGAAGTACTCCGACACCATGAAGTGCAGCGGGTGCGGCCACTATATGGGGCCCATTCCCAAGGACGTGCGCTATTTCTTCAGGAACGGACGCCAGGAGTTCGTGTGGGCGCTGCCGGAGGACCAGGGCGTGTTCTCGTCCGTGTGGGACGGCAACGCAGAGACCATCTTCCAGATCAAGACGGACACCATGCGCCCGCACGTCATGGCAATCATGCCCTCCTCCATCGACGAGCTTGCAGCGGTGCTGGCGCTAGTGCGTAACGGCCCCCTCGACTTCATCGACGAGGCCACTGGCCGCAACATGGCCGAGGAGTACGCGGAGAGGAAGCACGGACGATCGGAGCCCATGCCCGTGCTCATGAGGCTGCTGCCGGACACGTACGGCACCCTGGTGTACCAGGAGCAGCTGGAGCGCATCTGCGTGGAGCTTGGCGGCATGGACCCGATCACGGCCGGAAAGCTCAGAAAACTCATCTCCAAGAAGAAGGCCGTCGAGGTCGCTAAGTTCAAGCCTAAGTTCATGGCCGGAGCCGTCGAGAAGCTGGGCGAGCAGGACGCCACCACCGTGTGGGACATGATGGAGACGTTCGGCAAGTACGGCTTCAACAAGTCCCACTCCGTGAGCTACGCCTACATCACCTACGCGTCGATGTACCTGCGCCACCACTACCCGCTCGAGTGGTGGAGCGCCATCCTGACCAACGCCGACGAGGCCGAGATCACCGGCAAGCTGTGGAAGCACGTCAAGGGGCTGATCGCGCAGCCGGACGTCAACATCAGCGGCGACACCATGACGGTTGACTACGCGGCCAACAAGATCAGGTCCAAGCTGGGCGTCGTAAAGGGCCTAGGCGAGAAGGCCGTATTGAACATAGCCCAGAACCGCCCCTACGTGGACGCCAAGGACTTCCTGAATCGCTCGGGCATAGGCATGGCCATGGCCCGAAAGATGGTGCACGCCGGAGTGTGCGACAGTTTGTTCTCCAAGGGCACTGACCTGCTGGACAAGATGCAGACCCTGGAGGACGCATCCAAGCAGATAGAGTACGACGAGAAGATAGCCGCCGGCAAGAAGCCGCGGCCGTGCGCCAAGGGCAAGGTGCCCGAGGAGTACGTGGGCGTCAGCAGGATTCAGGAAGCAGCCATGCGCAAGAACGTGCTGCCCACCCTGCCCATGGACCTGAACGGCCTGATCTCCCTGTACTCGCCAAACTTCAAGATCAAGTACGAGGACCACACGCTGGTGCGGGACACCGAGGGCGAGAACGTCGTGCTGGTGCCCGGGGAGAGCCTGGCAAGGCTGGACGAGCTTGTGTTCAACTCGTACAAGAAGATAGCCATAGCCTGCTACGTGGCCGAGGCCAAGGAATTCAGCTACGGCAAGAAGAAGGACCGAAGGGCCCTCAAGCTGCTGGTCGACGCCGACGGCGCTTTGACCGAGCGGGTGATCTGGCCAGACTACGACACCGGCCAGCTGACCAGGCCGCCTGGCCTAGAGAAGGGCAAAATCGTCACGCTGTTCATGCTGGCGCGCCCGGGCAAGAAGGGCCTGCGCATCTACGGCGCCAAGGCCGAGCACTAAAATAGCACTTGCGAAGCTCACTGGAAAATGCGACAATTTAACTGTGGGTAAATACACCGTAGTGTTGCTGGGCGCCTTGCTGCTCGTTCCCAACGTGGTCGACGCAGAGGTGTGCGCTGCGTCCAAGAACTGGGGCCTGTACAACGGCTTCGCAAGCAGCCACATAGACGCCCCCAGGGCGTGGTCACTGGAGCAGGGCTCCAAGTCCGTGGTGGTGGCGATCGTGGACACCGGGATAGACCCCGACCACAAGGACATCAGGCCGAACCTGTGGCACGACCCCAAGTCAAAAACGACTTACGGATGGGACTTCGTCAGCGACGGACCGAACCCCGAGGACAACCACGGCCACGGCACGCACATAGCCGGCATCATAGGCGCAGTGTACAACGCCACCGTGGGGGTCTCGGGCGTAGCGCGCAAGGTGTCCATCATGTCCGTGAAGTACTACTCCAGCGACAACAAGGGCTACGTCAACTTGGAGAACGCAATCAAGGCCATTCACTACGCAGTGGAGCACGGCGCCAAGATCATCAACTACTCCGGCGGCGGCCCGATCTCCAGCGAGGAGGAGTACCTCGCGATCAAGGAAGCCGAGGACAAGGGGGTCCTGTTCGTGGCCGCGGCCGGCAACGACCGGCACAGCCTGGACCTGATCGGCAACAATTACTACCCGGCGTCATACAAGACGTCCAACGTCGTGTCGGTGGCGTCCATGGACATAAACGGAGAGATCGTACCGTCGTCGAACTGGGGGCCCAAGAGCGTGGACGTGGCTGCGCCCGGAGAGAACATCTACAGCACGCTGCCCGGCGACAAGTACGGCTACATGACCGGAACCTCCCAGGCAACCGCCTTCGTGACGGGAGTGGCCGCACTGCTGCTGTCCAGGTGCGCAGGGCTGAAGCCGTCCGACGCACGGTCCATCATCATGGACTCGTCAGTCAAGACCAACTCACTCAAGAAGAGGGTTGCTTCAGGCAGGCTCAATGCGTTTGAGGCAATAAAGGAGCTTGACCGCCGCAAGGCCCGATACCCGAAACTATGTGAGGTGCAAAGCGGTGGCTAAGAACCAAGAAGGACGAGTGACGGCGAAGAGGAAGTTGGGCAGCCTCGGCGAAGTGAGGATGTCCGACAGCGTGTGTGGGGAAAGGGTTTACGTTACCTACTCCATAAACTCAGGAAAGAGCGCAGTGCAAAAGAGCTTTCAGAACAACATGGCGGGCAGGGCGGAGGCCAAGGAGTTCTACTCCAGCATGGACAGTGCGTCGCAGGTTTTGAGCTATCTAGGAATTGGAAGGTCTAAGAAATGAATAAGCTACAACGGAAGTCGTACTACAAGGACAGATACTTCTACGAAGTCTTCAAGGGCCCGGACAATAACTGTCTCATCACGCTGTGCGGACCGCTCGAAAACATACGCGTCCTCAAGGGGTTCAAGGGATTCGCGCAGGTGATCAACGGAAAGATAGTTGCGCACTTCAACAACCACGAAATACTTACCGTAAAAGGAAAGCCGATTGGAGCAGTTAAATGAGTGAATTAAAGGAAATTTTAGGCAAGATCAACCAGGCCATTCCGGTGGCCAAGGAAGACGTGACGCAGGGCAACCCAGCTACGCTGCAGGCTCGCGCCGGCAGACGTCGATCTGCCCAAGAGGAACTTATCCGCCTCAAGCGCGACTACCGCAATGCGGTCCTCAGGAACGCTGCGTTTATCATCGTTGTAGGCGACGAGGCCGAGAAGTTTGGCGCCGTGGCACTGGACAAGTACGGCTGCCAGTCGTTTAAGGCAGAGAGCTTCTTCGAGGAGCTTGCAGGCAGAGTAGACAAGCGGGCGTACGCAGGCAGGGAGTCTAGCGCGAGCCTGTTCGACCTGGTAGGCCGCCACCTGGAGGACATGGCCAACAACATGGACCTAGCGAGCTACCCCATGCTGGTGTACTCGACCAAGTACAGCGGCGCCATTGCCGACGCCGAACAGCTGGCCAAGCTGCTCGAGCGGGCGGTGATCGAGCAGGTAGGCTCCGAGCTTGCGGCGGTGCACGTGCTCAACAAGGCATCCAGCTCGTACCTGGAAGGCGGGTACACGGCCAAGACTGCGCCGATTATCCTAAGCACAACCAGCGCCACACTGGCAAGGGACCTGTACTCGAACGTGCCTAGACTAGGGCCCAAAGGTACCTTCCTTGTCTCCGTAGGCAAGAAGCTAGAGGGCGCTGCGTCGGTGGACAACGCCTCCAACGACAGCGTCAAGGCAGCGCTGACAGCCGTCAAGAACGCGCTGGAGGGCAAGGGATTCAAGATCACCAAGCCGGCCAAAAAGGCCGTGAAACAGGCAGCAACGGAACAAACTGAACAGACCGCAAACGAAGGGAACAAACAATGAGCGTAAAAATCGGAAAAGCAAGCTACGACCGAGGTGGCAAGAAGAACTACCTCAAGTTCGGCAAGAACGTGAACGAGATCGTCGCGCGGATCATTCCGCCGATCGGCGACCTTGCGGACAAAGGCAAGTGGAGCATGTTCTACCGCGTTCACTTTGGCTACAAGAGCAGCGACGGCTTCATGCGCCCATTCCAGAGCCCGGAGAAGAAGAACTTCAAGACCGGCATGATCGAGGTCGAGGACGCTGCGAAGCTCAAGATCCAAAAGATGGAGGCTGCGCTCGCCAAGGCCAAGGAAGCCGGCGACAAGGCCACGGTCGACCGCCTGGGCGACCTGCTCGACATGTACAACCTAGACAGCAACCACTACATGAACGTGGTGGACCGCGACGGCCGAATCGGGATTCTACAGATTCGCCACAAGTGCAAGCTGGCCTTGGACGCAGAGATCGCAAAGCTACGCGCCGAAGGCGTGGACCCGTTGTCGGTGGAGGACGGCCGCTTCTTCGTGTTCAACCGCACTGGAACGTTCACGGACACCACGTTCTCGGTTCGGGTCCTCAAGGAGAAGATCAAGGTGGACGGCAAGACCATGGAGTCGGACGTAGTGCACGTGCTCGACGAGTCGATCATCCAACGCCTCGGCAGCGAAGCCGCAGAGCTTGACAAGCTCTACAAGGCGCCTACGGCCGAGGAAGTGGCGCGCATCGTGTCGGAAGGGGCCAAGGCCGTTGACGAAATCCTGGGGACTGCGAGCGACGAGCAGAAGTCCTCCAAGTCGTCTACGACCGCAGAGGCCTACGCCAACAAGGAACTGGCCGAAGAGGAGCCCGAGCAAGAGCCTGCCCAAACTACTACACCAGTAGCGGCTGCGGCAACTACTGCGTCGGTGCCTGCGTCGGCAGCGCCAACGTCGGCGGTCAAGTCGGCCACCACAATCAAGATCGGCACTGCAGGCGGGGCGCCTACCGCGTCCAAGTCTACGCCTAAGGCAACGCCGGGCTCCGAGCCGTCTGACGAGGAGTTCCTAAAGAGCATCGGCCTCTAAGGAGCTAGATGACCAATCAAATAGTTAAAATCGAGGTGCCGGCAGGTTCAAACCTGCCAGCGCTTTCGATCGACCTCACGGCGACAACCGAGGCGGAGAAGCAGCTGGTGCTGGCCAAGACGGTCAGCCCGTCCAACTACACCGACCTCGAGCACACCTTCGGGGAGTCGTACAGGGAGCTGGGCAAGGCGCTTTCGTCCCTGGAGTGGCAGATCGACAAGCTCAAGACGGAGACCGCCAAGATCAAGAGCCGCGCCATGATGGGCGACGACGACGGCAAGGGCGGCTACTTCGAGTTCATGTCCAACAAGCCCAAGGGGATGGACAGCCAGGACATGCGCGAGGCCTTCCTGATGAAGAACGCAGAGTACCTTGCGGCTCTGGACCGCATGGCGCAGCTCAGCGCTTTGTCGGGGTACACCGAGAGGCGCATCAAGGTGATGGAGAACGTATGCCGCTATATGAAGAAGAAAATGGACCTGATCATCAGGTCGGGAGTGCCGTGGAACCCAACGACAGGCAATGGCCAAAAGCGCTAGGGTATCCGCAAGACGTGAAAATTGACGTAAGCAGCGTCGGCAAGTTCGGCTCGCACAGCAAGTACCGCCTTACCCACAAGCCGACCAAAACCACGCTGGTCTTCGTGATCTCAAACACTCTGGCCGAGTCCATCAACGAGCGTCGGTGGAAAATGTTGCACAGGCTCGCGGACATGGTTGCATCTAAGCCTGGTTCCGATGTAGACTTAGACGAGGGGGAACTGACATGAGCAAGTGGAAGAAGCAGCTTAGGGCCTACGAGGACGCGGTCGACTTCGAGTACGACGCTTTCCTGCCTGATAACTGCCTGTACAGCCCGTCCCCTTACTTCAACTGGATCTTTGCAAACAAGAGCCATGGCATACCCAAGGGCAGCACCGTGCTGTTCGGCTCCAAGCCGAAGTCCGGCAAGTCGCTGCTCATCCAAGCGCTGATAGGCGAGATGCACCAGTCCGACCCAGAGGGCGAGGCGATCATCTTCAACACCGAGCAACGCGGCTTCCTGCAGAACGGCGTGTTCCCGTCGGTGGACGAGGACCGCGTCACCATCTACGACACGAACCGGCCAGAGGACATCGGCGACCGCTTTGAGCGCGACATCCTGCCCATGATCCAAGACGGCTTCCCGCTGCGCTACGTGGCGATCGACTCGCTCAACCGCGTTGCCGGCACCAAGGCTTTGGCCGAGGACCGCTCCGTCAACGAGCACCTCATGGGCGACAAGGCCCTTACGCTGCAGCGCGTGCTGGAGAAGATCGTGCCGATCACGCGGCGAAACAAGATCGTCCTGATCGGCACATGCCAAATCCGCGCCAACTTCGACGCCGGGGCACACGGACCCAAGGAGAAGCTGGGAATCAACTGGGACACCAAGCACACCTTCGACTACTTCATTTCCGCCGAGCGGGCAGGAAGCGCCGACGACAAGAAAGACATACTAGGCCGCGAACTAGTGGACGAAAGCATCAAGGATGCGCGCGGCAACAAGGACATCACGGGGCACAAAATTTACGTCAAGATGCTGGAGTCTTCGGTGGGCACCCCCGGCCGCGCCGGCGTGATCACCTTCGACTACAAGAAGGGCATCATCAACCAGTTCGAGGAGCTTTTCGAGCTGGGCAAGAGCACTGGCTTCATCAAGGCCGCTCCGGGCAAGAAGTCAGGCACCTACCTGGTGGGCGACAAAGAGGTGTACGGCAAGGCGAACGCCGCAGAGCACATGCTGGACCCCAAGCTGGCCGCCGCAGTGGTGGAGCACGCCAAGAACCTGGACTCCAAGCTCAACGAGGAGAAGAAAAAGAAATGACCCAGCTCGCCCGAGAAGTCGCTCCAACCCTGGACCCGAGCATGAAGGTGAACTTCGAGACAGACTTCGAGCTGGTCGCAATGCGCTGGCGCTACTTCCTCAAGTCGCCGAACCCGCTGCCGGAGCGCATGAAGTCCTTCGAGGGCGTGCTGCGCAGGCAGGCCAACAGGGCATGGTCCCAGTTCCGCTACGCCTACTCCACGCTGGGCTACGACCAGGACGACGTGATGAGCCTTGCACGCGTGTACCTGGTCAGCTACCTGGGAGTGTTCTCGGTGGCAGAGCACCCCGAGCGCATGGGCAAGTTCGCAGAGCAGTTCGAGAAGAACAACGGCCGCAAGCCCTCGGCCGAGGACGTGCTCAGGAAGGACAGGTCCAACCTGAGCGACTTCCTGTGGCAGCGCCTGGAGGAGGCCGCCAAGGTGTGCTCCCAGAAGAACAGGAACATCAGGGGCACCGACAGGGTGGTGGCCGCCATGAGCGGCCGGTCGCCCACCAAGGCATCAGACCAGGAGCTTCTTAGCAACCCGTCGGGGCACGGATACAAGAAGATCACCATGGCAGAGCGTGACCGCCTGGCCAGGGACGCGTCCGCGGACGAGTCAGGGGCCAAGGCGCTGCTGCAGCTGAGGGAGTTCGAGGCCCCGGGCGGAGTGTTCGTCAGGCTCATAGACGTGGCCCCAAGGGACCTGACGGCGTCGGACCTGGACGGGGCGGGCATGTACCCGGGCTCCGGCAGCTCGTTTGTGGTTCGCCCCTGGGACATGGACCAGCTCAGGGAGCGCGAGGAGTTCGAGCTTTTCGCCGAGGAGTTCTTCAAGGACCCGTCCCAGGCGGCCAGGATGCTGCGCGAGTACGTGGCCCGCAACGAGGGCAAGCCGGGCAGCGAGGCCATGCTGGCCGCAGCGCGCAAGATGCTTCGCTCGTCCAAGGCGCTCGAGAAGGCAAGGGAGACCTTGTTTCCAAGCGCACCGGAGGGGGACGTTGGCTGAGGCTCCTCCAATCCGCAGGATCGTGGACGCGTGGCACGCCGCCCTTGGTGGCCGGGTGCCCATCGACGGACGCCTGCAGGCTCTGAGGGACCTGCTATACACCATAAAGACGCACGGCTACAAGGACGAGGACGTAACCGACCCGATCGCACGGCTCATCTCGGAGAAGTGCGCTCCCCCAAGGGACGTGTACAAGGGAGACAAGGCCAAGTGGGCCAGGTGGGTGGCCACCTCCGCCAGGGACCTGGAGCTTGCGCGCATGGAGGTGTTCGGAGCCCTCAAAATCGAGCGGGCGGGCGAGGAGCAGCTGCACCGTGCGTCATACACGCCGGAGACAGTGCGCGTGGAAAGACCTGCCGCGCCGGAGCCTGAGTTCGTCAGGGCTGGCAAGGAGCTTGACAGGAACATATTCAGGGGCGAGCCCAAGCCCACCATGGAGATCGACAAGGAATTTTGCAAGGACCTGGGGATAGAGGTTGGGGAATGAGCAGGGCAGTGGACGACTTCGAGAAGCGCACCCAGGAGGAGGCCGAGCTTAACCGCAAGAAGGCCGAGGTCCAGAAGCGACGCACGGAGTCGGAGTACAACCGCTACGTGGAGGCGGACGAGGAGGCGGAGAAGGCCAAGTCGATTAGCTTCAAGGCGCCGTCGCAAAGCGACATAGAGCGGTACCAGCGCGAGAACGAGAAGTACATGACGGCGGCCCGCGAGGCCAAGGTCTTCATCAACGACGACTTCACGGGCGTCATTCCGTTCTTCCGCAAGAACCTAATCCTGATGTGCTCGGTCAGCGGCGAAGGCAAGACGACCTGCGTCGCCAACGCAATCAAGAGCGGTTTGCTTCAGGGCATGCGCGGCATAGTGTTCACCAACGAGGAGATGTCCGAGGACCTGTACAACCGGGTGACGTCGCTCATCAAGCGGTGGCCGTACACGAACCACAACAAGATACCAGTGGACCGGGTGCCGGTGTACTCTGAGTTCATCGGCAAACTGGCTCCCCGACTGACCATAGTGGACGACGGCTACGGCGCAGCCGGCGGCACGACCACCACCCTGGAGGGGGCGGTCGGTGCCATGGACAAGCTGCTCGAGGAGTACAGGGAGACAGGCAAGCACTACGACTACGTGATATTTGACTACTTCCAGAACTACGAGCGGTCCAGGGACAACCCGCACATGGAGAGCTGGAAGGTGCTGGAGCGGCTGGCCAAGCACTTCGACAAGTTCAAGAACGCGTACCCGGCCCCGATCGTAGTTATGAGCCAGCTTACGCCCGACGCCGAGGGCAAGATGCCATTCAAGCTGAGGATCGAGGGCAGGAAGTCCATACTTAACCCAGCGACCTGCGCGGTGGAGATCCGGGCGGACCGAAAGAACGCAAGGACTGAGTGGATAATCCACAAGAGCAGGTACACGGAGGCCATGGGCAGCAGCTTCTTCACGGGCTACGACAAGGGAGAGTACGTGAAGTACGACGCAAAGTTCATAGCGGACGCAGACAACAGGGCCACGCTGAAGGGCGTGTTCAAGGGGAAGAAATGAGCGACGTACAGGCTATGAGCGACCGAATCCTGGCCAGGACCATGGAGCTGGCTCCGCATCACACCGTATACAAGCTCCAATTCCCGGACTCGGAACTGAAAGCCCTTGTGTGGGCCATCTCGGAAGCCATAACGGAAGAGATCGAGAAAGTCAACCTAAAAGTCAAAGAAAATGCGACAGGAGAGGATCTACAATGAGCGAGACCAAGAAGCGGCTTGAGTTCCTGAGCGAGCGCCTGATGCGCGGCAAGAACAAGTACAAGAAGTTCACGGAGGACGGCATCATGGTGCCGAAGATGAAGGACTCCGGCAAGGTGGGCGAGGACGGCAAGCCGATCATGGAGCAGGAGACGCACGGCAACGGCAGCCCCGTCCGCGAGATCAAGCGCTACACGGAGCTAGAGTTCCTGGCCATGCTGGAGGACACATGGGCGAAGATGCAGGCCCAGCAGGCCATGCAGCAGGCGGAGCGCTTCGTGAGCGCGCACGCCACTGGTAGCGCGAACCCGCTACGGAGATAGAGTGCCGCTAGACAGGGACACGGCCAAATTCATAGTGGCGATGGGCTTCGGCTCCGCCGACACTGCGTGCGTCAGCCCCGACAAGTATGCCTACCACTCAGAGGCTGTGAGGGACATCATACTGCGAGAGGAGATCCACCTGAGGCCCAACCCGGGCACCAAGGGAGTGGCGAAGACCGTAAGGCCCGAGGAGCTTCTGCTTCTCTCGATCAACCCGATCAAGGGCCCCAGGGAGGACGCCAACGTGTACCGCTTCCAGAACTTCCTGGTCGAGATGGACGGCATGCCCCTGGCCGAGCAGCAGAAGTACGTGCAGTCCATGGGCATGCCCTACACCGCTGCAGTCTACTCCGGCGGCAAGAGCATACACTACGTCATCTCCCTCAAGGAGGACATGCCCGACGAGTCCAGCTGGCGGTTGGTGGCCGAGTGGATCTTGAACGTCATGGACAAGGCCGACCAGCAGACCAAGAACCCAAGCAGGATGGTCAGGATACCAGGGGCCCACAGGCCCGGCGGCCGGCAGCAGAGGCTGATAAGCGCCACCGGCCCTATCTCGAGGGCCGATTTGTTCTCCTGGCTGTCCCAGTGGCCCCACAAGAAGCCGTTGCCTCCAAAGCCGCCCAGGGCCCCGCTCAAGGAGCCTAGCTTCGACGGTTTGGCCAAGTGGGTCAGGAACGAGCTTATAGGCGGGCTGGACGAGTCCAAGGGCCGCAACAACAGGTGGTTTGCGATTGCGTATGAGCTGGCTCTCGCCGGATACTCGGAGGACGACGCCCTGGACATACTGTCCAGGTACTACACCGAGGACCGTTCGTTCCGGCGCAAAGAGTGGGAGTCCACGGTCAGGCACGCGTACAGGAAGGTAGCCAAGTGAGCGGCAAGAGGCACACCAGGGACGACGTGGATCGCTTCCACGAATACGGGATATACCTGCCCACGCGAACGCTGTACATGGGCTCCGAGGAGTCCGACATCGAGGCCGGCGAGAGCGGCTGCGACGCCATCATGGCCGAGCGAGCGGTGAAGAACCTGCACGTGCTGGACAAGATGTCCAACAAGCCCATCACAGTGATCATGAACAACTCAGGCGGAGACGAGTACCACGGCTTCGCCATGTACGACGCCATCAAAGGCTGCCGCAGCCACGTCACCGTGCAGGTCATGGGCCACGCCATGAGCATGGGCTCGATCATACTGCAGGCCGCCGACGAGCGCATCATGGCCCCCACCTCCAGGCAGCTAATACACTACGGGGTATGGGGCACGATCGACCATGCCAAAACGACCCAGAAGTGGGCCAAGGAGGGCGAGAAGATCGACAGGTGGATGGAGGACATGTACCTGGGCAAGATCAGGGAGAAGCACCCCAAGTTCTCCCTCAGGAGGCTCAGGGACATGCTGGACCACGACACCTTCCTGACCGCCCAGGAGTCCGTGGAGCTTGGCCTGGCCGACAAGGTCTTGGGCTCCGAGTAGTTAGCCGATCAAAAATTCTCTTGCATTTTGCAATGAACCATGCGATCATGTACCCATGGCTACTACAATCACCGAAAACAAGGGAAGCAGCTTCGTGACCGTGAAGATCGAGTCCAAGTACCAGTCGGAGGTCCAGAAGGCCGTAGACCAGTACGTCAAGGACTTCCCCCAGGAGGGATACATGACCGAGGTCAAGTCCCTCGGCAAGACCGACGACGGGGTTTTCTACGCGAAGCTTGTCCGCTACGCCTCATGCGATTAACCAAGGAGACACTATGCTGAACACAAGCCAATCAAGTTTTCTAGCGCTGGCCAAAACCTACGAGTCGCTGAAGAAGCAGATGAAGGAGCTGCGCTCCCAGCTCGACGCCGCGGCGGGCGACCTGGGCGTGGACGAGATGTTCCAGGACCCTGACACGGGCGCGGTCTACAAGATCGTGGAGCCTACCGGCACGTTCATTGAGTTCCGCAAGATCGACTACAAGCGTACAGCCCTAGAGGGCGAGCGCGGCGGCACCGTGCTCTCAAAGAGCGAGGCCGAGGAAGCCGGCTTCAAGCTGCCCGGCAAGAAATGAACACTGACTCGTTTTTCTCTTTTAAATCGGCGGCAGAACTGCCTGACCAGGAGGATACCATGGAAGCCAACCCTTTGTTCACTGCGCTACCAACCTTGTACACCAAGACCAAGACCGGAGCCATCCAGTTCTGGACCATTGAGTCCGGCGAGGGCGTCGACGAGACCGGCCGCTCTTACGGCATGATCAGGACAACGTACGGCCAGGTCGGCACCGACAGCCCCCAGACGACGGTGGACTACGTCAGCAAGGGCAAGAACGTGGGGCGGGCCAACGAGACCACGGCAATTCAGCAGGCCGCGCTCGAGGCCAAGGCCAAGTGGACCAAGCAGCTGAAAGCCGGCTACGTCTCGACCAAGGAGGCCGCAGAGGCCGACGAGCGCGACGCACTGATCAAGGGCGGCATCGACCCCATGCTGGCCCACCACTACATGGACGTCATCTACGACCTGCGCCCAGGCCACGAGGGCAGAATGGAGTACCAGAAGTCCAAGGACGCCAAGAAGATCGCGTTCCCCGCGAAGGGCCAACCCAAGCTGGACGGCATACGCTGCACTGCGGTCATCGTGAACGGCAAGGCAACGCTGTGGAGCCGCACGCGCAAGCCGATCACGAGCATGACCCACATCCAGGCGCAGCTCGAGGAGCTTTTCGCTGACGAGGGAAAAATCGTAATCGACGGAGAACTCTACAACCACGCCTACAAGAGCGACTTCGAGAAGATCGCAAGCGCGGTGCGCAAGCAGGAGTGGACGCCGGAGGCCGAGCTGGTGCAGTACCACGTGTACGACGTAGTGCTGGAGGACGAAGACGGCAACGGCTATACGTTCGATGAGCGCTCAAGCTTCATAGGCAACACAATCGGCAAGGCCAAGGGCGCATGGAACATCATTCCAGTGGAGACCATTGACCTGACCACCGAGGGCGACGTGGTGCCCAACTTCAAGGCGTTCGTCAACCGAGGCTACGAGGGCATGATGCTGCGCAACAGCAAGAGCCTGTACAAGGGCGACCGCTCGTACGACCTCCAGAAGGCCAAACCGTTCCAGGACGACGAGTTCGAGATCGCTGGCTTCACCGAAGGCAGGGGCAAGCTGGCCGGCCGGCTCGGCACGTGGGTGTGCTGGCTCAAGGACAAGTCCGACACGTTCGAGACCTCCATGAACGGCGACCAGGACCTGCTCATCGAGTACCTCAAGAACGGCCAGTCCTACGTGGGCAAGCTGCTCACGGTGCGCTACCAGGGCTACACCGGCGCCAACAAGAAGCCCCGCTTCCCCAAGGGCCATTCGATACGAGACTACGAGTGATAGAAGCCTCCCAAGTACTTGCACAGCTTCTGGTCGGAATTGCGATAGGCGCCTCCAGCATCGTAGCGGCCATAAAGTACGCCCAGTGGCGATCGGCCAAGGCCTTCGCCAAGGCGTTCACGGAGCGCATGACCCCGCACGAAGCGCCCGAGGGCCATATCAGGTGCAAGACGCACACATGGCTGGACATGCGAGCTGCAACGCGCGAAGGGGTTCAAATACTTAAGGTCTGCGAGAAATGCCGCTCGATAGAGGGCTCTGAGAAGCTCGCCCCCATGGGGTCCATAGAGTCCGCCATAGCGGCCAAAGAGGAGCAAGATCGGTACACCCGCTTCCTCGAGCAGGACATGGAGGAGATCGTGAAGTACATGCAGACGGGCCTTGCCAGCGGCAAGATCACAGTGGAGCAGATCAAGCAGATCTACAACGCAGGCGCCACCATGGACCAGCGCTTCCAGATGGCATCGGCGCTGGGCATAGACAGGGACGCAGGAAAGGCGTCCCACTGATGTCTGAAGAGGCCCAGCAGCTACCCAAGGAAGCATTGCCCCACGTCGAGTTCGAGACCAAGTACAAGTCGTCCATAGACGCCATGCTCACGTTCAAGGAGATAGCTGAGGCGCAGGCCGACCTCAGGAAGTTCGTGTACGTAGAGGGTCCCGACATCTACTACTGGAAGGACGGCATGCGCAAGAGGCACAGGCGCCCCTCGCACAACTTCGAGGGCGGCCGGGCCGAAGTCACACTCAAGCTGAAGCCCAAGGGGGCGTGGAACAACGTGCAGCGCAAGGAGTTCAACTGGCGCGTGGACGGCACGCCCACAGAGGTCATACACGAGAGCCTGCTGGCCGAGGGCTACGAGCATGAGTTCACCGTCTGGAAGACCTGCCACATCTACATCTACGACGACGCCACGATCGTGTTCTACAGCCTGGCCGACACCACCGACGGACCGCGCCGCGGCAAGTACGACCACTACATAGAGATCGAAGCCAACGAGGACAAAATGCACGAGACCACGGCCGAGCAGGCCTGGTCGGTGATCAGGAAGTACGAGAAACTGCTGGAGCCTGCCGGGGTAAACGCCCAGAAGCGCATGGACCGCAGCCTGCCCGAGATCTACGGTAGGAAGAAATGACCGAGCAAGAGAGGATTGCCGAGAAGGCCCATTTGTTCCTGTACTTCTTCAAGGCCGAAGATATACATATGCCCAAGGACACCTCCAGGTGGGACTTGGCGATCTCAGGCGAGTGCCCGTTCGCCATGGACGAGGAGCTAAGGAGCGCCCTGCGAGGCCAGAACTGGGGCTCCTACAGCGTGGTCGGCGTGGAGGCATTCGCCCACATGCCGCCGTGGCGCATGGGCGAGTCCATAAGCCTGGCCCTCAAGAAGGAAGGCAGGTAAGATGAGCGACGGCGGGGAAGGCCTGCTGACGGCGCTGGCGCGCCTCATGCAGAAGAACCACAAGGAAGGCAACCCAACGGGCGAGAAGCCGGCAGAGGCCGTTGTCGACCATGCAGTGCCCGAGCAAGCCGCCCGGGAGCGCCTGGTGCGTCCGTCTCGCGGCTTGTTCTCACACCGCATGTGCGAGGCATGCGACAAGACCTACGACATATCCAGGTACGGAGAGCTTTACGACGCGGACTGCCCTATGTGCAAGGGGCCCATGCGCGACTACGACTCGAACGCAGAGGACCAGAACCTTGTGTCGGTCCAGGCCCGGGCCAAGAACCACGTCGTCATGTCCAGCAACATCAACATCAACGACGGCAGCCACATGCTGGCGATCATCAACCAGACCTCCCACTCGGCCGTAGCCCTGTACAAGGCAATACGCTCCGCAAATAGCCTGTCCAAGGAGGACCGCGAGTCCTTGTTCAACGAGGTAAAGAATCTAGAGGCCATGCCCGCTAGGTTCGCAAGCGGACTCAAGGGCATGAGGGGATGAGCCGTTCCCGAAGGGGAGGCAAGCCCCCGGGATACGAATACTGGAGCAAGCGGCCCGGCAAAGGGTCCAAGATGCCGTCCGGCAAATCGGCCAAGAAGTCAACGCACAAAGCGGAGCGCAGGCAGGCCAAGAAGGAGATCCGCAGCAAATGAAGCCAACGTTCGACCTAGGTTGGGGGGACACCCCGGTAGTCAGGCAGGCGCTGGTCGAGACCCTAGACGGCATGGAGTACGCCGTTGAGCGTAGCGAGCTTTCGGACATGGGCTATCCGCCGCACGCAGGCATGCCCGCGCTAGTGGAGCTTTGCAAGGACCTGGCGAAGCGCCAGTCCGGCCGCAGGCCAGAGCACCTGTACATCACCTGCGGGGCGACAGGCGCCATCAACGCAGCGCTGTACGCCATGGACAGCGCGGAGTACGTGGAGTGCCACACTCGCTACTTCCCCTTCTACCCCAAGATCATCGACCTGGCCGGCAAGCAGATGGTGGACCAGGCGGAGCGCAACCGCATGGTCAAGGCCGGGGCCGAGTCGCACAGGTTCATCACGCTGGTCGACTCGCCGTCCAACCCCGAGGGCCTCATATACCCCAACTCCGTGGCGCATGTATGGGACGCAGCGTACGCAGGCACGCACTACGGCGGCAAAGGGGCCTCCCCTGTTTCCTGGGGAATAATGTGCGGCAGCTTGTCCAAGACGCTGGGCATCAACGGGTGCAGGCTTGGGTGGGCGGCCACCGACCGACTGTACGAGTCAGCGCGGCTCGGCGCGTACGTAACGGCCAGCAGCAGCGGCATGTCTGTGGACAGCCAGCTCACGGCCATAGGCGTGCTCAAGCGGCTGGACATAGACAGGTTTGAGAGCAGGGCGAAGGGCTACATAGACGACAACCGGGCGCAGGCGCAAAGGGTCTTGGACAAGTTCGGCCAGGGGGATGCGCCTGCGCGGGGCATGTACTTCTTGGTCCAACTGGGCAAGTCCGAGAGGCGCGCGCTAGAGCGCGCGCGCGTGAAGTGGCAGCCAGGTCCGTCGTGGGGCGCGGACGATAGCTGGGCACGCCTAAGCCTGGGCCAGAAGCGCGAGACCGTGCTCGCTGCAGTAAACGCAATAATCAAGTAATGAGCTGAAAGACCTAGGGCTGCGAGGGCCAGTCTGGGCTGGACGGGTCTTCTGTGTTGTCCGGCAAGTCGCGCAGCGACTGGCGGTATACGGCCCATGCGGCCTTGTCCTCGGTCGCCAGCGGACTGTCCGACAGCTGGGTCCAGTCGCTTTCCTTGAGCAGGTTGTTCCTTTGCATGCGCAGGGCATCCCACTCCATGGAGTCCTCTAGGTCCTCCACTTCGATCGTGAACTCGGCGGGGAGCCTGTACTCAGTGACTGTGCCTAGGGTTTCGTCCTCTACCTCGCGCGTCTCCAGTGCGTTTGAGACGTCCTCGTCTTCCTCTCGAACCCAACGCTCTAGTTTTCCAAACCCGGGCTCATAATAGTTTTCATCAGCGAATGAGCTTAGCCAGCTATTTGTCTCAACACTATTTTTTATTACTTTATATTTAATCATTTAGTTTCCGGTCCTGGTTATATCAAAAGAGCCACCAGTTAGAGCAGAAACTGAGGGATTTATGTTCGATTCGACCTGGATTTTGACTGTGTCCCCGGCAAGTAATTGAACCGCGACACTCCCGGTTACATACACATCGAACGAAGTGCCGGTCTGTTGTTTTCTAAAATTGGCTATAGTTTGAGTCAAAGACACGCTGCCAGCCTGTGAAACCTTCAGCTCCATAGCTCCTCCGACCGTGCCGCCGCTGGGCATAGTAAAGGTGACATTGGTATTAATTTGATACTTGCCGCTGATGGGGGCAGTGAATATACCTGTGCTCGTATTGTATGCGTTATGTGTATCCCATCTCTCAGTGGTAAAGACAACCGTAGTATTCCCCGAAATAGATGTGGTAGTATTGACTGCCTTCGCAGAAACAGTCTCGTTTGCCGCAATGGTTGCAGGCCCAGACAACCTCTCGATGGCCACCCAGATGATTTTGTCGTTGTTGTCCGTGGTGACAGACCGCGCAGGGTTGATCCTGACGTCAATGAACTCCCCTGCGTTGAGAAAGACCTCTGTGCTGCCTCCCATAACCAAGCGGAACGTGTTGGAGGCATTGGCAACGGTTCTGCCCATGAAGGTGTGCTGGGACCCGTTTTTGTACAAAATGACGGAGCTGATGTCGTTCAGCGTCCAGGCCACTGCCCCGGCCATGTAGTTTGCCGACACCTTGTAATTCCCAGAGACTGGCGCGGTAAACTTCCAGGACGCGCCCGTGGTCACTGCGCCGTGGGTGTCGTATTCCTTGGTGCCAAAATTTAAGATGTCAATGGCGCCGCCGGTGATGGCCTGGGAGGCCGTGCTGCTGTACCTTGCGGCAACAACCCGTGTGTCCGTGTCGTTGGACATAACGGTTGTAGACGACCAGCCCACAATGGGAATCCCAGTCACCTCTACGTCAACAAAGTCACCACTTGCAAAAGTAAATGGAGCGTTCTGGGCAACATTTCCATGATTTTGCGGGCCCGTATTGGTGATGTACGCGACGCGTATTGCAGTTGTGGAACTATATTGTACAAATAGTGGATAGCTTGTTACAGCGCTAACATCGTAAGCTGACCCTGATGATGAACCAATAGACGCCCTTGACTGAGTGGTATCAACCAACTTAGCAGTGTTAATGGCAAAACCAGGCGGCAGATTTATGTCTAAGACGGCAGAAGTTGGCGCACCAGCCAGAGCGATCTTGACCCGCATAGACATGGTCTCGCCCGTTCTCCACCAATAGCCCGTGTATGTTGAATTAGTTACCCAGCTTCCTGTGGGCGTGAACTGCGTTGCGTCAATAACCGGCGGGCCTAGCAGCCTGGACTGCGGTCCGACAACCACGTTGTCGAACTTAAAGTCCCATGCGGTTGCGCTCGCCGTAGCGATGTGGAAGACCAGCCTGTAGGATGTGCTGTTGCTGGCGGTCTGGAACTCAGCTTTGAAGTTGAAGTTGTTGTCGCCCTTGGCTGTAATGACCTGCGGAGACACGGGTATCAGAATTGCGTTAGTGACGTCGTAGATGAAAATCTCTAGGTCGCTGTTGCCTGCATTGGTGGAGGACGTGCCGTCATTTAATGGCGCAGTCACACCGTCGGCCACAGTGAACCCAGTGGACGCGTTGAAGTCGAACGAGATGGACTGCATGCTCGCTTTGTCCGCCGAGTCGATGTCGAAGTCGTAGGCCACGCCCTTGCCCTGCCTGTTGGCTGCATCCTTGGACAGCAAGTAGCTGGTGTTGCCGCGCAGTGGGCCGCTTGTGGAGGCAGTGAAGGTCAGGCCAGTAGCCGTGCCACCTGTGGCGTCGACTGGTATGTTCTGCGCTGCGTCCGAGTACAGTATCCACCCCGTGGTCGATGCCTCGGCGTCTCCAAATCCTATGTAGTTAATGCCGCCCGAGCCCGAGCCGCTGCCCGACCCGCCCGTCAGCATCCACCTGCTGTTCGTGGAGTCGTAGGTGAACAGGAAGGTTGCGTTGTTCTGCATGGTCACGGTACCGCCCGTGCCCGTCAGAATCCTGTCGGCCGCCGTAGTGCCCGTGTCCTCATTGTTCACGGTTATAGCGGCGCCCGTCTTGTTTTCCACGGCTACGAGCTGGCCGGACAGGCCGGCGGGTATGCCGCTTACGCTCACAAGAGAGGCGTTGGTCAGTCTAATGAAGCCTACCGAAAACGCCTGCAGTGTAGCCGCCGAGCCGGTAGTGGTGGCGTCGGTGGCGACGCTGGTCCTCAGGAAGGCCAGTGTCTTGTTGAGCAGCACGTCAGTAGTGGACAAGCCCACCAGTGTGTCCGACGCATCCGGGAACGTGATGGTCCGGTCGTCCGTTATGCCGGACGCCAAGGTCAGGGTCTTGCCCGTGGCGCCGCCGCTGGCCTGGAACACTATCCTCTTGGTGGTGTCGGTGGCGTCCAGCGCTGCAAACTCCGACGCGTACATCGTGCCTGCGTTGCCCAACCTGGCCGTCTGTCCCTGGGACAACGCGAAGCCGCTCCTGAAGTACACCCTCTTGATTCCGCCGGAGGTGTCCACCCTCTTTGCGATCAAAAACACTTCCTGGTTGGCCGCCACCACGGAAGGCAGCATTGACGAGTCGTCGGTGACCACAGCGGTGCCGGCGCCTCTGTCAACAACAGCGTACACCATCCTGCCGTTGGCGGACAACGTCCTGGTCGCGCTGCCCAGGTCTACGATGGTCGGGGAGCCGCCGGCTACAAGCGAATTGAGGTGCAGGTACAGGTTCTCGCTGAAGGTGACAGAGGTGCCGGCCGCAGGGAAGGCAATCAATCCACCATTGGCAAGTTCAGCGTTCCTGTCCTCGAACAGCTTGGACAGCTGCGGGTCAATCAGCGTGAATAGCGCGCGCACTGTGGCGCTGGCGCCGCCTCCTATAAACGGTAGGCTGGGCTTGTTGCTTACCTGGCGAGAGTCTAGCTTGATGCCTGCCATTCGCTACCTCATGCTCCGCGGTCTATCCTGAACCGTATGTAGTCGCCCACTTCCAGGTCGAATGTCAGAGAGACCTGCGTTCTCGGAGGCGAGCCCTCGAAGTTGTAGTCGAACACGTCGTCCAGCCTCTCGTTGTTCACGTATACCTCTAGCTCCAGACTGTCGTAGGTCTGGCTGCCTGGTAGCGTTATAGGCGTAGAGGCCGAGATAGGACCCATAATCTCCCCGGCCCCCGGCGAGCCCGAGACCACGAGCAAGGTCTCTTCGTAGATGGCGGGCGACGAGTTTTCCGAGAACTGCCTCGCTACTCCATCGCTGATTCTGAGAAACTTCGCCATTCACGTTAGCCTATCACCCCGTTAGTTTACGCCAACAACTTCAGGCTGCACCCACAGGGTGGACGTGGTGCGCACGATACCGATCCTGGCCACGGCCTCGTTGTCCGCCGACGGAGCGGTCGTCGAGAACGCCCCAGCAGACGTCAGGAACACGGCCTTGCCGACGTCTCCGCCAGCAAACGGCGAGTCCGAACCGCCCAGGGTGTGCACGCCCAGCACCACCACCATGTCGATGGTGTCGCCGGCGCTCTTGGCGGTTGTCGACAACGCAACACCGAAGCAGTAGAACTTGTCTAGTGAAGACGCGTCCTTGTCCGCCTTGTATGCGCGGCCCGCAGTCTCCCCGCTGAGCGCCCACCTAACCAGGAACGACGTGTTGGCCGCCATCGCCTCGCCGGCAACAACGTCCCTGCGAATGACGAGAGGCGACTCGAGCACGTTCGCTGTGATGCTCGGCGCACCGTCATTGTAGTCGAAGTCGACCGTGTTGCTGTCCGTTAGGATGCCGCCGACAGCGTCCTGCGCGCGCTCGTCCGTGAAGTACAGGTTCGCGCCTTCGGCGATGTCGTCCGTGTCCAATACAACTGCGCCGGTGAAACCATTGACGGACGTGACCGGGGGTGCGCCAGTGTCCGAGAACTGGGTCCAACTGATGTCGTCGGTGCCGACGACGATGTCGCCGTCCCACACAACAACGTAGCCGCGGCCAGCCTGGAGCGTGCCAGACTCAACGAACGTGAAGTTCCCGCCCGACACTTCGTTGGACGGAGAGCCGTCCTGGTCTACGGCCCTGGTCAGCTCGAACGGGTTGGAGCCGTCGCCGACCACGGTTACAGTGTAGATGCCGTTCTCGATGGGGTCGGCCTGGTCCTTGACCAACAGCCTGTCGCCCAGAATGAGCGTCACGCCGTCCTGGGCCGGGATTGCCCCGTTGGCGTCTCCGGTGAGCGTTGCGCCTACGCCGCCGGTGCCGTTGTCGTAGGTAGACGCAGGCAAAGCCGCCGTGGTGGCCGCGCGGACCGAGGCCTTGGGGTCCAGTCCTGCGGAAATGCTGTCAACGTAGAACTTGGTGGCTGCGTCCTGCGCCGAGGTGGGTTCGGCCAGGTTGGTGGCCTTGAAGCCTCCGAAGGACTGGTTGGCCGTGAACGCCCTTGAGCCGTTCTGCTGGATGGAGGAGTTGACCTCCGCCAGGTTGACGTCGGCGTTCGGCATGGCGATGGTGCGGGTCTGGCCCGTGCCGATGCCCGAGGCCTGAAAGGCGATCTTTTTGGTGGCATCGCCGTCGTCGTAAATGTAGAAGCCAGCGTCCGAGAAGCCAGCTGCTCCGCTGAGGGCCTCCAAAGCAGTCTCAAGGTCCTGGAGGGCTCCCTTGATGGTCCTGCCGTCCGCGATGGTGACACCCGTGAAGGTGCCGAGGTCGGTCGAGCCGGCGGCAACGCCCGAGAGGGTGATCAAATTGGCGATGTAGCCCAAGTTGACGTCTGCATCCGGCACAGTTATGGTGCGAGGGGCAGACAGCGTGCCTGCGTACGTGAAGTAGTTGGCACCGCCAAGGTTTACCTTGAGGTTAGCTACTACGAGCGTGTTAGCCGACAGTGCTACCTGTCGCTGTACGCCAGTGAGAAGTCTTGAAATCTTTGAAATATCTGCCACTGTTACCTCGCTTCGGCGTTACTAGCGCCTTCCTCGATGTGGATACCTAGTTTCTTAGGCATCTCGCCTTGTTTAAAAATTTCGATCGCCATTCTGCACTCAAGTCCATAGACGTTAAGGTATTTATTCGCTTCCTCGACTGCCTTGTCCGTGATCTCTCGCGTTTTCCGGCCGATGGCCTCCTCGGCGTTCCTCAGCTGGCTCTCGGACATCTTGTCTACGTCTACTTTTCTTTGTCTTTGCATATTTACAACTGCCCCACTAGCAAGATTGACAATAGGTAGTCCTTCTGGGAGGGATTGATGTCATTCCTGGCCACTGCTCCCACCCTCAGCACATAGTCACCTGAAACAAACCCGAACGAGCCTTCGTCCGGCGTGCTGTTCGTCAAGTTGCCGTCCTTACCGACGAATAGATTATCCCCGAAAGCAAAGGAGGAAATTACGTTAGCGACCTTGCCGGCCTTGACCACATCGCCGTACTCGCCGTCTGGTATGTCGTCCTCGGTCAGTCCCTGGAACCTAAAGGCGTCCAGTCCGTCTGACACGTCCACCAGCTTGAGCCTGCCGTTGTCGTCAATGGACACAGGGGTGTTCTTGGGTATAGTTAGCCCAGTCATATTCAGCAAGGCCACCTTGGTGGCTGTGGACTGGCCGCTTGCCTCGCTGATTATGTCCTCGTATGGCCTGTAGCTCATTACTGGCGCCACCAATTTCCGTTCCAAGCTATGAGCGTTACGTTCTCCATGTCGGAGGTCACCGCCAGCGGGGTGCTGGTGGCGTTCACGTTGTCGATCGTCTGGCTGAGCACGGACGCAATGTACATGGTGAACCCGTTTAGTGTTATTGCCTTGATGTTGAAGCGCTTGCCGTCCAGGCCCACCGCCGAAGGCAGGGTGACGGTTCTGTCAGCCGTCAGGCCGTCCATGAAGAAGGAATCGTTGGCGGAAGTCAGGGTTGCATTGCTGTCTGTGGCGCTGTCCACGTCGTCGAGGGCGGTCGAGGGGGTGGAGGAGATGGTTATGTCGTTGGCGCCCGGGGTGATGACCACGCCCGCGCCGGCCACTATCGACTTGAACTGAAGGTCTACCCCTACCTTGGTCTTGAACCAGCCGTCGCCCGAGCCCACGTTAGACGCGGTGTTGGCCTCGCCGGCGCCGCCGCCGCTGCCGCCGAACGTGAGAGACGGGTCCACCCGGAAGGCCAGCAGGTCGCCCACCTCCAGGTCGATCAGGGTCTGTATCTGGCTGCTGTCTGTGCCGTATGAGCCTACTTCGTCCCAGTCAAGGCCTAGGTGGATCTTCTGGCCGTTTAAAAACACCTGCAGCTGGCCGTAGCCCACCTTGTAGGCGAACACGGCCTCGCTGTTGCGCGAGTCAAAGGGTATGTCTATAGTAAACGGCGCCGAGATGGGTCCCGTCACCTCGTTGTCGTCTGCCGGAGCCCCGGCCACCACCTCCAGGTACTCCTCGTAGTCGAGGTTGTCCGTGGCGTTTATAACGCCGGCCAATGTTGCGTCCAGCCGCTTGATCGAGAGGGTCAGGTTCTCGCCGTCCACCACAACGAAGTTGGGAGTACCGGAGCCTTGCGTAGTAACCAATATGGACAGGCCCGAGACGTCCACGTTGACGGCGTCGGTTGTAGAGCCCGCAAGAGCGTTGGTCACAGTAACCACAGAGCCCAGCACCGATGCGCCGAAGTCGGCGACTGCGTTGATCGCCGCCTGCGTGAAGCCCGCCACCTGGGAGGCTGTGTCGCCTGTGCTGATGGCTACCTCGATCGGTATCCGTCCAGACGGGGCAGGATTACCGCCGCCGGCGTCCTTGTTGTACCATACGTAGTACTGGGCTGCATCGTTGGCTGCGTTGATGGTGAAGTACTGGCCGGTAGTTATGGAGGCCGCTGCAGGCGTAGTGACGTCGGTCACCTCGGTGGCCAGCACGCCTAGCTTGTCGGAGAATATAGGCGAGTTGTCCGTCTCAGACAAGGCCCCAATGTACGTGATGTTGTCGGTGCCGAAGCCGTCGCCGATCTCCACGTCGTCGCCCTGCTGGATCTCCGTGCCTGAGAAGTGGGCGTACACCCGGGCAGGGGAGCCGCCGTTGTCGGAGCGCAGGAACAGCCACATCACGTCCTTGTCGAAGGACACGTCCTCACGCGAGTCGATGAATATATGTCGGTCGGTGGAAGGCACCGCCACGGCCATGTACACGCCGTACGCGTACTTGGCCTTAGCGCCGGAGGCGCCGGTGGAAGTGTCGCCGTAGTTCTGGGTAAGGGTGACCTGGCTGAGCGAGTCGACGCTGAGTATCTGGTAATAGCCCTCGTCTCCTAGAGACCCTACCTTGATATAGTCGCCGGCCACTAAGCCGGTGGTCCATGAAACAGCGCCCACGGAGGCGACGGTTGGGCTGCCGTTGGTGAACACTAGGTTCGGCAGCACGTCGGCATCCCGCACCAGGTTTACATACGCCACCTCGTCGTCGGCCAGGATGACGTTGCCGCCGGCGGCATTGGCGTCGAATCGGTAGGTCAGCCTGGAGCCGATGAGCTTGGCGTATACGTTCTGGCTCCAGTTCATCTGGCCGGCCGTGGTCTGGTCGTGGCTGACCAGGCCCTGCCCGGTGAACACGGTCAGGCCCAGGTCCTTCCTGATTGAGCCAGTGCTTCCGCCCGTTCCCTGCGAGTACCAGTAGGTTCCCCCGTTGATCTCGAGGAACAGAGACATCACCACCTCTTTCCACTCGCGCTCCGTGTATATGCCTTTGTCACCGCCCCTGAAAGGGTTTATGGACGAGCTGGAGGATGACGGGTTGTTCTCGAGCCGCCCCTCCGAGTGGTTGGACCATGGGTACACGTAGAAGGGGTTCGGAGTCTGACGGCCGGCGGTGCCTAGCCTGAACAACATCGGCCGGCGGTCCTCGATAGAGGTGACGTTGCCGGCGGCATCGGTGGTGACTGTTGCGATCGGCAGCACGCTGGCGGCCCATACACTGGTGGTGATCTTGATGCGGTAGTCCAGGGTCTTGGCCAGCGGTACAGTCTTGGTGGTCTCGGAGGCGGTGGTGGGGTTCCACAGGTATACCTGGCCGGAGGTAGAGTCGTCAGGCTCGCGCTCGTACTCTATGCCTACGTAGTTGATGGCAGAAGCCACGAAGGCGCCGTCCACGCGGGAGTTGATGGCCGAGCTTAGGGGCTGCGCCGGGGTGCCGGAGGGCACCACGAAGAACGTGCCGGCCTGGGCGGAAGTGCCGTGCCAGATAGAGGAGTCGGCGACCAGCAGGCTCAGGCCGCTGGCTGCGCCGCCAATGGAGCCGGCCATGGCTATCTCCATGCCACGTAGGACGAAGCCGCCCTTGTCGCCTATTACCCACCCGCGCAGCAGCTCGTCGAAATCACTGGAGACAGCGGACTCAATGGACCGCATCTGCGGTACGTCGACCCGTTGCTGGCTTATTAAGTTATTCTGACGCCTTACTGCCATTAGCTTAGAACCTCTGAGGTGCCCACCATGCACGAAGATTCGGCATCGCCCAGTATGCCGCCGGCCAAACCCGGTGCGCGGAGATAGACATCCTTTGGAATCTTTCCCGTGGGGCTAAGGCCCCGGAGGCAGCCTGATGGGCAAGTCTAAGAGAGGCGATCGTGAGTACACAAGAGAGCAAAGACTTCAAAAAGAAAACAAAATACTCAAAAGGCAACTGGCTCGTCTGAGAAACCTGCTAGACAGGGCCAACCTGGCGGCGGAAGACGCCAGCCACCTGCGCCGCTTGATCAAGCTGCAGAACGACGAGGACCAGGCTGCATCTGCTTCCCTGGCTGAGGCCGACAAGCAGTGGGCGTGCCGGGAGATGGACTGCGTAGGCAGGCTAAGGCTGGTTATACTTCCACGTAGAGATGGTACAGTATACTGGCGTAAATGCGACGGCCCAGGCTGCCGCAACCGAACAAAAGCCCAGCGGTTCAAGCCGGGCGTCATCGGAGACGACGGTCGCCCTATGCAACGGGCTGACGATGGGCCAGATAGGCCCTTCAAGAGGAACCAAGGCTGAGAGGCTAGTCCAGGCCCTGCTTGGCCCCATGGGAGCAATGCCCAATTACAGAATATACCTAAGCAAACCGGCGCCAGGCTGCAAGCGTTCATACGTGGAAGCGGACGCCGCCGTGCCGGAGCTTAGACTGGCCGTGTTCGTGGACGGCAGGTTCTGGCACGACCCGGAGTTCGCCAGAGCCCGACAAAAGCCAAGCCACAAAGTGGACTGGGAAGCCAAGGCCCGGAGAAACGCCAAAAGGGACAGGGCCCAGACGGAGGCCCTGGAGTCAGAAGGATGGCTGGTGGTAAGGGTGTGGGACGACCAACTTCAAGGGGTTGCCCGCACCGATTCGACCCTGTCAGACATAGCTGTAGCGGCCGACGCAGCCAGGATATTCTGTTAGCATGCCATACATAAAGCAAGTAGACAGAAACAGGATCACTTCGGACGGAAAATACAACGGCACCGCCATCAAGACTGCGGGCGAGCTGAACTACCTGCTGACGATCATGTTCCTGTCCAACTTCTGGGCCGACGTGCACGAACTCGAAGCGGCCATGAGCCTGCGCGTGAACACATTTTTCCTGTCCTCGGAGCGTAGATACCAGGACCACAACGACACGGTCGGAGCGTTAGTGTGCTGTTTACTGGAGTACAAGAGGCGCTTCAAAGGCAACCATCCAAGATACGAAGACATAGAGGACGCAGTCGTGAGAACAGTCGAGAGGTTCTACAACACACTCAGCGCGCCCTACGAGGACTCCAAAATCATAGAGAACGGAGACGTCATTTAATGTGCATGGTATGCACTGAGTTCAGCAAGGGCAGGATGACTACCGCAGAGGCCATTCGAGCCCTGGGCGAGACCCTTAGGACCCTAGGCAACACTGGTGGAGACGACGAGAAGCGAGAGCATGTATCGGAAGCGGCGGAAATGATCTTAGGAGTTTCCAATGAAACAGATCAAGGTTAACAAGAGGCTATTCCAGTCCGAACCGTCAAAACTGCTCAAGGCAGTCGGCGCCGTAGTAGGCTACCAAGCCTACCCATCCGATGTGTATGTTAGCAAAGAAGACTACAAGTCTATGGTCAAGGCCACTATAAAAATGTTCCGAAAGGAATATCCGTACATGAAGCCGTCTTCGACCAAGCTGCGCGCCAGCATAGGCGTGCATCTGCTAAACCTAGGGCCCAACGAAACCCTGGGAGACGCCATCAAGCCGGGCTATGTGTTGGTGGACGAAGACTCAATCAAAGAAGCAGTCAAGCTGGAAAGCCAGCAAAAAGACCTACGAACGGTCTAAGGCCATGTATGGAATTTGCCCTATCCACTCAAAGCTGAGCTTGTAAGAGCCCTTGCCCACCGAGTGGTTCTCCCTAGTCACCTTGGCGTTCTGGACGTAAATGATGTCCTCGTCAGTGGACCTGTCCATTATGCGTATGGACACGTAGTTGCCGGCCATTCGGTCTTTGTACAGCGGCCGTGCGGAGTATGCCTGCAGGCCGCCGGACAGACGAACGCGCAGACCCTGTATTGAGCCGCGCACGGTCGTCTTTGACGGGGCTATCTCCTGGGCGTAGTCGGCGTCGATGCCGAATACCTCGTACTCGCCGTAGTCCACGGTAAAGGCCACTGACTGGACTTCCTTGTACAGCTTGTTGTTGATGTAAAGCTTGATCTGCGCTCCGGTGAGCACTACCCGCTTGGCCATAGTCTACTCCCCGAACACGTAGGTGATGTCCGTAAAGTCCGTGCCCCATTTTCCAAGGCCCTCGTCGGACGGGTACAGGACGGTTATTACTATTCTGATGCCGGTGGCGGCCACCTCGTTGATTAGGTCCTCCGCGTATACGCGCCCGCTCACTACGTCCGTCATGAAGAAGGGATAGTCGCTGCCATCCTTGTCGATCATAGCTGGCGCGCGCTGGGCCACCAGAGACACGTCCTCGCCGGCCAGGTGCCGGTTCTTGATGGTGTAAGCGGGGCTGATCAGTAGGGTGCCAGAGGAAGGGCGTGCAATGTACGGAAGCGGCCCTTCTTGTCTCTTGGTTCCATAGCCAAGCACCAAGTATCCTTGCTCGTCGGGGAACTGCGACGCATTGCTGACGCGCACCACCCTGGAGCTGGACGCGTCCAGGTCCTGGTCTAGTACTGTGCCTATGTTGCTTACTGTAAACGGTTGCGAAGGGTCGAAGCAGTAGGGCCCTGGCTGCGATGGGGCGTTGAGCCCAGCGTATGGGTCCGGCGTGGATACTACGGCTACGACCTCGGTCACGCCTTGCTGGAACACGGACACTGACAGTCCGGTTACATTCACGTTGGCTGCGTCTGCCACGGCCCCGTTCTCCAGGTTGACTAGCCTGGCCACGTCGGCAAACGGCGGAGCAGCGGAGGCGTCCGAGACCCCGGATACGGCCGTGGCAAAGGCCTCGGCCACCTGGGCGGCCGAGACAGCGGACGAGACATCGACGCGTATACCGATGCGTCCGCCTGGGGCCGGGTCAACAGCGTCGGAGCCGGTGGTGTCGAAGTACACATAGTAGGCATTTTCTGGCGTGTCAAAGATCATGTACGCGCCGTCCGCTATGGAAGCCTTCAGCGGCAGGGTAACATCCGTTATCTCATTGGCCCCGGCCGTAGTAACCTCGCTCTCGGTGACCAGCGCCTCTCCGTGCAAGTGCGCGGCGCCCCTTCGCTCACGCCTGACGACCCTAGTGGTGGCAGGCACGAACACCTCGAGAAGCCTGGCCTCGGCCTGGTACGCCGAGGCGAACGCCTGCTTGCTGGATACAGTGGTCCTGGTGGGCGTAAAGAACAGAATTGCGTCGGACGTGCCCTGGACCACGGTTTCGCCTACGCCGATCGGGTTGAGTACCTCGAAGTACGCAGTGCCCACTGCTCCGCCTACCGCGGCGGTAACGTCGAACGTGCCTGTGTTAACCGGGTCAAACGATGAGCCGTATATGTTGGCGTAGTCGTTTACTCTGATCTTGCCTACCTTGGGGTCAGCGCCTGCGCTCCAAGTGAACCTAAGGACTCCGCCCGCTTCTTGCGTCACGTCCCACTGCGTGGATGGCCCGCCGCCGGCGGGCCGGGCAGTGTCAAACTTAAGCTCGTTCTGGGAGCGTCCGCCGCGTACCCTGACGCTAGAGGACGGGCCCAAAGTATCGGAGATCAGCACCACGTACCCACCCAGGCCGTCGTCCTTTGCGAACGCGCCGCCTGGACGGCCCGAGGCCCTAAGGCTGCGAGTGATTGCGTCAGCTACCTCTTGGGCCTTAGCGGCGGCTATGGAGCCGAACTGCTCAGTCTTGAAAGTGACCTCGGCAGTCTCACCGTCATCGAACTGCAGTATGAGCGTGTCACCGTCCTGCAAATTGTACGGCTCCAGCTCGCGGCTCCTGCCTGTAGCGCGAACATACTCCTCGCCAAAGATGACGTCCAGAATTCGGTGAATCAGGTCCCGCACCTGCTTGCGGTTCTTTACCTCGATGCCGATCTCGCGAAATACGTCGTCCGACAAGCCGACCTCCGGCGGCCTGGTGATGCCGCTGTCCGCCAGGCGCTGGTCCAGGTAGCGGCCCGAGGCTGTTGCTACGTACAGCTGATCGTTGACGGCCGCCACGGTGTCAACCAGGTAGGCTGCGCTGGACTGGGCGAGCGAGTACAGCACGGCGTCCACGTTAGGGCCGCGCATGAAGGGGTTTAGATACGCCCTCAGCCTCTTATACTCTCTCTCCACGGTCGTAACTGACAAGAACTACCTCCCAGCCTAGTTGATCTTAGAGACCGAAATGTCCGCCGTCGGGTCAATCACCGATGCCTTCTCGGACGGCTGCAGCCTGATGACATCGTGCGTAGAATCGTACTGCGGGCTGGTAATGGCCACTGCGCGCACGCCAGGTATTGCATCCACAACAGAAACTATGCGGCTGATGGCGATCGGCTGTCCGATCGGGTTACCGTTGATGAGCGCGTCCACCGCGTTTCTGATCTGCTCCACAATCTGGGCGAACGGCACGCCGGTGTTGAGCCGCACGTCGATCGAGACCTGAATCCTGCGCCTGAGCGGTCCGCGAATGAAGATCTCAGCCCCTGCGGCGCCAGTGCCAGGGTACGTGGTGCTGTCCCTGGGGTCTCCGTAGACTATTCTGTTCGCCTCGGCGATCATGCCGATGTGGTGCCTGTAGCTGTCCAGCCCCTTGGACACACCGTCGTCGAAGGCCAACTTGGTGGCACTCTCGACGGCCAGGCCTGCGGCCTCGTCTATTTTGTTAAACTGGGCATTGGTGTCAAGCACAAGGTTTGTCCTATCTAGCGCGCCCGGCTCGATGGCTATAAGCAAGATCTTCTTGTAACCCTCGTAGGCATTCTCTTCTTGCACTACAACGCTGGACTCCTGTCCCGCCAGCGGCACCTCGAAGGCGGCCGCAAGCGCGCCGTTGACCACGGCCATATCCCTGAAGAGAACTTCGTCAATGGTCCATGTTCCAAGGGCCAGCGCCGGAAGTGCTGTTCCGCTCAAGATCAAGGAGTCTCCCGCAGTAGCGGCCTCGTACTCCCAGAAGCCCAGGGCTGGACGATGCAGGTCCAGGTCATCAGTGATTAGCACGCCAGACTCGCTGGCCGCCTTGGGGTTGATTGCCCTGACGAAGGTTCTGCGGCCCTGCTGAGTTACTACTGCAGCAAACGACCCGCCGACGTTGAAGTTTGAAGCGTCCGTTGTCTCGTCGAAGCCAGTGGTGGTAACGATCACCACGTTGCCAGCCACGGTGGCGTCCAGGTCCGCAAGCACGTCAATTTCGTTCTTGATCTGCAGGGCGACGGCATCGGCCGTGTCCGTGGAATTGACGTTGACCAGCACCCCGGTCTTGCCCACCACGGCCGGGTCCGCCCCTGCGCCGTCCACCTTGAACCACACGTAGTACTCCACGGCGTCGCCCGCTGAATTGATCAGGAAGTACTGCCCGCCTGAAATTTGCGATCCAGTGGGTGCGGTTACTTCGGTGACCTCCTGCTGCTTGGCGCCAGACTCGAGCACCATGAACTCCCCGCGGTTCGCCACGAGGAAGTCCGTGCCCAGCCTGAGCACGTCGCCAGGCCTAGCCGCACCGAAGTCAGGCTCCGTTCCGGTTCCGTTCCAGAGCAGCTTAAGGGAGTTGTCAGTGCCGTCCACGTCAAATGACGTGGTGCCATCGTACCCGAGTGAAATAAAGTTATCCGGCAACAACACGGTCTCTTCAACGGCGTTAAGGTTGTCCAGGTAAATGCTGTCTTCAAAGCGACGTATTACCCTAAACTTGCCGCGGTTCAGCACGTGGAACGGCTCGTCGACCAGCACCTGGTCGCCCTCCGAGACTTCGGTGTATGCAGAAAAGTCACCGGCGGAGAAGCTTTCCCCAACCAAAAACGCGCCGCTGGCGGTGGCGCCTGCGGCCCCTGCGTTGTTCATGTAGGAAATGGCGACAGACGCAGATGGAGAGTCTGCCACTATGGTCACCACGTTGCCGAAGCTAGATGCGCTAACGCCCGGCAGCGCGCCTATGGAGGCCGCCAGGTTGGCAGCGGTGTCCACGTCCGTAGCTCCGACCGGAAAGTCCGTGTCAGCAGTCAGGGTGTTTCCGTCCACTATGAAGTCGTCGCCAGATAAATCCGTGTTGTCGGTGATCGTAAAAGTGCCAGAGGAGTAGCTGTTTACCGCGTCCGAGTTTAGAACTCTTACAGACGTACCGTCCTCACTGACTCCAGTGACCAAGAACGTGCCGTTGTTGCCGTCGTCGCTCATGTTGGCGACAGTTATGAGGTCGCCTATTGACACCTCGGTAAAGTTGGCATTGCCCGTGAGAATAATATACTCTGCGTCGCTTGAGCCCGTTATCTTGTTGACGTTCAGGGTACCGCCAGCCGAGTCATCAAGCTCGACAGACGACTTCAAAAATCCAGGGCTTGCAAGGGTTCCAGCCCAACTGATGCAGACGAACCGACCCTGCTTTTCAACCCGGAAATCCCTGCCGCGAGTCCTGACATGGTGCCTAGGCTTGCCGAAGTAACGCTGCTGTGACGCCCTGTTGAGCAGCTTGACGATGCTTTTGCCTGCAACGGGCAGATTCGGCAGAATAGTGGCTGATGTATTCGAGCTGATCTCAGCGCTCTTAGCTTGGCGCCCATCAGCATACACCCTGATCCACTCATCGGAGTGCAAACCGCCCTGGCTCTGCCTGGAGATGGACATCTTGGCCAGGGCGTTGTCCAGCCTGGAGCCAGCGCCGAGCGCAGCTGCCCTGCTGAAGCTGCCGTTGCCGCCGACGACCTGGACACTGCCGTTGCCGCCGACGACCTTGGTGGCCAGCAAAAGCTGGCTGTCCCTGTAGGCAAGCTGCGCGTCGGCCAACGTGGTGATGCCGCTGACGGCAAGCACGTTCATGAACCTCATGACCTGCTCATGCGTGCACGGAACAATCCTTACTTCCTCGCCGTCGCGGAACTCATAGCCTAGGTCCGTGGGCAGGTCCAACGGCCTCTTGAACACGAATTGGGGAGAGCTGCCAAGGTCGCTGGACTCAATCCAGTTCACGCCGTCCAGCAGGTCGACGCCATCGTATGCGAAGTCGCTGTCCTCCGCAGTGGACTTCTCAATCACGCCAACCCCGGAGGTGCCTGAGTCATCGACCAACGCTGCCGAGAGATAGTCGGACAAACTGGAGTTCACGTAGTCCACTATGTCGGTGGCCGCCGTCGGGTCCGCCTCGTAGAACCTAATGGCGTCGGCCACGAGGGTGGCCTTGTCGGACTCCGTTACTGCGTCGCCGTTCTTCCTGACAACCGAGAAGCTTGTGGCGGTAGGAGTGAAGCCGGGCTCGTCGCTGACGCGAAACGTGCCAGTGTTTTCCTCGGAGAACTCCGTCTCTCCGGTAATCGTGACGTACTCGCCGCCGGACAAGCTGCCCAACGCCGGCGCCGTGCCGGTTCCGCTGTAGGTGTACGTGACCTGATCCACGCCCGCGACGGGAGTGTTGGGCGTTACAGTGACGTTCCACTCGGTGGAGGCGTCTATGGAGGTGGCCACCGGATTGCCGGACCTGGTGGCTATCCTGATGGTGATCTTGTCAGCCACCAGCACCGTAGAGGTGATCGGACTGTTTGCAGCGGTTGGATAGGTGTAGCCTACATTGGTGCGGTTGCCTGTGCGGCCATAGCGAGCGCTGTGGTAGAGAATGGCGTCCTGGGCCTGGGATTGGTCGAGAACCTTGCGGGCCTTCATGAGTGCCTTGTGGCCAGAGAAGTCGTATGCCGCCCCAAACGAGGTTACGAAAGAGGAAGTGGGGCCAAGCTCAGTGTCGTACGCGTTGAACTGGGTCGGGCTAACGGCCGCAGTGGTGTTGGCCACAGCCACCCGGAACAATGGAACCTCAAAGGTCTTGCCCGAGGCATCGCCGTCTAGTATGACCACGATCGTGTCATCGTGCCCGAAGTCCAGCGCGGCGGCGGCGTAAACTCGGTCGTCTTCACGCAGCCTTCTGATCAGCCTGTCGGGGCTTATACCCACGGCCGTGCCGGCCAAGGAGGCTATCTGGTCCGACTCGCCGGCGGGCTGGGCGTCCGACGGGCTTGTGTACCTGTGCAGGCCCACTATGAGTTCGTTAGGGTCGATGCCGAAGGCATCCAGGTCTTCGTCGGTGTCCACGGACGGAATGTAGGAGTTCGGAGGGTCGGCGTACGCACCAGGGGCCACGATCTTGGAGTGAATGAACAGCGGGAAGTCGCCCTCTTTCGACTGCGACGACTCGTTGCCGACCAGCGAGCCCTGGCTAAGCCCCGTCTGTCCAGCGGACAATCCGACCAGCTTGCCCGACGAGTCAGAGGTGACGACCAGCATGCTGCCCAGCAACGGGTCCTTGGTGTTGGTGGCTGCCACAATCATCTCGTCGTCCACCACACTAAAGGTCATGGAGTCAGACTGGTCCTGAAGCTCCAGCGAAATGGAAGAGACCGTGCGTGCGCCGCCGGCCACTTTGAACTTCTGAGGGGCCAAATCGGAGCGCAAAACCGCTATGCCTTCCACGAATGCCACGAGAGCCTGGTTGGACGCCAGGGCATACTCGGCTGCGGTCACCTCTATGTCCACATAGTCGGTGCCATGCCCTGCCACCCGGCCCTCGAGCCTGTTGTCCGCGTTGAACTCGGCCGACCATACAATCAGGTAGTCACCGTCCTCCACGTTGATGAAGGCGTTCGGAGCAGTAGTCTGGTAGCGCACGACGTTGCCGCCCATCTTGGTGACGCTGAAGGTAGTGGCGGCTACCGCCCCCGTGTTTATGATCTGGGCGTCTGGGGAGTCTGCCAGCAGCCATATATAGCCGTCGGACAGTAGTGTGACTGTACCGCCTAGAATCGAGCTGCCTTGTACGCGACCCTCCGTCTGCTCGGTGCCGGATGTAAGCTCATCGCCTGCCACGAGCGGGTCTACAAGCCGAAACTGCGCAGTGTTCCTGGACAGAGAGAAGTCGGACTTCTTTCCCTCGCTGACCAGGCCCTTGTTGGAGCTGAACATGCCCTTGGTAACCAAGGTAGAGGAGGCGTCGACCTCCACCCTTGCGCGGTTGGACGGCCCTAGGTTGGACCGCACCTTGATCTGCTCTCCTACAATGCTGACGGTGATCCCGGTAAGCTTGGAATTCAGCACGTTGGTCCAGCTTTCAAGCGTGTTGGTGGCGTTGACGGAGGTGTGGGTGCCCTCGGCTATGAAGTCAGCGTTCAGAATCGTGTACGTAATGGCGGCCGTGCCGTCGATCAGCAATATGAGGGTGTCGCCGTCGGCTATAGACGGAGACCAGTCTGCTTGCTCCTCCGAAAACACCGCAGCCTCTCGGCCGTCCTTGCTCAGCGGCTGCTTGTTCTTGTATAGCCTGAGCGTCTGCTGCTCGTTGGACGGGAAGGAGACCAACCTGGATACGTCCCTGCCGAACGTAGGCAATGCGATTTGCAGGTAGTCAAACTCCTCGGCCTTGGCCTGCACAACCAGGCGCTTGCCTCCGCCGCTGGTTACCGCCTCAAACCCAAGGTCGCTGTTGGCGTTAATGGAGGCGGAAAGCTCGTACGCTGTAGCGCCTCCTGGAGCAGCGAAGTCGCTGTTGGAAAACGAGTGCTCGTAGGTGACTCCGCCAACACTAATAGCCAGGCGGTCGCCGCCGACCACGTCGAAGGGGCCCTCGATCGTACTCTCCAGAAACGCCTTTGCAATGCTGGTTTGGCGACCGGAAGTGGCCAGCTGGAACAGCTTCTCGCCGCCTAGGGCGCTTTCCACTATAAGCTCCAGGCCTACTCCCTTGGACTTCTCCTCATATACGTTGCCGTCGTCCACGAATAGGGTGGCGCTATCGGCATCGCTCACGATTTCATCGCTAACCACCGTAGCCTGCTCGTCCGGGGAGGTGGCGCCTATGACTGCTGCCTTGATGGCGGTGGCGGTGCCCAGGCCCTTTGACAGCCTTGCCCTCTTGATTCTCTCGCGCAGTTCCTCGTCGGTCTCTGCGTCGCGTCCCGTAGTGTACTTGTTCTCGTTGGACACCGTGGCGCCTGCGAAGGGCAGGCTGACGAACTCCTTGATTGCCCCCCGAGGCACACTGCTTCTGGCGCCCGGCTCCTGCGCGCTGACCTTGACCTCGGTTACCTCTGTCTCGCCGTCCAGTATAACCGACGTGGACACCGTATAGAACCTAGTCTCCTCCTCAGCCCCGGAGGCGGGCACGCGCACGACGGCGTTGGACGGAACAGGCCGGTTGCCGCCCTGGGCTACCACCACTGACTCTCCGATGTTGTGAAACTTGTTGGTGGGGCTGATCAGGGTGATCTGGAAGTAGCCGCCAACTGCGTTGATCGCAGAGTATGAAAGCGGGCCCTCTACGTTGGGGGTGCCTCGCCCGATGTATATCTGTCCACTGGCCGGCCACCCTTCGGTGTCACTAACGTTTACAAGAGAGGAGCCGGCGTTCGGGGCCCTGGTTCCGGCGTACACCTTGCTGGATAGCTTCTGGAAGCTAGAGTCTGTTATGGTTACAGTTCCAGTGGCCACTCTAGCCGGGAACGGAGTCAGCCGCTCGTCCCGAGCCAGGCGCCTAAGGGCCTCGCCCGTGGCCCTGTCCACAGAGTAGTCCCTGAGCACCGACAGCACGTCGCCGCCGGCGCGTGCCACGGCAAGGGCTACTACCTCGAAAAAGGAGGTGTTGGCAGATCCTACGTTGACGTCACTGACGCCAATTCGGCTCATGTAGCTGGAGAGCATTTCTCCGAGCAACTGGTCGTAACTTTTAGGATTCGGTGTGTCCGACGCCATGCTTCCTCTGCCCTAAGATTCCGGCCCCATAGCTATACCGGGCTTCATGCGGCCGGCAGCTCGAAGGACAGCGGGTAAACACCGTTGCCGTTGGCCAAACCCACTGAAAGGTTCAGCTTAAGCCTTGGCCCGTCAAGCAGAACCTCCAGCCTGTCTAGGCCGTCAAACCTGGGGTCCGACTCGAACATTTCTGCCAGGGCCTTGTACGCGGCTTTGGCGTCGAAGTCGGCCGAGCTGTCGCCAGGTCGTACGCCAAAGCCGAAGTCAGGATGGACCAATAGCTTGCCCCTGGGCGTCGACAGCTTGATCTTGATAGCCTGTATGATGTTCTGAGTTCCCCATGCCAGCCTAAACTCTCCCTGGCCGCCTATAGCCAAGTCACCGGACTCAGTAAGCAGCCAGTCCACCTTGGACAGGCCAGTCAGCGGGTCCTCCCTGGCGTCCGGCACCTCGCGCACCCTGGGGGAATTGTCCACCGGGAGGTCTGAAGGTATCCAGATTCTGCTCTGGCTATTCACGGTGCCCGGCAGGTAGGCCTGCAGGTAGGCTCCGTCGAACGTAGTGTATATGTCCAAGTCCGGGAGTCCGTCCAGGGTCAGCAGCACGTTGCCCTCGGCTATCCTGTCAATCTCCAAAATTCTCCTAGCGGCCTCGGGCTGGGCAGCGGAGCGCAGCAGGACCTTCTGGCCCACGAACAAGTTCTCGTCAGAGGATATGTTGATGCGTCTTCCTTCGGCGTTGGACAGCAGCGGCCTCTGAAACCCGACCTCGTCGATGTATGGCTCGCGCAAGTTATTCAGCGTTACTATCTCTAGCCACCGCTGGGCGTCGCCCAGGTAGCGCAGGGCGATCTCCTCCACGCTGGCGCCCAGCGGCACCGGCACCAGCACCTTGCTGCTGGAGGTCTGAAACTGAAACCCTGCGTCCTCCGCCAGGCCGTCCACGAACTGGGTGTTGCTTGATCGCCTGTCGTCGTCGATCTGGCTGTTGGCCGTGAGCAGGTCCATGGCCGTAGCTGCCTCATAAAGTGAGGCCAAAAACTCAAACTCCTCGGGGGTCATGGGCTGCACCCTGGGGGTGGGCGCAGGCCGGCCGTACACGTCGCTGAAGGTCTGGTTCCCGGCGCCGAATCGGTTGGCGATCTGGCTGGCAAGCTCGAGTATCTCCGCCCTGGAGGACCGTATGTCGTCCACGGTTGTAGTCCTGACCTCCTCGATGGCGTCGTCCACCCGTTGCTGCTGCTCTGGAGAAAGCTGAAGCTGGCTGGCGGGCACCTGGTTGAACAGGTCGAAGTTCTCCTCGGGACTACTGAATATGTTGTCGGCCGGGTCTATGCTTAGCAGCTGAGTCTGCGCAAGGCCCAGCGACCCTGCGTTCACCTGGTCATCCGACAGGCCCTCCCTAATCGACGAGCTTGCCAGCAGCGCAGATAGGCTGGAGCGGGTGTCCGAGCTGGTTGAGGTAGACGAGATGGACGAGGACATGACCAGCAAGCTCTGCTTGATCGATGACTTGTAGTCGCCTATGATCTGCCGGGGAAGGTCTCCGACGGCCACGGTCGCGCCCGAGATGTCCTTTGCGAACAAAGCCACCTGCCTAAGCGTGTTTAATGGACCCTGGAAGTCAGCCCTGACGGCCTTGATCAGGTTGAGCGCGGCGCCAGCCGAGCGCCTCGCATCCTCTAGTGCGCCGTTGATCCTCTGCAGTATGTTGGGAGTCAGCGGCTGGGCGCTAGGGGCTACTCCCGACTCAGCGCCCGTGCGCTGAAGCTCCACTCGCCTCCACGCCTTGAGCTGGAGCTGGTAGCGCCACTCCAGCGGCCTCTCGGCGGACTGCTGGGTGGTCAGCGAGATGGGAGTGACTATATAGCTTTGGTTCTGCTTGGGAATGTCGAGCACCAGGCGCCAGCCTGCGTTCTCGGGCCTCTTCTTAAGCTCTGCGTACTGCTCCACGAACTGCTCGAGCAGCTGTGCGTGGTAGTAGCCGGTGCTCTGCTTGCTCGGCGCCCCGCTGTCTCCCGGGCCGTTTGTGATGGGCTTCGCGGCAGGATGTCCACTGGTGACGCTCCTAATCACCCTCTGCACCTGGTTCACCAGCCCAGTGAACTGCTCTATGGTGTTGCCAAACAAGGTCTCTAAGACAGTCGGCGAAGACGGGGGGGCGGACATATTGGGCCTGAACGGCCACACTCCCATGGTGCCGCTTATGCTTATATTCTTGAACCTCATGCCGGAGTGCTCCTCCAGAACTCCGCGCAGCGTGGCACCAACGTCTATAGAGTACGCAGACGTGGTGCTTAGGTTCTGGGGCGTAATGGGCAAGTCGAACTGCCACTTGCGCCCGATGGGCTCGAAGCTCAAAGTGGTCAATACCCCGCCCTTGGTGCTAGGGGCTGAACTGCTAAGTACCCGGACAGCGCTGGAGGCACCGCCCCGAGTAACCACCGCAGGGCGTGAGCCCTTGGTAACGTCCACTACCAGGAGCCTGTACGGATACAGCTTGTCCCACCTATCTGGGTCGATCGACACAGGCGGGAAAAAGGACTTGCTATCCGGGGTTAGGCCGGAGCCCCTCCAGGGTACCTCGTCCGGGCTGGCCTTTTGGTTGACCGCAGACCCAGCAACACCCGATATGAGCTTTTTTAACTCTTGCGCCGGGTCCGGCAGCTTCAAGTCCAATCCTGATCCTAGTCCGAAGGGTGTGGCCATCTCGGTATACAAGATTCGTGGGTAAGGCAATTAACACGTTTACAAGAATCACAACACTTCTTTTGATCTCGACTACGGTAGCAGGAGCCTGCAGCCTGCCCAGGCTGAAGCCGTCTGGAACAGGCGTATGGAAGGAATTCGAGCCATATCTCAAGGAATACACGGAGATAGCCAAGCACAAAGGGATAGACTTGTCTGACAAATCCAAGAAGCTAGTGGTAACCAAGGCAAACAAGCTTATGGACAACTCAGCGGCTGTATGCCACATGACTCCCCTGGGCAACGAAGTAGAAGTAAGCGAAATTATATGGAGCCGTATTTCAGAGATTGAAAGAAAACAGCTTGCTTTCCATGAACTTGTGCATTGCCTGTGCGACAGGATGCACACGTACCAGGGAGGCGAGTACCCGGATAAGGCGCCTGCCTTTGGCTTTGGAGCCGGGTACATGGACGACGGATGCCCCTCCTCCATGATGCACCCCACCATGATTGACAGGGATTGCGCCGTGCGTCACTGGAACGAATACATAGACGAGATGATGGTCGGCTGTGAGCCGTAGCCATACATGCTAACATGTACTGGTGAGACTAATAGACAAGCAAAGGCATAGTTACTCCTGTGGAATAGTGGCCGCGGCAAACGCAGCCAAGTGGTCCGGCGAGCGGGGAGTCACCTACAGCAAAGTCCTCAAAGAAGCAATGGAATTAGGATTATTCCGACTTAGGGACAGCGAAGGCATGTACACCCACAAACTAGAGACCCTGATGCACATGCTCGGAGCCCGCATCGGGTTCATGCAACCATTGAGCCTGGACGAGGTAAAGGACTGCGCGCGCAAGGGCTACGGAGTCGTGTACGTCTACTATCTCAATAATGGCCGAGGGCACGCCGTATTCATACACCCGGTGGGCGACAAGCTGTCCGTCAAGAACCCCAGAGAAGCCAAGAAAGGCGACAGACTAAGGCATCTAAAGGAAATGGAGGGCAGGGAAATGAAGGCCAGGGAAATGAAGGCCTGCAGGGCATGGGTCGTGGCCTCTGGCTAGATGACCCGGTAGACTCTCGCCAGCGAGTCGTCCCTGTACTTCTCCGGTATGGCCCTGCCCAAAGTAATCGCGTTGCCGCTCTTGGCCTCAACCGCAGTAGCGATCTCCTGCTGGTCCTCGGCGAACACATACACGAACTGGCCCACGGAAAACTGGGAGGCGTCCTTGAGATGCACTACCTTGGTGCCCGACGCAGGCGCCTGCAGCGCACTGCACGCCATGATCGACAGGTAGACCGACTTCTGGTTCTGTATTGCAGTCTTGAAGCCGTCCTGGGCGACCAAGGCTCGCTGCAGCCCCTTAAGCTCGCTCAGCGAGCCGCCTAGGTCGTTCAGCCTAAGAGACAGCCTGGCGAACCTGGAGCCATAGAAGCCGCTGCTGGCCGTGACCTCTCCGGTGCTTACGTCCTGGGTGATCGAGCCCAAGTTAACGTTAAGCTCGGATATGCGCGTTGTAACCGACGCCAGCCTGGCCGTTGCCGCGCTGCTCAAACTGGCCACGGCGGCCGCCTTGAGCTTGGAGTCAGGGAACGAGGACGGGTCCAGCGCATTGAAGCCAGCGCAGGTTGTCTGGCCGTGCGCGGTGTAGAAGTCTATCAGCGCCTGCCACACGTCTATGGCTGCCTTTGCGGTGTTGATCGACGCTATCTCGGTGTTGTTTTGCGCCTGGCGGCCGGCGTCCGGGTCGTTGGTTAGGACAAGCGTAAGCTCCAGGTTCAGTATTGTCTCCCACGAAGACACTGCCGAGACCAAGGTAGCCAGTGCAGTCTGCGCGGCAGGGTAGTCCTCAACCGAGTCGAGCATCGACTCAGGGGTCCATACGCCGCTGTTGGACTCGCAAGCCGCCTGCGTTATGTGTATGGGTATGGAACATGTTCCGCCGTTGGGGTTGCCGGGCACGCATGTCTGGCCAGTTCCGCGCTCCAAGGACGTCAGCGAGCCGAGGGAGGCTATCGTAGACTGTATTGTGGAGATGTAGTCGCCCTCCTTGGGTATGAAGGCCGGATACGCGGCGGAGTAGTTCTTTCCTACAGCCTTGGAGCCGGCAAACGGCTTCGGGTTTACCCACACATTGTTGGTGGCGGCCAAGGGGGGCACGCTGGTGGAGGGCTGGTTCGGGTAGAAGAAGTTACCAGGCTTCTTGTCCGCGCCGTCCAAAATGTCCTGCTCCGAGATGGTGGTGTACGGTATGCCGCTCAGCGTGGTAAGCTCGGCCTGGTACGAGTTGACGAACGGGTTGACCTCGTCGTACAGCTTCTTGTTGGCAGCATCCAGCTGCTGCAGCTTAGCTATGGCAGACTGCAGCTGCACCTTGGTCTCCTCGATGCCGGCTATCTCGGTATCCGCCGAGACTATCCTGCGCGAGAAGGCTATTCTGTCGTTCGAGTCAAGGGCCATAAAGTCAATGTATCCTGCAGGGCACTATCTTGGTGGCGGCCAGCAGCCTGGTGTACTCCGCTCTCTCATCCAGGTCAGAGCACTCGGCCCGGGCCTGCCGGCCAGCCTTCAGCAGGTCCCTGACTATAGTTTCAGCCACGTGCTTGCTCATCACGAAGCAGTTGTCGTACATCACGTAGTCGCCGTCATACTCTATGCAGTACGTGCCTTCCTCGGCGGAAAGTATCTCGCTGAACGAAATGCCCTTCCCCTTGTGCTTCCTCCTAAAACCAGCCATGCGGCCAGCCCTTTGCGTACAGCACGGTCAGTAGGTCGTACGCTACGTGGCACAGCATCACAGTGCCAAGGCCGTGCTTGAGGCCATAGCGAAAGGAAATGAACGGTACGTAGCCCAGGAAAAGAAGCACCACAATGGGGCCTTGATACATGTGTCCGAGCGCAAAAGCCACGGACGAGCACGCTATAAACAGGAACGCAGCTATCCTTGCCAACAACTTGCCGGGGAACGCCGCCAGCACGGCCATGGCCGGCAGGGTGTGCACAACGTCTTCCCACCACGCCGACAGCATGAGGTGCGTGGGGAACGCCGTTATGAACTCAGGGGCCATCGGCTTGCCGAAAGCCAGTGTCTTGACTATGTACATCGCGGCCAGTATGCCCGCGAACTTGGCTACGTTCTTGGGCTTCACAGCCACAAGCTCCGGCTTTGCCCTCCACGCGAGCCAGGCCATGAATGCCGACAGGTGCAAAATGCCAATCAAGTGCAGAGCGTGCGAGCCGAAGTCCATGTTAAACCGCCTTTGCCTTCGTGGAGAACGGCCCCACCGCCGAGGAGACCACGGGCGCGCCGAGATTCCCAATGCCTATGTACTTGGTAGTCAAAATAACCATTGGCAATCCGCCTGCGCCGCCCAGGAACACGCTGCCGCTGAGGGTCACGACGGAGCCTTTGATGTTGGCCATGCTGGAGGCCTCGATCGACACGGTCGAGCCCTTGAGGGCCGCGGCCCCCTTGGACTCCATGGTGAGGCTGGCCATGCGCAGGTTTGCGCTGCCCGTGGCCTCCAGGAGCCACTGCTTCATCTTCTGGTTGGTGTCGCCGGAGGACTCGGTCGTGATGTCCTTGCCCGCCTTGACGGAGAAGTTCTGCTTGACGGTGTGCGCCTCGCTCTTCTCGGCGGTCAGCGTGACCTCCCCGTCCTTCTGTAGCCTGTGGCTGGCGCCCTTGTGCTTGAGATCATAGGAGCCGTCCTTCTCGATCTTCAGCGTGGTGTCGCCGGCCTTGGAGTCCTTCGGCTTGCCCTCGCTGTTGGTCGCGCCCCGAAACTTGAGGGTGAACGAGCCGTCGTCTTCGACCTTGAAGTTGACGCCGTTGTACTCGCCCTCCAGGTGGGCTTTGTCCGGGTCGTCCGGCAGCACCGTGCCCCTGTCCGGGTGCGTAGCGCCGCCTATGATCACGCCCTTCTCGCTCTGGGCGTCCAAACACAGCAGGTACACGCACACGCCGTCCTGGCCCTGGAAGGTCTTGCCCTTGAACTTTTTGGCCTTGGTCTGCCTGCGCAGTCGCTTCTCGAAGAAGTCGGCTATGCCGCCGATGCCGTCCATGGATAGGCAGTTGCGGTATGTCAGCGCGGTCATGCCGCGGTTCTCGTCCTGCTCGATGACCAGCACGTCGTACTCCGTGGCCAGCTTGGTGACGTTCTTGTCGTGCTTCTTAGGATAGGTGGCCACTATGAGCCCTGCTCTGAGCGGGAAGTTCTTGTGGGTGCGGTTGAACGAGGCGATCTCGGACCGCTCGTCAACCCCGAGCAACCCGCTGGGCAGAACTGCGCCGTTGTCTAGCTTGTTCATTTAGCGCCCTTCTTAGGACGCAGGGAGTTCGGGGTGAAGCTCTGGTTCCTTGTCTTGTCCTTGTCCGTAGGCTCCACTCCGGGCCGGTACGGGACGTCCTGGGACTCGGACACTCCCGGCAGCACCTTGTTCAGCTTCTCGTAGTCGTCCTTGCGCTGCGGATACGCTCCCGTGAACTCCATTTCCGAGTACAGCGGGCCGGCCTCCGTGGACCTTGGGTCCACTCCGTGGCTGAGGGCGAGCCTGGTCTTGAAGAACTTCTTGCCGGAATGTGGGTCTATGCCGGCCGAGTGGGTGACCTCCTCGATGTGGTACACCACGCCCTCGATCTCTGCGTTGTCTCCGGGCGCGATCGGGTCCACTACGCCGACCAGCTCCACCGTGCCGTTGAGCCTGAGGTGGCCGTTGCCCATGGCGTCCCCCAGCAAGCTGGCCCAGTACTGGCTCCTGTACGCGCCGTCCTTCAGGTTGTCCACCTCGTCGAACTCCGTGGACAGTATGTACGGGCGCAGGCCCGAGCGCTTTACGTCGTCGGCATCGAAGTAGTAGTTGCCTCGGGCGGTCTGCTCGGCAATGTCGAAGCCAGGGGCGGTGGACAGCGAGCGCCCGAACACCTGCACGAAGTTGATGCGCGCGGCCTCCTCTCGCCCCAGGTCGAGCTGCTCGATCATGGCGGGGTCTATGCTCCACCTAGGCAGGTTCAGAAACTTGGTCCTCTTGGAGCCCTTGAAGTGCTCGCTGGTGAACGGCATCTGCCTGGCCACCACGGTGGGCATGACGTCTCCCTGCGGGCTGGTCCTGAAGCAGGTGTACATCTCGTTTATGGGGGCGTGCAGGTGCTGCTGCATAATTCCCCACAGCTTCTGGCAGTTCCAGTACTCGGCCTTGAGGTAGATGAACCCGTCCATGTTGGTGGGGGTGTAGTAGAAGCGGCCGGACTTCAGGCTGACGCCCTGCGGGTTCAGGCCTGCAGCCATGTTCTGGGTGGAGCCGCCCGAGTACTGCTGTACACCCATGAGGTAGAGGTACAGGTCCTTGGCGCTCTTTGCCGCCGGCACCCCGAGCATGGCGCCGACCTTGGACGGCACGTAGAAGTGGGTGTTGGGCGAGCGCATCAGGTTGTCCTTGGACATGCGCCCCTCCTTGGTGATGCCGCTGCCTATGAACGCCTCGATCAGCGCCCTGAGCACGTCCCTTACGTTGTTGATGCCCTTCTTGGACACCACGTTGAGCCACTCGCCGCCTATCCTGGTTATGAACAGCTGGTCGTTGTTGCGCTCGGACGCGTCCACCAGGTGGGGGTTGAAGTAGATGGCGTTGTTGAACTCAGTGAACGCAAAGCCCTGAATCCTGTAGACCACGGTCTTGGTGCCGGTAGACATGTCGTTGGCCAGAGTGCGCCTCACGGACTGCACCTTGAAGAAGCCCTTGAACCCGTCGCCGGGCCTGTTTATCTGCTGGCCCTTGGCCGCGCGTGCAGCGACGTCCGCCACCTGGCCCGGCCAGTTGAGCATGTTGACGAACACGAAGTCCCCTGGGTGCACGGCGGTCTCGTAGTTGACGTCCGTCCCCTTTAGTATGGCGGTCATCTGCGGAGTTAAAACGCCCTTGGACTGGCCCGTGGTCACCTGTATGCAGTCGTTGACTACCACCATGGGCTCCCTGACAGACTGGGCGTCGACGGACTTGTAGTTCTTAGTGTCGCGGTTCTCCCAGCGCACGAACGTCAGCACCCACGCCGGAGAAGCCTGGTGGTCGCCGGAGTCCTTGGCGCCGCCCTGGGGCTTTACCCTGACCGTGAAGGCGGACGCGGCCATTACCTACCCCCGCCGGTTCCCACCTGCTGCCCGGCCTGCGGCTGGCCCTTCAGCCTCATTGCCCTGTCGGCCTGCTGCTGCAGGAAGTTCGCAAGCTCGGAGCCGGTTAGCTTGCCGTCGCGCGCCTGCTGAAGCGCCTGGCTAATGGCCATGGACGCAGCCAGTATGTTGTCCGCCAGCTTGGTGCTCTCGGTGGCGGCCCTGGCGATGTCGTCCCGCATTGTGGCAAAGTTCCTGAGCACAGCCTGCTGGGACGCGGCCTCCGACGCCACCTCCATGTCTGCTACACGGCCCCCTACGCCGCCCTCGGCCTTGGCCTCGGCCGCCTTTATCCTGGCGGCGTCCCTGGCGGTGCGCGCCGGCTGGACCATGCCCAGGGCGAACTCCTCGCCGCCCACGGTGCCAAGGCGCTTGTTAAGCTCCGGGTCCTCCATGGCCATGCGCGACTGCAGCCGGCCCAGGTCCCTGTATACGTCCGGCGCCTCGGTCCTGATCTGATCCATGGAGGCGCCGAGCAACCCCCTCTCGGAAAGCTTTGTCCTAAGCTCCTCGATGGACTTGTCCGTGTCGCCGCGCAGGAACGTGGCGCCGCGCTTGACCTGTATGGCGCGGGCCTGGAAGTCCTGGAGTGACAGGCCGGACTGCTGGGCCATGGCCTCCACCTGGGCTCCGCCGGCCCTGATCTGCTCCTCGCTCATAGAGGCAAAGGAGGCGCGCTGGTCCAGCGTCATGTTCTTGAGGTTCTCGTCTCTGAGTATGGCAGCAGCCTGCATGGCTCCCCGCGGTCCCTGGTACTGGTTGGACCGTCCCTGTAGCTCCTCGTACGCCGCCCTGCCGGCGGCAATGCCTTGGGTGGTCGTCTCGGTCATGAACGGAGACAGGCCGCCGGCCACCATCTGGGCGTTCTCGAGCGACCTAGCGCCGGAGCGCGAGACCACGTCCGCGGCCGCGGCCACGAACCTGCGCTGCTCCTCGGCGAACTCGGCCTTGTCGAGCCCTATCCTCATGCCCTCGGCTATGATCGAGATGGTGGCCTGCTTGGTGGACTCGGCGGAGCCCATGGTGCCGGAGATCTGGCCCATTATCTGCCCGGCGTTGGTCAGGTCCATGTTGCGCATGAGGCGCAGGGACATAAGGGAGCTTCGCGCCATGCGAGTGGAGCCGCCTGCGCCCAGTATCTGGTCGGACGCGCCCAGGGTGTCCTCCCGGGTGAAGCCGGCCTGCATGCCCCTGTCCAGGAACCCTCCCCTGTTGTAGAAGTCCGCGTCCGACAGCCCAAGCCTGCGCTGGCCGGCGAGGTTGCCCTTGTAGTTGGCGTAGAACTCGTCCATGGCCGCCTTCTTGAGCGGGTCCTGGTTCTCCATGGCCTCGAGCGTGTCGCGCATGTTCTTGGCCATCTCCGTGGAGCGGCTCATCTCGTACGCGCGCTGGAACCTGTTGCCCTCCGGTCCCAGGGAGCCAAGCAGCTTGTTGCGAACAACGTCGTCGGTGAACAGCTTGTACAGCGCGCCGCCGGCGGCGATGACTCCCGCGGCGACCAGGGCGGCGCCGCCCGTGGCTGCCCCGGCGGCCGCAAGGCCAGCGTACGCGCCCGCGCCTATGCCGGCCGCGCTGCCTACAGCGCCCAGGGTGTCCATCCTTCGCTGGCCGCGCTCCTCGGCCAGGGCGGAGCCTATTGCCCTGGCGCGCTCGGGGGCGTATATCTGCATGCGGCTGGTCCTGCCGGCGAAAACGTCGTTGACGTCGCGGCCAACCAGGTTCTGGGCTGCGCTGCCGGCCGCAAGCTCGGCCTGCCTGTTGGCGGAGTAGTACACGCGGCCAGCCTCCGAGCCCATCTGCAGCGCCGTACCTAGTCCGCTTATAGACGGCATGGCCATGCCCAGCAGGCCCATGGGGCCTATGCGGCCAGCGGCCCTCATGGCGCCGCCGAAGCCGCCGCGCCCGAAGGCCGTGCCCATCCTCTGGCCCGCACTTGGCTGCATGCCGGCGCGGTCGTCCAATGCCTGGTTTATGGCGCGGTCCCTGGCCCTGTACTGCTCGGAGTCGCTCTGGGCGCGCTTCTCGGTGTTGGCGATCTTCTCCTTGAGGGCGGAGTCTTCCCTGCCCAGCTTGACCAGCTGCTCGTACTCCTTGCGCATTTCCCTAAGAGAATCAAGCTGCTTCTTGTAGTCGCTGACCGCCTTCTCCTGCTGCTTGGACTGGTCCCTGATGAAGGCGTCCAGCTCGCGGCGCTGAGCCCTCGAGTCGCGATCCATCTGGTCCTTGGAGGCCGGGGACATGAGGCCCCTGAACCCCTGGCTCTCCAGGCGCTGCGCGGTCTGCGCCTGGGCGCGGCTGAGGTCGGAGGCCGAGTAGGCCTCCTTGAGCTTCTGGTTCATGCGGGCAAAACTAGCGTCAAACTCTTGAGAGTCTAGTTTTGCTTGTATAATCAACTCTTTTTTCATTTCAATGCCTTACGCTTAAAAAGCACTCCCATAGCGCAAAGTTAAGATTCCGGCTTGCGTATTTAGCCAAACCGCGCAATACTAATACCAGGAGGGCCTGCCATGAGTGCGACAGTGATGGGAAAGAAGCTACCCGCCGCCTTCTACAGGGCCGTCAACGGCCAGATCGTAGCGGTGGGAGTGGAGAGCTTGTTCGAGTGCAAGGAGTCGGGCAACCCGCTGGTTTCCACATCCAAGGGAGAGGTGTGGAACCTGTATGAGTTCGCCAAGCTACACGTGGTCTCGGCGAGGGAGGCCGACATGCATGCGGAAGCGCAGCGCAAAGAAAAACAAACCGCCTAAGGTGACCTACGAGCCGTATGCGCCCGGGGAGTACACCGCCAAGGTCATGAGGCACAGCCTCATGCAGGTAAACGGAGTTAGCGACGACCTGGACGAGCTTTTCACGAAGCAGGCCGAGCGATTGCACGAGGAGCTTGAGGCAGAGGTGGGCACAGCCAGGGCCTCCGCCGAGTGGGACTCGGCCATAAAGGCGTCGCTGGCCAAGCGCAAGGCCAAGGGAGCCAAGCGTGCTAGCGGCCATTAGAGAGTACTGCATAGCGTTTGCGAGCGTGCTCGCCGTGCTCGGCATGGCGCACATGCTGCTCGGCCGCCTGATGGGCGAAACGCACGCCGTGTACATACTCTACGTGTCCGCGGTCTCCGGCATAGCCGGGCCCATCAAGCTAGCGATCGAGAGAAGGAGGCAAGATGTTCAAAAGAGGTGACTGGGTGGTCTGGAAAACCCTGAAGTCCGTGCCGGACCCAAGCGCGAGGTTTGGCCGCAGCGCAGTGCACGACGGCGGCTGGACCTATCCGTTCAAGGTGGTGGGCACCAAGGAGATATGCGGCAATCCGTACGTAGACCTGGACATGGGCGACGACCTTCGCACAGACGAGACGTACCCCCTGGGGTTCAGGGGCATGCGGCTGGCCACCAAGGAGGACTTCAACGACCTCATAGAGAGCCTCAAGTCCGAGGTGTCCAACGCGCAGAAGAAGCTACGCGACATGGAAGAGGCGCAAGCCAGCACCAAGGGGGAGTTCTGTGGAGCAGTCTAAGGGCGCCAAGGTGGTGGGCATAAGGCCGGGCGTGCTTGAGGCCAAGGCGGCCGTCACGGCCTTCAGGAAGGTCGGCAACATACTGAAGCCCGCGACCGAGCCGGCCGCCAGCCCCGCCGCAGGGCGCATGATCAGCAACTACACCGAGATGAAGCGGCTACACCAGGAAATGAAGAACCTGCTATGCGAACTGGAAAAGTTCTTGCAATAGCCGCCATGGCGGCGTGCGCCGGCGTGCATGCGTCGGACGGCACATACCTGCACTACTACGTCGGCGCCCAGGCCGGGGAAATGTCCAGCCTGAAGTCGCTGTCGGTGGGGTACCAGGACCACGTGCTGTTCCTGGCAACCCGGCTGGAGGGCGGTGGCGTGTTCGACCGACGCAGGGGCGGTTCCTCCAGTGCCTTCGGACATGCGTCCGTGGGGGTAGAGCCAGAGTACGGGCCCATCTACATGCACTTCTTCCAGGGAGTGGGGCTTATGACGTCCAGCGACGCATTCAACTCAGGCTACCTCCAGTTCTTCGAGGACTTTGGAATAGGCTTCAGGGACCGCGAGAAGGGGGTGAGCGTGGGCCTGTCGTACAAGCACATATCCAACGCGGGACTGTCGGAGCCCAACAAGGGCAGGGACCTCATAGGCTTGCAAGTAATGATACCCTGGTAGATTTTACGTGCATTTTGTATGCAACCAGGGCATAATGTTCCTAAGGAGAAACCTAACATGAGCAAACTTACCATTGCAAGCTTACTGCTACTAAGCGCGTGCGGCCAGGGCCCCATGGGGCTGCAGGGGCTGCAGGGGCCACAGGGGGAGGCGGGCGCTCCCGCGCCGGAGCCGGTTTCTATGGAGGGCTACTACATCCTTCCCAACGGCGGCTACCTGGACATGTACGAGGACGCGCAGGGCCTGGTCACCGTGCGGTCTGCGCGCGTCATTATGAGCAACGCCGACGGCAGCACCGCGCTGGTTCCGTTTGCGTCTCTGGCAGCGGCGGCGCCGATCGGCAACGCCACCTACTACAACCAGAACCTCAACTACGTGGCTGCTACGCACAACGTGAAGAAGGACTCGGACAACAGCGTGCTCGCAGGGTCGTTCCTGACGCAGATCCGAATAATCAAGGACGCAGACACCGGGGCAATCAGCGTGCTGGTCATAACGAGCAGCTCGTTCGGCGTGCTTTTCAGCCACAGCGTGGTCAGCGAGTAGGGGGCAAAATGAAACGGCACAACCAACCGCGCAACACGAAGAGACGCCAACAGGCCGCGCTCGAGTACTGGAAGAAGCAGCTCAGCAAGGCCACGCGGTCCGAGACGTGCAAGTCCACGGACGAGTACATCAAGGACCAGATAGCACGGCTGACAGCCAAAACCACAGTAACCACACAGGCAGAATGAAACGATAAATCCGGCGCCCATGGCGCCATCGGGAGGACGCATGGGACTACCCACCACCAGAGCAGACAGAGACCTGGGAACGCTCACCGTGACCGTGGAGACCGGCCCGGGCAGGAAGACAACACGGTTCTTCCGCGCCAAGACACTGGACCGAGCCATGTCCGCAATGAGGTCGTGGCTGGCCGAGGGCAAGAAGTCCAACAGACTGGACCTGGGCGGAAGCATCATCGCGTACGACAGCCTGAACGGGGCGTCCTACTCCTGGGAAGAACCTTCCGGCGGTCGGCATGAATAAGTTCCAGATGGAGTGCATGTACTGCGGGCACAAGTGGGTCGAGACCCTATGGCACAAGCCCGACAACCTCAGGTGCACGCACGGAAGCTGCAACGACAAGAACATAACAATCAGGCCGCTGAAGGGAGCGGGCTCGGTGGACTACTACGCCGGCAGCGGGCCCTTCGAGGACGAGCAGGATAAGGAGGACGGCAAGTGGAACAGAGACTCGTAGGGGCCCGCGCTGATATTGCCGGACTAGTATGCCTCTAGGAATTACCCTGCCGACCATCGCGCTCGCCATATCCTCGGCATGCGCGGGCATGCACGAGTACAGAGCCTGCTCCAAGGCCCTGGAGGCGTTCACCAAGCAGACCGGGATATGGCAGGCCTCCAACAAGCTAAACAAATACGTCAGCGACTACGTAGGCGACAGGCTGACAGCCGCCGCCAAGTCCGCGGCGCCGCCAATACTGTGGCAGGCCGCCGCGGTGGGCGCAACGGTGTACGAGGTAGGCCGCGGCAAGGAGTACAGGATAAGCTTCAAGCCCCCGGTGCTGTCCGTAACGTCAGCGTACATAGGCGCCGGGACCAGGTCCGTAAGCTCCGGCCTGGAGTGGAGGTTCTAGTGTCAGAGCTTGACAAGCCGACAATGTGGGTGGGCAACCGAAAGACGGACGGCAAGCTGGCGGTGGTCCTAATGGACAGGCACACGGGCCAGGCCCTTGCCGAGTTCGCGGCCTACGACGTGATGGACAGGTACGCGGACTCGCTGCTGAGCCACAACGCGCGCTCCAGCATGCTGCAGAGGCGCTACGACTCTCCGGCCGAGACGTCGTGCCCGGTGCTGCTGCGCAGGATAAGGCCCGTGCACATCTCGTTCATGTGCACCAGCGAGCCGTGCGCCGTCAAGAAGGTGTGCGACGAGATCAACAGGCTCGCCGAGAAGGTGAAAATAAAAGGCCACGTGCACGGTCTGGTGTCCGCGTCGCTCGGCGGAGTCAAGAACTGGCTGGCGCACTCCACGATCATGGTGGAAGAGCAGGGGGAATTTACATGGTAAGAAAAAGCAAGCCCAAGCAGGCCATAGTCGTGTACTACGTGTGCGACGCAGAGCCCAAGGCAAAGACGTTCAAGACCATGGACAGGGCGCTCGAGTGGGCCGACCAGTACACCAGGGAGAACCCGGACCCCATGCAGGGGTACTGGGTCGACCAGGTCGTGTCGGGCACAGTCGTCACCTACGATGGAGTCCCACCGGGTGGACAAGGCAGGGCAGGCTGATGCACCGCTGGGGCGACAAGGGCATCGACTGGAAGGGCATAGACGACTGCTGCACCATCTTGTGGGACACTGCGCGCAGATGGGGCAGGCTGGGCGGCCAAATCAAGGAGAAGTTCGGCACAGTCAGGTTCTACGCCAACTTCGGTCGGCTGAGCCTGCACACCCTGCTGCTGCCTGGCTACTTCCACAGCGGCTGGTTCCCCAACTGGCTGTGGAACCTGGACCAGCGGGCCATAGGCCCCGCCATGCAGTGGGCCCTGGAGAAGCCGTTCGTGTGGTGGCAGAAAAAGGTGTACAACTACGCTTACCAGAAATGCATGAAGAAGCACCCCCACCTCCGCGCCGAGCTGCTGTGCGGGGCCGACTATCCCGAGCTGATCAAGGGAGCGACGCGCACCGAGGGCAACAAGAAGCACATTCTGGGGTGGGACGGCGAAGTCCTGGCGACGTGGGAGACCAACTAGGGTGCCCAAGACCAGGATCAAGGACTGGCCCAAGAACGGCCCCAAGGGCTGGGAGTGCTACGAGGGCACGCTGGAGACCTACCACGAGACCGGCATGGAGTGCATGGGCCTGGTGCTGTACAGGGACGGCTTCCTAACCCCGAACCCGGACTACGACCCCGGCAAGAAGGGATGGCCGTTCTCCGTTCAGCACTGGAAGACAATCGACGGAGTGGTCATGGTGGGCAAGTTCGACGTGATCGAGCTGCTGCGCAAGGACGGCCGGGTGCACCGCAGGTTCCCGGTGCTGCCGGACCACAGGCTCGCCAAGGAGGACGGCTACAGGCTAAGCTCGTACTGCAGGGGAATGACGAAGCACGAGTGGTACAAGCTGTTCCTTACGGAAGACAAGAGGGCACGACTATGGCGTCAAAAAAAGAAGTCGTGATGCGATGGAAGCTGTCCCCCAGGCGCGTACGAGAGGTGTGGCTGAGGGACCGGCGCGCTACGATCCTAGACAGGCTGCTGGGCCGCACCGAGGTGATCGTGGTGTACTGGGACATCGACAGGGAGTCCGGCCTTAGCTTCCCCAGGAGCAGCGACCGGGTAGGCGAGCCAGACTACGTGAGCTACTACAGGCTACTGGAGTACGGATGGAGACGGGGATGAGCGAGTTCAACAAGAAGGTGGAGTTCGACAAGGACAGCGGCGTGGGCCTGGTGGATGCAGGCACCGGCATGGCCGTGCTGACCGTGATCGACGCAGGTCGTCCCCGCATACTGGGCATGGACCACCGGGAGGCGCGCGCGGCCACCAGGCTGCTTAGCCTGTGGCTCGGCGAGCAGGACAGGTTCGAGGCCAAGGCCGTCGCGCTTGAGATGCTTGGGGTTCCCCGCCAGGAGCAGACCGGGGTGAACCACATGTCCTTCTACGAGGCCGAGTTCGACGACGAGGAGCAGGCCGCCATAGAGGAGGCCACGGGCCTGAAGGGCCAGGAGGCGCTGGAGAGCTTCGTGAACACCGCCATAGACGAGGGCATCGAGCCCACCGCCATACTGGCCGCCGCCAAGAAGCTCGTCTCGAAGAGGGGCAAGTGAGCGACCTCAACTACTGCTACTTATGTGGAATCTCCGAGCTAGACGGAGCACCGGACCTGGGGGTGCCGTACCCGGAGGTAAAAGAGCGCAGCGGAGTGGGCATGACCTGCAAGGAATGCTACGAGGAGATCAACAAGTGAAGGACGACACCAAGGCAAAGGACCTGCTCATAAGGACCGTGTTCCAGGGGGACAAGGACGCAGTGGTGGAGCTGGGCGACCTGCTGGACGCCATGTGCGGCCTCATCAACAGGCACTCCTCCGCCATCAAGTCACTGTCCGAGCAGAACAAGAAGCTCAGGGAGCAGAACAAGAAGCTCGAGGGCGACAACGCCAAGCTCAGGGCCGAGGACCTCGTGTCGAAGCTCAAGAACATCCCGGGCGGCGTCAAGGACCCGTTCGGAAACGGCGGCATCTTTGGATAGGCGCCAGACGCTGTTCACCTCCGACTGGCACATAAACCACGAGAACGTGCTCAGGTTCGACAATCGCCCGTTCAAGGACCTGGACCACATGGCCACCGTGCTGGTCAACAACTACAACGCGGCTGCAGGCCCCGACACCGTGGGCTTCTTCCTGGGCGACATGGGCATGGGCAACAGCGACGCGCTCAGGGAGGTCCTGAGGCGGCTCATGGGCACCAAGGTGCTCGTGCTGGGCAACCACGACAAGGGCACTGAGTCCATGTACAAAATCGGGTTCGACGTGGTGCTGAACGGCGCCACGCTGTGGGTTGCGAACCACAGGGTGACCATGTCCCACTGCCCGCTCAAGGACGTGTTCCGCGAGGACACCTCCGGCATGAAGAAGTACGCCGGCGAGCCCTGGCACGGCAACAGCAAGAACACGCGCTTCACCGTGGAGGACCTGGGGCAGTTCCACCTGCACGGCCACATCCACTCGCCCAACGGCGGGAAGAGCAAAAAGATACTGGGCAGGCAGTATGACGTAGGAGTAGTCGCCAACGGCTACAGGCCTGTGTCCATCTCGACGATTGAAAGCTGGATAGCGCTGTCAACGAAGGGCACTACATGAAGAGGCAGCCGCCCATCTTCTTCCCCGGCGGAGGCCCTGAGTGGGTGCCCATGACGACCAGCGAGAAGCCGCCCACGGCCGAGCACATGAGCAGGGTGTACGGCGAGATAATCAGCAGCTTCGGCCTGCCCAGCGAGGCCTTCTGCGCGGTGTGCACCAGGCGCCTGGCGGTGTCGTACGGCCGCAGGGCCGGCAAAAGCGCGCTGGCGCAGCTCAACGGCCTGTGCGACAAGCACGACACCGAGGAGTATAGGAAGTTCCTGGCGGGCGGCAAGTGAACAAGTACATCTTCCTGGACATAGACGGCGTACTGTGGACCATAGGCTGGAGCGTGTACGCCGAGCGCGGTGGCAAGAGGGGCGAGCGCATGTCCTACAGGCAGTGGGACCCGATCGCGTCCTCCAACCTGCAGTGGGTCCTGGACAAGGTGCCCAGGGCCAAGGTGGTGATCTCCAGCACGTGGCGCATGGGGCGCTCCCTCAAGGAGCTTAGGTCGATAGCTAAGAGGTCCGGCATAGACCCCAGGCGCATAGTGGGCGCCACGCCGGTCATGAGGACCGACAAGAAGTCCTGGCGCTTCTTCTGGTGGGGCTGGGGCACCCCGCACGGCCGCAAGAACTGGTGGCGCCCGTTCTCGATCAGGTACTGCGTCAGCAACGTCCCGCGCGGCAGGGAGATACAGCGGTGGATGGACAAGCGCCGCGTGAAGGCCAAGAACATAGCCATCCTCGACGACGACACCGACATGGCGCATCTTAGGAAGCGGCTGGTCAAGACCTGCAGCATGGACGGCCTGGGCTTCAAGAAGGCCCTGGAGCTGCTGGACATGCTGGGCGGCGCCAGGAAGAGATAACATGTCGAAACTATTGGAGACAAAAAACTTGCATTTGGCACGAAACTATGCTATAATGGATACATGGACAGCGTACTGATCGCAATCATTACGGCGGCGGCAAAGACGGCGGGCGTACCAGCCTCCCTGCTGATCGCAATCTGCACCCACGAGAGCAACGGGCTCAACGTCATGGTCCCACACGACGGCGGCAGCCCGAGCTACGGCTACTGCCAGATCAAGAAGGAGACCGCCGAGTGGCTGGGCTACAAGGGCATTGGCTCCGGCAAGCTCAGGAGAAGCAAAAGGTTCCACGGCGCCATGGAGCCCGTGGGCAAGCCAAAGGGGCTCATGGTGGCCGAGGTCAACGCCCTGTACGCGGCAAAATACCTCAGGAAGCAGCTCGACAAGTACGACGGCGAGTGGTGCAAGGCGACTGCGGCCTACAACGCCGGCAGCTACCTGCCCAGCAAGCTCGCCCCGGGTGAGCCAAGAAATCTCAAGTACGTCAAGAAGGTCGTCCTGCACCTGCCGGGCGACGAGAGAGACCTGCTTATATGCGGACCGAGGGCCGTTCAGACAGAGTAAAGAGGCTGGCCAAGAAGGCCTGGCCCATTGCGTGGCGGGCAATGCTGCTGGTCGCGCCGGGCGGGCTACTGGCCCTGCTGGCAATAGAAGTCATAAGGCGCCGAAGAAAATCTAAGCGCCATGAGCGCACTAAAAGAGGCATCTGATAAGTTCGAGAGGTACAGGGCCCCGAGCGGCCTGTACAGCCTGGGCACGTCCGGCACAGTGGGCCACGAGACCCAGAACGGCGCGCTGTTCACGATGGAGTGCATGCTGGTGCTCGAGGCCCTGTCCGACGGCTCCGACGGGGACAGGGCGCTCCTGGAGTCCCTGTGGTGCAGGGCAGACGCGGCCATCCTGAGGCTGGAGAAGTTCCCCGGCGTCACGTCCAGGGTGCCGGGCGGCGTAGAGCACGACTCCATGGACAACGCCTCCGCGGTAATGACGTGGAGCGCGATGCGCGACGGCGGCAGCCTGTCCAGGCGCATACGCAAGCACGGCCAGGAGGTCAGGTGCACCGGCAACAGCGCCACCCAGGACCCGGAGGGAGCCAAGAAGTACAGGTGGCTGGCGTGGCTCACAGGGCCTTTCCGCACGCGCAGGTTCTGGAACTGCGAGGAGCCGTCCAAGTTCTGCCTCATGGGCTGGCACGGCCGCAGCCCGGGCCACATGGCGATGCTCAAGAAGTCGTCCGGCAGATGGCTGGGGCCGCTGGGCTTCCTGTCCCTGTTGGTCAGCCAGTTCCTCGGAACCAGGGCAAAAACGAGCGACACCGACGCCCGCAAGCTAGCGTACGTGGAGTGGCAGTGGCTCAAGGGGACGAACTTCCTGTGGGGGTTCTTCTACAGGCTATGGTGCAAGGAGCTTATGAAGGACTACCCGAACGGCATGAGGGACGTCTACGGCATCTACTACCGAGACAAAAGCCACCCCATACACCAGTACGCCACGGCCTTCGAGAAATGAGGAAGAAGACAAGGGACGCGCTGCTGCACAGCGGCGCAAGGTTCGCAGGCTCCATGGGGGGAGTGGCCGTGGGCTACATGGCCAGGGACGGATACTCGCTGGGCAGCCTGGTGGCGGTGGGCCTGGTGGCCTTCTCGGTCATGTTCACGCTGGAGTACATGCGCGAGTCCTCGTAACCAATAGGCAAAATTTCACTGGCCTTTTGGCGCCAAGCGTGTTATCATGTACCCATGAGCAACACATACAAGAGACTTTTGTCCGACCGAGCAGAGCCCTCCGAGGAAGCCAAGGAGCGCATGCGCAGGCGATCGGCCGAGCTGGCCGCCAAGAGGGAGGCCGACGAGAGCCGCAGGGAAGCCGCCAGGAAGGCCGGCCTGCCCGCCAGCTTGGCGATCCCCGAGGTCATGGCGCACATGGAGGCATGGGAAGGAAAGCCCGACTCCGTGTGGACCCGCGACCACATACAGGCCGTGTTCGACCTGTGGCTGACCGGAGACAGGGAGCCGCTGTCGATGCTCGCCCTAGCCAACAGCCTAGGGCAGCGCCTGATGAGCGTGCTCTTTTACCTAAAGCAGTTTGACTTCCAGAACGGCGAGGGCCGAACCTGGAGTTCCCAGCTGGTGGTCCGCGAGATATTCGCCCGAGGCGACGCCGGCAAGCTGGCCGAGCTTAACGCCCGCTTCAGGGCCGAGTACGACTCGTACCACGGCAACAAGGAGGCGTCGTGAGGGTGTACTTTGGGTACAGAGAAACCAAGAAGCTGAGCCGGCGCGAGGAAGGCAGCACAAACTACATGGCCGTGGTCGTGGCCATCCTGCTGGCCGCCACGATGTTCCTGCGATGAGCCCATACAAGAAGATGTACAACCAGCTGCGCTGGGACCTCTACAGGGCCGGCGTGGGCGTGCTGGACCTGGCCAACATAGGCTTCGCCACGCACTCGCGCAGGAGGGAGAAGTTCGTGGTGTACGTGTGCCCGGGCATGAGCTGGAAGCTCAGGCTGTTCGTGCTGGCCCACGAGGCGGGCCACGTGGCCGTGCTGGGGCCGGGCAGGGTCCTGAGGGCCAGGAGGAGCCGGATGGCCAACGAGGAGTGGGCCAACTACGCGGCCGTGCGGTACCTGTCGGGCGCCGACACAAGCGAGAGCACGGACGTGTGCCTGCCGGCCGCCTACGCGGTCTTCTACGGCAGGTTCGAAAGGGGCGTGCGGTACAGGGCCGCGCGCGCCATAATGGGGTACAAGAAGGGTTATAAAAGGAGAAAAGATGGAAAGCATTAGCTTTGGCTTGATTACGTTGGGCGTGTTCGGGCTGTTCGCCCTGGTGGCGCTGCTGTCGTCGTTCTACACAGTGGAGCAGCAGGAGGAGGCGGTTACGAGTACGAGCACGAGGCCCTGGAGCACGCGGCCTTCGCGGACGACGGGGGCAGCGCCCTGAAGTTCGTGCGCCGGGTGCTGTCGGGCGTCAAGTACGAGCCGCCGCCGGAGAGCAAGCTCTGAGCAAGCCTTTGAACTTAAACGATAATAAAAACTTGCTTTCACAAGGAGAACATGCTATAATGGAAGGCATGAAGGAGAACAGCCAAATGAGCCCAAGGAATTCATGGGGCAAGAGACCCAAGCTGGGGCCGCACGTGGGCATAGACGGCCCGATCGACTGGGGCGACCAGCACACCCGACAACACCAGCGCAGCGAAAAGCGACAGGACGGACGGCGCCATGCGCCGCGCGGCCCAACCAGGACAGCGCAGCAGGCCGCGCCCCAGCCGCGCAAGCAGGAGGACTGCGCCTACTGCTACCAGAGGCCGGGCGACACGCTCGAGCACTTCATCCCGTTCAACTCGGGCCTGGACGTGGCCCACTCCAAGGTGAACCTCATCCCCGTGTGCCGCGAGTGCAACGAGCAGAAGGGCGGCGCGTGGCCAAGCCGCGTAACCAGCCAGCTGTTCCAGGGGTACTGGAAGGCCAAGATAAAGCACGCCAGGGCGTCCGTGGCTAAGCACGCCGGCGAGGCGATGGCCGCCATGTTCCAGTCCTTCATGGAGGACCAGGTCAAGCAAGTCGAGGACACCCTGAGGATGGCCGACGCGCTGCAGCGGTCCGCCCGGGGAACGCTGCCGGCGGAGGGCTACAGGGTCAGGGGCGGCAAGCGCAGGAGACGCAGGTGAGGGCGAAGTACCTAAGGTCACTCGTCGAGGCGCTTGAGTGCGTCAGGGAAGCGCTTGAGTACGTGCACAAAGTGGAATCGGACAAAAACCCATCGCACTTCGATATGTACGACGATATGCTGATGGTCGAATTGGTGAGCGAGCGCATGGCCGAGGCCAAGCGCAGAGTGGATGCGTACAGCTTCCGGGCCTCCAGAGTCCACTCAGACACATGGGCATCATTTCACGTAACTGGCAAATACAAGATCGACACAGTTGACGAGACAAACTCCGCCAGCCTAGACGTAAGCCTACCGAAGGGTCTTGTCATTGATACCTCCAAGCTAGCGCCGGGGGCAAGCGAGATCGACCTGAGCGACACCGCCGAGGAGCTTGAGATAGTTCGGCTGCCGGCCGCGCGCGACGAGGAGCCCGACCTAATTAGGGAGTTCGAGAGGCTCGTGTCCGCCGAGTGCACGCACAAGTGGACCAGGTACGAGGGCCTGTCCGGGGGATACGAGTTCTGCGAGCACTGTCCGTCCAAGAGGAACAAATGGGGGAGCTATGAGGGGACTGCTGATTGACGACGTGCGGAGCCTGGAGCAGGCCCGCGCCATAGCCAACGAACGCTACCGGCCCGACGCCCAGCGCGCCATGATCGACATCGAGGAGTGGGACATAGCCCGCAGCCTGCCCGAGGCCAAGCGCATGATGGAGGCCAAGGAGTACGAGGTCGTGCTGGTGGACCACGACCTGGGCAGCCCTGACACCGACGGCAGCCACGCCCTGGCCTGGCTGGCGCAGCGGTGGGTGGACCAGCTGGGCCGTGACACCGACGCGTGGTTGCCCGAACATGTGTTTGCCGTCAGCGCCAACCCCGTGGGCGTGCAGAGGATCATGGGCTGGGCCGAGACCATAGCCAACCTGAGGGCGGACCACGAGGAAGCGTCCAAGGAGACCAGCTGATGTTCGACAAGGACATGGAGGCCGAGCTTAAGGCCAGGCTGAAGAGGGCGATCTCGAACGCGGGCCTGCGCCTGTCCGACCCCGAGAGCGGCCCGGTGCTGCAGCGGGAGCTTGACGTGATCAAGCGCTGCATGGTGGACTGCATAAAGCTGGAGCACGCCAAGCGGGGGCCAAACGAGATTGTGCTCAAGGCCGGCTTCGACAAGAATAGGTTCATGAGCTATTTGAGGGGAGACGTGCAGTAACATGGGCGTGGACGCAGGCATATTCGCCAAGAACGCAAAAAGGTACTGTTGGTTTGACCGGATTAGCAACGTGGAGAAGTACTGGGACCTGCAGGACGACGAGACAGTGATGCGACTCAGCGACGTCAAGTACAGCCTAATGCACGAGGACAACATGCTGGAGTCCGAGGAAATACTGAGCTTCCTGCGCGCCAACGCAGAGGCGTGGGAGGCAGGCGAGGAGAGCGAGCGCTACCGTGCGGGATGGGTACGCAGCGCCATCGCGTTCGTGGAGGCACACCCGGGAGATCGGTTTTTCATAAAAGACGACCACAACGGCGCCTACGGCCTGATCGGCGAGATGTACGGACGCAAAGGCGGCGTCTGGACCGGCGAATACCTGGAATTCAAACCTAAGGAAGCAAAATGAACGCCACGCACGCAGGCCACGCCGAGTACGAGTTCCCCGACGTCAAACCCGTGAGCCTGCCCGAGTGGCTGGCGTCCCTGCCCGAGAACGAGGAGATCGTACGCATAGAGGAGGACGGCCACATCTTCCTGCACGCGAGGAAGGCCAACCAGGTCTACGCGGCGGACGACTACAGCTTCGACAACATACCGGAACTACAGCCTGTCTCCTCCCGCATGGAGCACTTCTGGGGGCTGAGCTACGCGCAGTACCTGACGGTGCCGAGGTCGGCCATACAGAACATGCCGCGCCGCTGGCAGGACCAGCTCGCGCACCTGATGGAGGAGATGGACGCCACCCTGGACTGGCGACCCAAGGAGAGCCGCTACTACTGCTTCCTGAAGGACTCCAAGGGGCGCTACGCGAGGGACCCGCTGGCCGAGTACCGCCACGGCGACGGGCCCCCTAGGAAAGAAGACAAGGAGAAGGCATGATCGGCTCAATAGTTAAGGTGGGAAGCAGGGAGCAGCTCTACAAGGTGCTTGGGTTCAGCGGCAACGACCTAAGGCTGCTTCAGCTGGCGGGCCCCAGCAAGGGCAGCGTGTACTGCCTCAACGAGGAGTCGGGCCTGGAGCAGGAGCCGAGGGAGCCATAGATGCCGGACAAGAGAGTTGGCCAGATAGTCGCCGTGTTCGCCTCCTCCTACAGGGAGTTCGCCGAGCTGGTCAAGGAGGACGCCGCCCTGATGGGCATAGACTCCCTCAAGCCCAAGGCCGTGTCCGGCAGCGTCAAGTACCCCACGTCGCCGCCCACGTGGTACCTGTGGTCCAGGGACCGGGAGAGCGCGTGGGCCATGGCGGACCTGCACGTGGAGAGGGCCATATTCGGCGCGTACAAGGGCGCCGAGACGGAGAGCGAATGGTGGTACATGCTCAGGGCGTACTTCCCCAAGGCGTGCGAGGGCTTGCTACCTCGCAAAATCTAGTGGCATTTCCACTCCACCCAGGTCATAATGTACACATGGACAGGCTAAGCCCGGCATTGGTCGAGACGGTCAGAGGGTTCGTCAAAGGCAAGAGAGGCGAGAGGCTGGACGCCTCCGTGGCCGCGGTCAACGAGTCGCTGGCCAAGGGAGGCTGGGTGGAGCGCGGCTCCGCGCGGGCCAACACCGGGTTCTACCAGGGGCTGGTGGGCAAGCTGCGCTGGGGCTATGACTTCGCGAGCAAGGACCAGTCGTCCCTGTACTTCTGCCTGCAGTACGGCAAGAGGTTCGCCGGCAACATAGACAAGGCCTCGGACGCGCTGTCGGCCTGCTGGCCGTCCAGGGACCTGTACCCGCACCACGTGGAAGCGTGGATAGCGCTGTGCGACGAGTACGCCAGGGCCAGGGCGGTGCTCGACGCGGCGAGGCCGCTGCCGAGGATAACGAAGGTCGGCCTGAGCCCCAAGGTCACGGCCACCCTGAAGAAGATGAACATGGACATCGACCTGCCGTCCATCAGGATGGCCAAGATCGGAAGCCGGCAGGTGCCGGGCTTCGACATGGACACCGGCGAGGCCATGTACAACCTGGACGGCAGCCGCCGCATGGACACCGTGTACTTCGTGGAGTGGTCCGAGGGCGTGGTCCACGGGCGCAGCCGGTTCTCAGAGGCCGACGGCTGCCACGCATGCGGCAAGCGCATACCGTCCGGCATGTTCGTGCCGGTGGAGGCCACGGACAACAGCCTGGGCAAGACGGTCAGCCTGTGGCTGGGCTGCGACTGCGCCAGGAACATATTCGGAGTCAAGGACATAGGAGTGCAAAGATGAGCAGAAGGACACACCCAGACGGTACGGAGAGAAGGTTCGCCACCGCCGAGATGCACGTGGGGCCGGGCGACTGCGGCGTGAAGCTGGATCTGGAGGCCGAGCGCTACCCGGGCGAGTCCACGCTGCTGGACACCAGGGTGGACCTGAGCGGCTCCATGTGGATAACGTGGTCGCAGAGGGACGAGTTCGCAGACGAGCTTAGGGAGCTTCTGGAGAGGTACGCAATATGAGGCAGTACGTAGTCAAGGTCACCCACATGAGCGAGCGCGGCGACGTCGAGAGGGTCGAGCACGACAGCCTCTGGGCCCACAACGACGCGAGCGCGCGCCACGAGCTGGAGGGCACCCTGGCCGTGCACCTGTACCCCCAGCCGGAGGCGGGCTGGCGGGACCTGGAGCCTCTCTCGGCGACGCCGGTGGCCCAGGTGAAGGGGCGCCCGGGCGCGCGGAGGGGCGCGGAGGGGCCATGACGGCTATGGAGACCGACAAGCGGTACCTGCTGAGGGCGCTGGGCGTGGGCGAGGGCATACTCGCCTCGATGCTCGAGGTTACGGTGGAGCGGCTGGCCCGGTGGCCGAGTAGCCCGAGCCCCAAGCTGGACGGGCAAGTGCCCGCGCTGGCCACGCTGGTCAGGGCGCTGCAGGCCGGCGGGGTGGACGGCAGGCTGCTGCTGAACGCCCTCGGGGAGCCCGCGTACGGCAAGGAGGGCGACGCGTCCCTGCTCTACTACGCCGTGAACGAGCCGTCCAACCCCAACCTGGTGGCCATGGCCGTCAAGGTGGCCGAGGGCTTCAAGTGACAAGCAAAACATGCGCCAAGTGCAAGATGATTAAGCCCACAAATGAGTTCCATAGACACTGGAACTCTCCCGGTGGACTGCAATCCTGGTGCAAAGCATGCAAGGCAGACGGACAACGCACGCCCGAACGCAGAGCGGCCATATCCAAAAGAAGCGTAAGCCCAGAGGGGCGTAGAAAAACAATGGAATGTCACCTGCGCAGAAAATACGGCATCACAGAAGACTACAGGCAATCCTTGCATTCAAAACAAAATGGCTTGTGCGCGAATCCGGCATGTGGCACACTGCTGGACTTAGAGTTAGGCAAAAGAGGTGCCGACGTAGATCACTGCCACAAAACCGGCAAAGTACGCGGGCTTCTGTGTGGGCCCTGCAACAGATCGCTCGGCGCCATAAACGACAACACATCCAAGCTTAGAGGGCTGATCCAGTACCTTGAGGGCCATCAATGCTAATCGTCAGCGGCTTCAGGGACTACTACGACACCGCGGCCACCTTCGGCATAGACAAGACCGTTGTCTACCGACGCAGCAAGTCCGAGCCCGAGGAGCTTTCGCTCAGGGGCCTCATGCAAAGCGACGCGTTCAGCTTCAAGACCAAGGAGCACGGCAACGCGCACTACACCCTGTCCTTCTTCCTGGTGGGGTTCTGCGGGCATATGCACCCGGGCGCCAGGCTGAGCGGCCGCACGTACGGCCACACCAGGCCGCTGCCCACCAAGCACTTCTACTCGGCCGAGGCGCTCATAGCCGAGCTTGGGGGCATGGGCATGGCGGTGGACCGCAAGTCCAGGGTGAGCCCGAACAACCTGTGGTCGAGGGCGCTGGGCTGGCGCAAGGGCAGGCCCGTGCAGGCCAGGTCCATAGAGCACCACTTCGCGCAGAGGACGTGGCCGACGCTGGACAGGCTGTTCCACGAGAGGAAGGCTCCTGTCTTCCACGTGGACATGGGCAACCACGGCCGCATGCAGGTGACCGTGAACCCTAAGCTCAAGGACCTGTCGTTCCAGAAGGTGAAGGACGCGCACACGGCGTTCCAGGAAATATACCTTTTCATCTCAGGAGTCTTGGGAGTAGAGCACAGGCCGACGCTGGAGGTAAGCGACGAGGTGAAGGCGGCCGCGAAGGGCCACGACGGCGAGTACAGCTTCAGGAAGCCTCCGGGCAAGAGGGGCAAAAGCAGGTGGCGATGACGGCGGCGGCCGCCAGGCGGGCGTACATGGAGCTGGCCGGCGCAGTGGAGCTGGAGGGCGTGCCGGTGGTGGACGCGTCGATCGTCAGGGGCGTGTGCGTGGACCTGCCCGCAGGCCGAAATCGGCGATCGCGCAGGGCCATAGTCGTGGGCTGCGCCAGCAGCTGGAAGGAGCGCCTGTTCGTCCTAGCGCATGAGGTCGGCCACGCGTTCTATGTGAAACGCTTCGGCCCGCTGGTGGCCCGGCGCAGGCTGGCGCCGGAGGCGTGGGCGGACAGGGCCGGAAGGGTCCTGGTGGCGGAGCACTCGGAGGAACTGGCCAGGGAGTATGACAGGTTCGTGGACAGGAACAAAGCCGAGAGCAGCGGGCCAGCGCACAGCGATAGCTACAAAGGAGGTCGCAAATGACTACGTACGACAGGGACACCACGTGGACCACGGCGGACGGCCGCAAGATCCCCATTCGGTGCATGTCGGACGTGCACCTGGCCAACACAATAGACCACATCAGGAACAGCGTGTTCTCCAAGCACTACTCGCCCATGCTGCTGGAGGCGATGCTGAGGGAGGCCAAGGACCGAGGGCTGACGGAAAGCTTCCTGGCGCGCGCTCCGATACCCTGGCAGGACGTGGACGGCAAGATCAAGCTGGGCGTGGACCCCAGGACGGGCGAGTACCCGGTGGTGGGCCGGTGACGCAGCTGGTGCCGGTGGCGAGGCTGGTCAGGAACCACGACGTAGGCTCCACGTCCACCGTGGTGAGGTGCGGCGTCACCGCCACGCTGAGGGTGGCCAGCGGAGCGGTGCTGGAGGGGCTGCCGAAGTACGCCGCACTGGCGAGCGCCATGGGCGACGGAGCGGAGTACGCCGTGGGCGTGGACAAGCTCAGGGAGCTGGCGGGCTGGCTGGCGCTCAAAGGAGCGGGCGGCATGGAGTTCGACGCCAAGTTCAACCACAAGGTCATACGCCACCTGCCCGTGCCCGAGTACAGGGTGGTGCACGACAGGGACTTCGCGCTCAGGTGCAGGTCCTGCGGGGACGACGTCATCTACAGGATGGTCGGCAGCAACGACTACGGCGACGACCTGTGCACGGAGTGCGGGACCCCCGACTCCTTCAACTACAGGCTGGAGACCGCCGAGGAGGCGCTGGCAAGGGGGGTTGTGCCGGAGGAGGCGCCGGTGGACTATGACACAGAGGGAGACATACCATGAGCTTTTTCGGAAGCACTGACAAGAACAAGGGCGCATCCAACGACAAGCTGAACTCACTGCTCAAGTACGCGGAGGACACCAAGAACAGGCTCGAGTCCGAGGCCATTCCGGCCAAGCACGCGAGCCACCCGGAGGCCTACAAGGCCTACCTCAGGCGCGAGCTTGAGGTGGTGACCAGGAAGATCGACGGCATCAGGATGAACGGCACCACGGACAAGAAATGAGGATCAACCCCAACGCATTCATGGTCTCCCTCAGGCTGCTCAGGCAGGGCCTGGTGGACGCAGCGGACAAGCGCCAGGCCATAACGGCGGCCTCCGCGGCCAGCCACGTGCCGCTGCTGGCCATAGCCCTGTACGCCATGCGCCCGGACGTGTGCGGGGCAATGCCGGATATAGAGGACAAGGCAGAGAAGATAAGGGCCTTCTACAAGTACGACGAGGTGGACCCGTGGGACGACCTGCCCAAGTGCCGCGAGTGCGGCAGCCAGTACAGGGTCGAGAAGCTGTACTGCATCATCTGCCACGGCTGCAGGGTGGTGCTCGAGGACAGGAAGCCGATGCACGTGCACGCGGACCTGGGCGACGCCGACCTGGAGGAGCTGGCGCTGGTGTCCGCCGGGAACTTCGGAGAGGCCCGGGAGGCGTGGCACCCGGACTACGGCAAGATAGTGGACGGCGGCCAGCCCACGGACGCGTTCGCGGAGATGATGCGCGCCCAGCCGGGCCACCACGAGGGCTGCGCCTACCTCGCGGACCCCGGGACGGGATACTGCAGCAAGTGCGGGAGGACTAGCGAGTGACGGACGAGAAGAGAATAGGCGAGCTGGCCAAGAGGCTGCCAAGGCACCCCAGCGGCGGGTCCGTGCGCACGACCGCGTTCGAGGGCGAGGAGCACTACCACATCAACTCCGACAACGGCCTGGACGACCTGGTGCCTACGGCCGGGAACTTCACCGGCGTGGAGTGGGTAGCAGGCGGCAGCGTGCTGGTCCAGGTGGACGGCGTCAGGTTCCCCAAGCACAAGGGCCCGGGCGGCGTGCGCGAGCTGCGCATGGGCCAGCACGAGGTTCGCTTCAGCTCGGGCGGCCAGGAGATCACCGTCGAGGCGGCCGAGGGCAGCCACGCGTTCCCGGACGGGTCCACGGTGTCGTGGCGCCTGCTGGCCCCGTCGTTCCCGCCGGTGCCCGAGGGGCATACGGACGGAGGGTGCTGGCAGCTGCTTGCCGCGCCGCTGCCGCCCGCGAGGCGCAAGGGGCCTAGGAGGCCATTGCACGTGGTGCTGATGCGCAGGTGGGGCAACGAGGAGGACCACCACTACGTGCTGGGCGTGTACTCGGACCCGGACGACGCGGCGGCCGCCGGCGAGGCCGAGAAGTACGCCAGGGCCAACAAGTACGAGCCGCACATAGAGCAGGTGTACCTGGACACCCCGGTCGTAGTGGAGGGAATGGGGACATGATGGACAAGGACGGGCTGATAGGCCTGGCGAAGAAGGCGGCCAAGAGCGGACGGGGCTCGATGGTCGTGGACCACGCCACGCTGGCCGAGCTGATCGCATTGGCCACGCGGGCCGTGGAGGAGAGGAAGGCAAAGACGGACAGGACGGTGCTCAACATCAGGGTGGACGACTGCGGCGGGTACTACCAGGTGTACGAGGAGACGCCGTGCAGCACCGACCCGGCTAGGAAGCCGACGTACGGCGGCGAGACCAAGCTGGGAAACATATACCCGCCGGGGCACAAGCTGTTCGGCGAGGTGCTGGACCCGACGTGCTTCGTGGCCGACCACGCCGTGTACGGCAGGGCGAGCTGGCAGAACACGACCAGGGCCCTGGCCTACCTGGTCTCCCCGAGGGGGATGGCGTGAAGACGTACGGCACAATAGACGAGTGGATAGCGCACAAGCCGGACGCGGTTCTGACAAACCACAGGCTGATGAGGCCGGATCTGTATTCAATACAGTTCTTCCGTAAGCTAGAAAAGCCCACTGCGATGTTTGGCACCACGTACGCAGACCGGGAATACACCAGGCAGACGTTCAACGGAAACGGCTACGTGGAGCACGACAAGGACGGACTAGAAACCAGGCAGCCAATGAACTATCTTGCCAGTCTTGTAACAGCTTCTGGAAGCGGAGGACTGGTGGGCCTGACCGACGAGTCCGCCAACGACCCGAACTGGACCGAGGTAGACTGGTACGACGGAGGCATAGCATGAGCGAGCAAAAGGAAGGCGCTGGAGATGCTGAGGGCTCTGGACAGCGAGAGGGACTACAGGCTGACCAAGGTCGAGGCCAGGCGCAGCGCCCGCGAGGTCTTCAAGGGGGACACCGTGACCGGCGAGCTGAGCGTCCTGATGGCCAAGGAGCGCGCGGCCGAGGGCGCGCAGTTCAACGACGACGACTTCCTGGTGCTCGTGTACAGGAGCCTGGCCACCTTCATCAGGACCAGCCTGGTCCAGTCGGCGAGGCGCACGGAGAAGGGCATTGAGATACGCACGCTGAACAGCCTATACTTGCTGGAGGAGCTGAAATGACCAAGTACATATACAGGGTTAGACACGCGGACAACAGGGAGTACGTGATCGGCCACTACGAGTCCTACGAGGCGGCCGTATCGGGCCTGGGCGAGATGCTCAGGAACTACGCGCGCGTGGCCTACAAGGAGATGGACGAGGGCACCAAGGAGCACACGGACGAGTTCCACTACGACATAGACAAGATCCAGCTTAAGGGTATGCCCGAGACAGCCAACACCGCGACGGAGAACACATAATGGGCTTCACGAGCCAGAGCCAAAAGCTAGGGCCCTCGATCGAGAAGATCAGGCAGGGCTTCAAGGAGTTCCACCAGGCCGCCCAGGCCAGGATCGACGACAGGAGCGAGTGGTCGCTGACCCACAAGGTCGAGCTGACCCAGCTACGCAAGGCCATGCTGGAGCTGGACGCCGAGCTGTCTGAGCTGGAGGGCTCAACGTCATGAGAGTGTACTTCGCGCACCCGATGACCGAGTACGGAACCAAGCTCGAGGCCAGGGCGATCAGGGCCATAGAGAAGCGGTTCAAGTACTCCGCCGAGCGGAACAGCGAGACGCTTGAGGTCGTGAACCCGTCGTCGGACAAGATATGCGGCGCAGCGACCGCGCTGTACCCGATTGCGGGCATGGGCCTGTTCGACCTGCTGGCGCAGGGCTGCGACGCCACCGTGGCGATGCCGTTCCCGGACGGGTCGTACGGCGCCGGCGTCTTCTCCGAGATCAGCGCCGCCTTCAGGCGCGGCAGGCCGCTGTGCAAGATCGACCCAGAGACCCTGGAGATCTCCCCGCTGAGCTTCTACGAGGCCCATGGCCTGAGCGTGTCCGAGACCAGGGCGCGCATAGGCGGCCGCTTCAAGGAGTTCCTGGCGAGCAGGGGGATAGGCAAGTGAGCAAGGAGGCAATCCAGATCATAGCCATCGTGGCGATGAGCAACTTCCTACTGTTCTCCTCCGCACTGTACTGGCAGCTCATGGCCCGAAGGGCGCGCAGGGCGTACTCCACGCTGAGGGACTACGTGGGGCAGCATGCTAGCTTCAAGAATGGCAACACTATGAACGGCAGCGACGAGGGCGAGGCCATGGCGGCCCGCATGATCGAGGCCACGGACAGGGAGGCGGGGCTGTGAGCGACAAGGGCTGGGCGACGCTGGTGATGGCCATGCTGCTGGGCAACGTGGCGATGGCCTTCCTGGGGGCCATGTTCACCGAGTACCTGTGCCGCAAGGCGTTCATGCGCGGCTACGAGGCCGGGCTGAAGGACAGGGACGCGGAGAGGGAATGAGCGAGCAGAGGCAGACCAACGTGGTGCCGTTCAAGCGCAGGGGTCTGGACGTAAACGTGGCGGACACGTTCGTGCGAGGCCTCATATTCGGCCTGGCCTTCAAGGTCGTCGGCCGCCTGCTGTACGTGCTGCTGGGGTGGCCGTGAGCGAGAGCGTCAAGCCAGTCGTGCAGGACATAAGGACGTCGCCCATGCCGGACGACGTGGTGGTGTACCACACACACGGCCTGCGCCAGTACATGGGAACATGCAAGTTGCACGCCACGCCGGAGTGCCCGCACCTGCGCCACTGGAGCCCAGGGGGAACAGGGCCAGGGGGAACAGGGCCAGGGGGCAAGTGGCTCAAGCTGGCCAAGGTGGTCATGATGAACAACTACAGGGCCGGACAGGTCCGTGATTCGGAGAAGTGCAAGACCTGCTGGAAGAAGTGAGCAGCAAGCTCTTGAACTCAGACGAAAATAAAAGCTTGCCTTTCGCACAGAATCATGCCATAATGATCCCATGAAGGACACTTTCGAGGTGCTCGCCGGCCGGGCACAGGAGCTTTGCGAAAAGATCGAGAGGCTGAACAGGAAGGCCGTGCGCTACGGCCTGTCCCCCGTGGAGACCATGGTGCTGGGGCACACGCCCGCCTACGCGCGCGACACCGTCGAGGGCAGGGAGTGGGTGGACGCCAGGATGACCGTGCGCGTGGTGGGCGGCCGCCCGACAATACCGGGCTGGCGCTTCATGGGAACCATCCAGCACCTGGAGGCCGGCAACGTCATGCGCATGCTGCCGGGCGAGCACGCGCCCGATCACTTCCGATCGGCCAAGGCCTGGTGTGCGCACTGCAACACCGTGCGCAGGCGCAAGGACAGCTACATGGTCCTGGAGGAGTCCACGGGCAAGGTGGTGCAGCTGGGCCGCGACTGCGTGAGGGACTACCTGGGTGGGGCGAGCCCGCAGAGCATGGCCAGGGCCGTTGAGTTCTGGAGCGACGAGGTGTCGGGGCTGTGCGAGGAAGGCTGGGGAGGCGGCGGGCCTTACATGGTGCCCGTGCTCGAGATGCTCGCGCTCGGCGCCTGCGCGTGCCGCACCAGGGGCTGGGTCAGCCGCAAGGCGGCCGAGGCCTACGCCGAGAAGGGCGGCCACCTGCAGACCACGGCCAGCCTGGTCGGCGTGAACATGGACAAACCCACCAAGGAGACCAGGGAGCACTTCAGGAGCCGCCCGCAGGACAGGCTCGAGCCGTCCGACGAGGACAGGCGCGTGGCCGCCGAGGCGCTGGAGTGGGCCAAGTCAAAGATAGGCGACAAGTCGGAGTACCTGCACAACCTAGGCGCGCTGCTGTCGTCCGTGTCCTCGGTGGAGCACGGACGCAGGGACTTCGCCATGGCCGTGAGCGCGGTGGGGGTCTACATGAGGGAGCAGAGCCTGAGCAGGGAGCGCGAGAGGAAGGGCACCAGGCCGGCGAGCCAGTTCGTGGGCGAGCCCAAGAGGCGCATGGACCTGGAGCTTACGCTGAGGCACAAGATACAGCTGGGCCGCAGCGACTACGGCCAGGACAGGTTCCTGCTGCTGTTCGAGGACGACAGCGGCAACGTCATGAAGTGGTTCACGGGCTACGGCCAGGACGCGAGGGTGCCCGAGGAGGGCGAGCGGTTCAAGGTGCGCGGGACGGTGAAGGCCCACGAGGAGTACAGGGGCGTCAGGCAGACGGCGCTGACGAGGTGCTCCCTGTCGGACCCTCTTCCTGCCCCAGCGGCTCCAGCTGCCCAGGCTCAGAAGGCAAGCTAAGCTCGTCTCGGGCTCCTCCCAGCCACAGGTTAGCGATCTCGCTGCTCATGCGCTTGGCCATCTCCAGCACCATGTGATCAGAGGGCTTGTCGCCGTGCAAGTTCCTTGCCTTTCGGATGACCGAGACCATGTCGAACATGGTGCCGTGGCCGCGGTAGTCATCGTAGGCCACGACGCCGTAGGGGCTCTGCCTCTCGTCCAGGTCGGCCCTGATGCGCTCAGCCAGCTCCCTGGGCGCGGCGTAGAACATGCGGTTGGGCTTGGAGGCGTCCCTGAGGCCCTCGCTGCCGTACAGGCTGTACTTCTCGGACTTGTTTAGGTCGGCGCGGTAGTCGGCCCAGGACCGCTTCACCTCGAACTCGACGCACTCGTGGCCCGGGGTCAAAGCCAGCACGTCGGCGCGGTGCCGGCCGGCGACCTGGGCCTCGGTGCACACGTGGGTGTACCTGCGCTTGAAGCGCAGCCAGGACAGTAGCGCGGACTCAACGGACCTCTTCGTGCTCACGGCCGAACTCCTCGTGCATGACCACGAACCTGCGCTCGCGTATGGACACGGCCACGTCGTTGGCCTCGAGCTGCACCTGGCCTATGCTGGAAAGCTCCACCAGCACGTCCACGTCGAGGTCGCCGTGCTCCGCGACCGCCTGCTCCAGGCTCGCCATGAGGTCGGAGGCCTTCACCGGCCCAGGCTCTCCCTGAGGGCCTTGACCTGGCGGCGCGTCAGCAGCGTGGACGGCTCCACGGCCACCGTGTTGAGCACGCCGATCTCACCGTCGAGGCCGAACTCGGCGTAAAGCTCCACGGTCACGAGCGCAAGGCCCTTGGCCTGGGCGTCGAAGCTGATCGACTTGAGCCCCCTGAACGGCTTGCCGTCTATGGTGACCTCGGTGGTGGCGCCGGTCATGTAGCGCGACGCACCCTTCCTCTGGGTGACCACGATCCTGTGCGGGCCCCGCACTCCCCTGACTCCGCTGCTTCTCGTACTCTTTGACTTCGGTTTCTTACTAGCCATACTTACTCCCTTGGTGGTTTTCCATATCCCCTCCACTCGGCGGTGATGCTCAGGTCCCTCTCCAGGGACACGGGCTCGCACCAGGCGAAGGGTACTACTAGCTTCCTATCTCGCAGCCACCGCTCCAGCACCAGGCGCACGTCCAGCAGGACGTCGGCGCCCGTGTCGGGCACCACCAGCCACTTGTGCAACGAGCCGGTGTCCTCGAGGATCTTGGTCTGGCTGGCGTCAGGCGGGGTGTCCTCCAGCAGGAACCAGTCGCCGGCCAGGCCGCCCGTCTTGTGTATGGCGTGCAGCTTGGCGGACCGCGCCGCCAGCGGGTGGAAGTCGTCCCACGTGTTCACCTTGTACCCGCGGTCGTCCAGCTCCTCGTTCCACCACTTGGTGAGCACCGTGCCGCCGGCGTAGGCGCTCATGACGACCTCCTCGGCCCTGCTGTTGTAGCTGACCCAGTAGACGTCGAAGTGGTCGGAGGCCCACCTGGTCAGGGTGGCGATGTAGGGCCGAAGCTGCCACTCGCCGCCGTAGTTACCGTACAGCACCCCGTCAATGTCGAGGAACAGCCTGGGCCTACCCACGGGCCCTGACCGCCAGGTACGCCAGGTACGCCAGGTAAATGGCCCACGCCACGGCCGAGGCCACCGTCGCCATGGAGCCGAAGGCGAGCACGTCGAAGTAGTCCTCGGACCTGAGCCACGCGGCTATGAAGAACACGGCCGTGGCCAGTGCCGGCAGCATCCATGCTTCCAGGGCGACGGTCATGGCTTGCAGCACCCGCCCTTGGGGCCGGGGCACGTGGGGCACCGCATGCGCTGGGAGTCGGTCTGCTTCTCCGGCGGCAGCATGACCTCGATGGGCTCGCCCGGCATCAGGTCCAGCTTGACGCGGCCAAAGTGGGTGTAGTACTCGCTGATCAGACTCGGCGGCTCCTGGCCGTCCTTCGAGGTGGGCGTGAAGCCGAGCGAAAACCGCTCGAGCACCGACCTGGGAAGCCGAAGCTGGGCCACGAGTTTGGCGCTGGGGCTGTCCTCGGAGGCCAGCCTGACGAGGCTCTCGATCACCTCTCTCAGGCCAGTCTCGGACCCGTACTCATTGCCCTTCTCCACCATCCACACGGGCTCGGTGTTGCGCGACACCACCCCGAGGCTATCCACCTTCAGCCCGCCTTGCTGCATGGCGCCCGCCACGTCGCTGAGCGACAGGTCCCCGTCCAGTATCAGAAGCATCTTCGCCGCCGTCTTCATACTCTACCCCCTATGCCGTGCTCTGCGGGCCCAATGGACAGCGACGACGGTGGTATCAATAACGGCATCATTTTTTGATCTCCTTGATCTGCCCTATCCTGGAGTCGGCGTTGGGATTCGAGGTGAGGGTCACCTCCTCGATCGTGCACTCCACCAGGGTGCCAGGGCCCCTGCGGGTTATCTTACCGCCCACGGCGGGCACAGCGAGGTCGACCAGGCCGGCGAAGCTGTCGCCGAGCGTCAGGTCGGCCATCACGGTGTCTCCGTCCCACGACAACTCCGCCTTGCCGAGCAGGTCGGCATAGTCAGTGCCGTAGTTCCTGGTCACCCGGACAGGGCCGTCGGGCAGCTTGGTACATTCGCGGGTATGCGAGACGCCGTTGGCGTCCGTCGACCCGTCGGCTATGAGCACAGGCACCCGAACCCTAATCACCGCCGTACACCCATTTCGCGGGCCCTCTCGAGGTCCCTGAGGCACTGCTCGCTGGCCATCTGCCTCCTGCGGCACTCCCTGCCGCTGGGTGTCTCGTCCTGGGTGCACACCAGGCCCACGTCCATGCAGACGGGCCCCACGATGGTGGCGCAGCCCGTCAGCCAGCTGGCCACGATCAGCATCGCCCACGCGAGGAAAACGCACTTGGCCACGCGCATATACCACCTCACGTTACGTCCAGCCCGCCCTGGGTGTAGTCCGCGTAGGTCTCTGGCGTCACCATGACCATGGACATGACGGCGCGCTTGGGGTCGGACGGGCTGCGCGCGAGCAGGTCGATGGCCGACAGCCTGAGCAGCGCGCCGTGGATCTTGCCCTCCGCGGCCAGGCCCTCGAGCGTCAGCACCACCTTGGCGACCGCGTCCTCCTCGTCGCCCTTGGCGTTGACGTTCAGGGCCATGTAGGCCTTGCCGCCCCTGTACTCGATCAGCGACCTGGAGGAGTGGCTCTCAACCTGGGCCACCAGCCCGGGGGACATGGTCGGCTTGTTCGCCTCGTACAGGTCGTCGACCCTGAGCTTATTCGGGCCCTCGGCGGCCACCAGCTTCACTGCGTTGCCCACCTCCTCCTGCAGCTTCTTCAATTTTCCCAAAAGCACGTCCTCACTCATGGCGTTCTCCCCTCGTTTTCCTCGCCCTGCCGCAGCAGGGCCGTTTTCTCGTTGGTTATAAGCAGCCGGCCGTCCTCGGTCACGAACCCATGTATCTCCACGGTGTGGGTGCCGGCGGGGCCCGTGGCGCTGAACTTGGTCAGCGTGGCGCCGTCCGGCAGGCCCGTCCAGTCGACGGACGAGGACCTGTCCCAGTGCGAGTAGCTGCTCTCGATCACTCGTCCCCCCTGGGCGTATGCCCCTCGCCGGCCCCGAAGCCGCACGCGGTGCACCGCATCTTGCCGCTGTCCATGCTTGCATACGCCCACTTGTGGGGCGGGCAGGCCTTCGGACTACGCGGGGCCCTGGCGCCCTTGTCCGACGAGCTTAGGAACAGAATGATCGCCAGCGCGAACCCCAGCAGGAAGAGGAAGCCGAAGAAGTCGTTACCGTCCATGGGCTTGCCTCGTGCTCAAATTTTTATAGCTTTTGCCAGGAAAGCATGTCATACTTGATCCTAGGTATCGGAGGAGACATGCTTACGTCGTCGGACATACAGACAATCAAGGACATGGCCCGGGCCAACCGGGAGACCCACGCCAGGGTGGTGAACGTGCGCTTCCTCAACTCGAAGGGCGAGAACGTACGCATAGAGGACGGAGCCACCAAGCGCAGGGGCACGAACGTAATACACCAGGTGTTCTACTGGGGCGTGTTCACGCGCGAGCAGGCGACCAGGCTGGCATCCGAGCTAGGAATCAAGGCAGTTATCTCAGAAATAGAGGAGAACGAAAATGAATAGGCAAGAGCTTAAAAAGCACATAGCAGGCCTCACCCGCGAGCAGCGCGTGAGCAAGGCCGCTAGGATACTGGCCGACAGCCACGGCAAGTTCAACCAGGTCGAGGTGTTGCACTACCTGACGGACGAATGCGGCCTCACCATGACCGAGTACCTCGAGGCCCTCAACGCGGCCACCGGCGGCGGCGTGATCGAGTTCGCGCTGGGCAAGGTAGAGTAGCGTGGGGCAAGCGACGGCAACCAAGGTGGCCATGGAGAGGCTGCCCCAGCACCGCGACGGCATCGACTTCAGCGCCGAGGCCCTGGTGCTGTTCCGCAGGGGCGACCTGCAGGTGCTGTGGCAGAAGGGCGGCAAGTACTGGGCCGGCCTGGGCATCCAGAGCTACGGCAAGGGCCACCTGATGCTGGCCCAGGACGGCGTTCACTGGAGTCTCGTCAGAGACGGCAAGCTGGAGGATGCCACCCTGGGCAAGAGGCTCAGCAGGGCGCTCGTAGTCGAGCACAAGGACGCGGTGGCCGGCTTCCTGGGCGTGGACCCATGGCTGGTGGAGCAGCACGCCACCACCAGGGGCACCGTCGTGCTGGAGGAAGGCCCGGATGGAGGCGCTCATGGCTAGGGCAAAGGAGTGGACGGTCTACCTGGGCATGTCGGAGAGCCACGCGTACACCATGGGCGCAAGCAGCCTCAGGGAGCTAAAGGCCAAGGTGGCTGCGTCGTTCGGGTACGAGGGCTGCCGCTGGTACAAGGAGCCTATGGCCGAGGGCCTGCCCTTGGGCGCTCAGAGGTTCAAGGTGAAGAAGGGCAGCTTCGTGCGGCCGGTGCTTGTAATACCAAAGAAGATAGGAGAATAAGCCATGAGCCAAGTCAAGTCGACAACCAAGGGCACGAACAAGGCCAACCTGGCCAACCTGATCGCCAGGGCGGGAGGCAGGGAGGAGTTCGACCGCAGGCGCGCCGAGATGGCGGCCCGCTACCCGGACGAGGACGGCCCGGACCAGTACGCGATCGCGTGGCAGAGGTCAGGCGCGCTGAGGCTGGGCACCAGGGACGCCGACGACGCGCAGTTCACGCGGCCAGCGCGCGTAGCCGCGTGCCCCCCCGGCTCGGCCGGCAGGTGCCTGCGGTGCGGCGCTGCCTTCGCCAGGACGGCGCAGCTCAGCCACACGTGCCCGAAGTGCAGGGAGCACCAGGTGTCCACCCAGGAGGGCCACGACGTGGAGGACGAGATGGTGTACCAGGAGGCGGCGTGCTAGACTACGCGCCGTTGGCGGTGCTCGTGACCGGCCTGTTCCTGGGCAGCCCAGGCCTGTGCCTGGCGGCCAGCGCGCTGGCCGTGTGGAGGATGTACCAGTGACGCTGAGGCTGGTGGTGGACAACGGCAACGTGGTCAGGCTCAGGCCAAGGGCGCGGCAGGGCCAGGTGGACGTGTGGCACGCCCGCTACTCGGCCATGCACATGCCGGACCTGCTGGCCGAGCTTACGCTGTGGCTGTGGCAGGGCATTCGCCTGGCCGACCGCGACGTAGCGCAGGGGATAGCATTGTTCGAGCGGCTGGAGGCGGACTGCGAGACCGAGGCGCTCAGGTCGCTGGCCAGGGCCAACCTGAGGCAGCTGAGGTCGTCGTGGAGGGACCGGACGTGACCGGCGCGGAGCTTTCGTGCGCAACCGGGGGCCGCGGCAAGGGCCCGAAGGGTCGCTACGTGTCCAGGGAGCAGGCGGACCGAGGGTGCGCCGTGGCCATCAGGCGGGGGGCGGTGTGCTGGAGCTACCTGTGCGAGGCGTGCGGCCACTGGCATTTGTCCAAGAGGCCCGCGCCCGGGCGCAGGCCGACCGCGCTCGAAACAGAGGTGCGGAGGGCCCAGGTCGGGGCCATTATTTCCGCTGGGGGTTAGCATGGGCAAGAGAGGCAAGACCAAGACGTACAACTTCACGTACCGGGCCGAGGTCAGGCGCGCCGCCTCGGTGGAGGCGCGGTCGCTGGAGGAGGCCCGGGAGAAGGTCGAGAGCGGCGAGTTCGACGACGACCACGAGATAGACGTGTGCGACATGGACGACGTGTGCTTCGACGAGGAGGAGCAATGATAGGCAGCATACTCGGCAGGCGCAAGACACCCAAGGCCGCGGAGGCCAACAGGTTCGAGGTCTACAACAGAAGCACGGGCCTGGCGGTGCAGGCCGTGGACGTGACCCTGGTCATGCGCACGGGCAAGAGGCACAGGTTCACCTCCAAGAGCCGGCTGGTGGACGGGCTGCACCTGGAGAGCAAGGTAGTGGACCTGGTGACTGGCATGGCATACAACGGCCCGCGCGAGGACGAGGTCGCGGGCAGGCACGCGCGCGTGAGCTGGAGGGAGCCGTACATGGGGGAGCCGTACACCCCGACCCTGGGCTACGAGACGATCGCGTACACAGACGGCAAGGGCAACAGGGTGGAGCTGCACACGTCGGACGTCGCGGAGATCATCACCGGCAAGAAGTACAAGACCAACGAGGTGGTCCGCGTCGACTGGACCAACGTGAGGTGCGTAGCGACCGAGGACGGCATGCCGGCCCAGGACGCCGCGGGGGCATACGCCCACGGGAGGGTAAAGTGAGCGACGAGAAGAAGCCAACGGAGGACGGCAAGATCAGGCACAGGAGCCCGCTGGCGAACGCGGTGGCGGCGGTGGGCCTGGCAATCGCGGTCGTGGCTACCATCGCGGTCGCGAGCTACAGGATGCGCTACAAGCCGCTGGCCAAGCCGGGCCAGTGCCTCGGGTCCTTCTACATAGTGCTGCAGACGTCCAAGGGCGGCAAGTACTACCTAGGGCTGTACTACAAGTCGGCCGACCCCAGCCGGGGCCACGTCATCTTCGCGGGGTTCCGACGGGACGCCAAGTGGATGGACGAGCACTACGACGCCAAGGACTGCCCCGGGCCCATGTTCATCGAGAAGGACCTAGAAGGGGACAAGCCGTTCGGGAAGGGCGAATGAAGCGCGAGACCATGACGCCGCTGCTCTCGACCGTCAACTTCCCCAGGGCGTTCTCCGGGCGCAGGGGCTACGCGGAGAACAGGCCGCACTACCTGCCCAGGGCCGCGCTGCAGGACGGCGAGTACTACTTCGGCACGTGCCGCAACGCGCAGGTCGCCAAGTGGCACGCCTCGGAGGGCGTGTTCAAGCACTGGAGGACGAAGTTCGGCTCCCGCTTCGTGGAGGAGATCAACCACCCCGAGGACGACGACGGGTTCGACTGCTTCGTGCCCTTGTTCTCGTGCTTCCCCACTGAGTCGGACCTGATGCCGGAGGACATAGGCGAGTGACGAACCGCGAGAGGCTGGATAAGCTAAAGAAGGCCAAGTCCCTGATCAGGGAGGTGGAGTCCAGCTACCCGCTGGGCCACCAGACCAGGTTCGACCTGTACTCCTTGCTGGTGGGCACGCACGGCGACAGGAGCGCCGTAGCCCACGTGATCAAGCGCATCAGGGAGGAGATGGACAGAAACGGAGAGGGAAACAGTGAAAGCGACTAAGGCAGTGCGCGGGCTCCGACAGGGCGCGCCCTACAGGGGAGCTAGACCAAGCAGCAGACCGCGACAGGAGGACACATGATCAGGAAGGAAATAGACGACCTCAGAACTGCGCTGGCCAGGGCGCTGAACCACATCTATGTGGGCAAGCTGTGCTCCGACAGCTGGGGCAGTGAGTTCAGCTGGAGCCAAGCGACCCTCATGCTGGAAAGGGTGGAGGCGGAGACGCTCAAGGTCGACATCAGGTCGCTGAGCAAGCAAGAGCTGGAGGGCGCTCGGCTTCATGAGGTTCTACGGAAACAGCTTCTGCGTTCCAGCCTACTTCCACAGGGCGGCTGTCCGGCGGTGCTTGCACAAGTAATGGTAGGCGAGATAAGAGGGGTTAAAAAATGAAAGTACAACACTATAAAGCGAAAGCGGTGATCACCGAGGCCATAAAGTCGCCGATTTTTGGCGTCATGTTAAGACAACGGCGCTCTTGCGGTTGGGAAATTTCTCAGCCTGTTTTAAACATGTCGATAGGGAAGTTAAGAAAATTAATAGGAGAGGAAATTGAAGTGTCGTGCATAAACCGGAAACATTCAGAAGGTAACAAAAAATGAGTCAATTAGTAGCATTCCACGGCAAGCAGGAAATTAAAGACAAGCACCTTGCGCGGATTAAATTCCACCAAGAGGCGGACAATCTTATTCGAGGCCAGGGCTGGGACGGAAAGAAGGGGTGTGCGGTCGGATGTACACTTGAAGATTACGACCATTCCAAATATCCAATTGAATTAGGCATTCCTGAATGGTTGGCGAGAGCTGAGGATACGCTTTTTGAGGGGATGTCTTTAGAAAAGTCTAAGACATGGCCCGAGAAGTTTCTGGAAGCCATCCATGTCGGAGCAGACCTAGAGAAGGCAAAAACACCATTCTTGATTGCAGTCTTGAGGCGAAACCTTGTTTCTCTGGAGGCCGTCAAATTCGATGCAGAGAAGTTTTTGGACGTGGCAAAGGTTGTTTCTGGTTCCAGGGCGGCTGTCGAAGAAATGATTGCGGCGCAAGAGGCTGACGATAAAGCCAGGATTGAAGCGGCGAGGTCAGCGGCGAGGTCAGCGGCGAGGTCAGCGGCGAGGTCAGCGGCGAGGTCAGCGGCGAGGTCAGCGGCGAGGTCAGCGGCGAGGTCAGCGGC